CACAGAGCCCGGTTCTGAACTTCACCGAGCGGTACATCGACGAGACCGGTCAGGCCCAGGCCCGGATGCGCCCGATGTCGCTGCTCCGATTCCTGACCGAGTGGATCAAGTATCGCATCGACCTGGAGAAGCGCGCGTGCGACTATTGGATCAAGGAGGCTGATAAGGCAATCCGTAAGCTCGAACTCCTGATGATGGCGTGCGACAATCTGGAGTTCCTGTTCCAGCTCTTGAAATCCAAGCTCGATCGGGCTGGAATGAACGCCAAGATCGCCGCCAAGTTCAAGATCACGCCCGAGGAAGCCAACGTCATCACGGAGATGAAGTACTTCCAGCTCTCGAAGCTGGAACGTGAAGCTCTTCAGAATCAGAAGAAGCAGGTGCAGGCGGACAAGGCCGAGCTGAACAAACGGAAAACCAATCCTCGTCCGTATCTCGCAAAGCAATTGGAGAAATTGGCTGAGCTCGCCGCCTGACCAATTTTAGGTGGCCTACACACAACCCACTCTGTAAGGAAGAAACCATGGCCCGCAAAGACCTGCCGCCCGAAGCCCAACGCATCCTCGACGAAGCCGAGGAGCGGCTGAAGGCCGAGTACGAAGCCAAGAAATCGCAGCTGGAAGCTGCCGCCGCACGTCGCCCCTGGACCGTCATAGCGTGGTCCGCCGCCGCTGGCGCTGTCTTGGCGATCCTGGTGCTGAAAGTCCTGTTCTAATCCAGTTTTCATTGCCACAGAAATGTGGTAAAATAATGGTACGGGGGTCATCAATCCCCTGGCCTTCAACTCCACGGGCGGTAAGCCCATCTCAATATTCGGAGAATCCCGCAATGTCGATCCTGAATCAAGCTCAGCAACTGACCAAGGAAATCAAGGCCCTGACCAAGGCTCTGAACCAGAAGACCAAGGAAAACGCCAAGCTGACCGCCCGCATCGCCAAGCTGACCGGCGGCAAGGCCGCTCCGGCTGGCAAGGCCGGTCGCCCGGCGAAAGCCGCTGGCACCGCCAAGAAGATCGCTCGCCCCGCCGACCAGAAGCCCGCTGGCAAACCTGGTCGTCCGGCCAACGCGGTCAAGAAAGCGGCTGGCAAGCCGGGCCGTCCTGCTCAGCAAGCCCAGAAGCCCGCTGGCAAGCCGGGACGTCCTGCTGGCAAGTCCGTCGGTCGTCCGGCCAACGCAGTCAAGAAGGCCGCGAAACCGGCCGGTCGTCCCGCCAAGCCTGCTGCGCAGGACGAGTTCAACTGGTAATCAGACCTACCGTCTGAACTCCCCTGAACCCTAACAACGAGCCTCCCTAGGGAGGCTCGTTGTGTATTTGTCCGTGCTGGCGCGGGCAGGCACTCCATTTTCTCACTCCTATCTTAATAGAGGATCCCATGACTACGAAGCTTGAACAAGTCCAGGAGTTCCTGGCCCGCGCGTTGAACGTCGTCAACACTATCAACACTCGCAATCGCGAAGATCGCCTGAAGCTGGCGCAGAAGCTCGTCAGCGACGCGGCTGCGCTTCGTGTGCGTGGGACTGCTCCCGTGCTCAAGCGCGTCACCAACGAAATCAATTCGGCCCTATCGGCCGTACAGGCCGTTAAGCCCGGCACCTACATCGGCTTGAAGTTCGATGAGCTGAAGAACGCCCAGAACGATCTGGCTCGACTCGCTGCCGCAGGCGGTGAAGGGTACGACGAGATCGTACACGAAGGCCACCCGCCCAGCAAAACCAGAGACCCGCAGAACTATCTCACGGATTTCGAGGAACAGATCTTCAAGCAGCATGGGCGAGAGACTCCGAAGGTCACCATTGGCAATCGCCCGTTCGCGGTGCATCGCGTGCCGCTGATTGCCATCACCAAGCCGATCATCAACACCGACACCCTGAACCGTGTAGGCGTGAAGTCTCAGACAGTCAACCAATACTCGGTCATCCACGGGCAGATCGTCATCGGCATTTCGCATAAGACTAGCTTCCGTGAGCAGGAGGGTCGTAGAGCCAAGACCACCCTCCAGAAGGCTGAGGAAGTGGCTGATATGATTTCCAAGACCACTCGCAAGGTCGTCAAGCCTGTCACCGATCGCGGTTACGCCTATGGCGGCGCAACGTGGTTCTGGTTCGCTGACGACCGCACCATGAACGCACTGTACAAGGCGGCAAAGGGTTCGCTCAAGGTAGAGCAATGGGGCTTCGCTTTCAATTGACCAACTCAACAGAAGGAACTCACATGAAACTCCACATGGTCTACGTGACCCTCAGCGAAGAATCCCAGGCGCGTCTGGGTCGTCTGTTTGCCGCCGCGCCTGTTGACATCCGCCCCGCCTCTCTGTACTCGCCTGTCATCATGACGTCGATGGAACCCAGACTTACCGAGGAGGATAAGCGCCGCACGTTCGAGGTTGACCCGAGCGGCTTCGCGTACCCATACTCGGCAGTGACCGGCCAGACGCTGCTGATCATCAAGCTGGTGAGCCCGCAGTTGGACGAATACTATCTGGAGCTCAAGGCCAAGTATGGTGGCTTCCGCTCCTACTTCGGATCCGACGTGGACTACCCCTACCTGCTCGTTGGTACTGGTAACGACCTCAACAACACGCAACGCGGCTGGATCTCCAACATGGGCACCACGCTCCAGCGCTCGTCGGAAAGCTTCATCCTGACCAACGCGACCGTCGGTGTGGGTGAGCTGTGATCAATCTACCGGACACCTTAGCCATGAAGCATCGCGATCTGTATATCGAGATCGCGCGTGCTTGTGCCAAGAAGTCACACGCCAAGCGTGGCGGAGTCGGTGCGGTGATTGTTTCGCCGAACGGCTCCATCATCAGCCACGGCTGGAATGGTATGCCGTCTGGAATGGACAATTGCTGCGAGGACGAGCCGGAACCTGGCGTGCTGGTCACCAAGCCGGAGGTCCTGCACGCCGAGCTCAACGCAATCGGCAAGGCTGCTGAGGAGGGGCGTTCCCTACGGGGCGCAACCATGTTCGTCACGCTCAGCCCGTGCCTCAGCGCCGGTTGCAGTAAATTGATTCACAGGTCGGGCATTTCGCACGTCCACTACCTCGAAGAATACCGGGACACCTCCGGTATTGATTTCCTCCGCGCTTGCGGAGTCTTGGTCACAAAGGAACCTGAATGAGCCACATCGTTTCTGCCTCCAATCTGTACGCCGATCCTAGTGTGCTGCGCATCGTCCGGCGCAAACTGTCCGAGGAATTCGGTGTAGATCCTCTGACCATCAGGACGGCCCATGCCAGCAACCTGACAGAGCTGGTCAAGTCCAAGGTGCATTGCGAGGGTGCGACCAACGCCGCCGTGCTGCGCAACTTCGCGGCAGGTGAATACTCGCTCCTGTCGGATGATCCGAAGAAACCCCAGCTCCCTCAATTCTCCGTGGCTGGGCCGCGCGACTTGACTATCAAGAAGGGCTCCTACCAGACAGACCGTGCCATCGTGAACAATCTGGATCGCATCAATGCGGCGCAGCCTCCGCTCCGGTCCATGGGCAAGCCTGCGCCCAGGGTATTCCTGTGGCGAGAAGCCTGATGGATTTGGTCAAACTGAACGTGGGCGACCGTGTGAAGGATTCATGGTGGCCCAACAACCCAGGGAGGGTCGTCAAGGTCAGGAAGACTCGCATCGTAGTCCGGTTCGATTACGAGCATGAAGCCCCTGCTGATTATTACGGCAACCCCCTTGTGTACGATCTCCCTCACGCCCACGCCTTCTTGCAGAAGGCATAACTGCTCGGTGGCATGATGAAAGAAGAACAATCGCTGTACGATGTGCTGAAGGTCCCCCGCAACGCCAAACCGCACGTCATCAAGGCGGCATATCGCGCCGAGGCCATGCGGCACCACCCTGATCGCTTGCCTCCCACTGCCACCGAAGAGGAGAAGGCTGCGGCCCTAGAATCCTTCCAGAAGCTGCAAGACGCATACGATATCCTGATGGATCGTGAACGTCGCGAACAGTACGATCTGTCTGGTCAGGTGCCCAAGTCCAAACACCAGCTTGCCACGGAGGCTGCTGCGTTACTGCTCCAGGCGTTCACATCCGTCGTCGACCAGATGGCAACGCTGGTTGTAGAGAACCCTATCGCCGCCGAACACATGCGGTCGCCGGTCGCTGTCATCCAGGACACCCTCAACGAACGCCTCGTCGACGTCCAGCAGCGTGTGCGTGCAGCCCGCGACAAACGCAAGGCTCTCAAGCGCGTTATCAAGGGGCTCCGCCGCAAGGACGGTGCGGATGTGTCGGCCACGCCCGTCATGCTCAGTCTCAACGAGCTGATCGTCGCGCAGGTCCGTAACATCGTCCTCGGTGAAACCGAGATGGAGGTGCTGCGCGTGGCCCTGAAGCTGAACGGTGAATGGGACTACACTAAGCCGCCCAAGTCTGAAGACGACTACGACTCGATGTTGCAGCTCATGCGCCTCGCTTACGGCGATGCTGCGCCTCAGCCGACGGCTGCCGAAGCTGACGCCGAAGTCGAAGGTGACGACGGAGAGTGGCCTGACTGGGGAGAAAACAATGACGCTGAGCCTCAAGAACGCACCGCCTAACTTTCCCATCCAAGGGTCCGTGCCTGCCCTGCCTGAAGCTGGCACCGTGCAGCGTTGCCGCTTCACCGGCAACGGCGTCGAGTTCGCTGCTGTCATCTACGGCATCGCCCTGGACACCGTAACTCTGCGCCCTGTCCAACCCCTGCCGCCCGAGTGGCGTAGCATGGGATCAATCGAATTCCTCCCCGCCAACAAGGAGCAGTCATGAGCAACGTCCAACCGTTCACCCTCGACGATCTCAAGAAGCGCATCGCCGAGGACACGCAAGCAAAGTTCGGCGCCCTCATCCCGAAGGAAATGTTCGAGGGTCTGATCGAGGAATCCATCAAGGCGTTCTTCGAGAACACCCAGCGGTACGAGGTTAAGGAAATCACCCACCCTGACGACACACGCAAGCACCGCTACGAGCAGCGCAAGCTCAGCGTCTTGACGGAGGAGATGACTCCGTTCCGCCAGATGGTGTGGTTGCGCCTCAAGGTGCTGGTCGCTCCCATGATCGACGAATGGCTGGCTGCCAACGTCGAGCATTTGCGCACGCATGCCAACGAACTGCTGAATGGCCCCGACCTCAGCAAGCCGTTCAACCAGGCAGTCGGTTCGCTGGCCGCAGTCGTGCAGCAACAGCAGATCTATACGGCCATGGACGCCGCCCTCAGCAACGTCGGCGCGCAAGTCACCATGGCGATGCAGACCCAGCTCATCCCCGACGGTATCGGCGTCGGTCTGGTCCCCGGAGTTCGCAGCTGATGCAATTGGACCGCAGGAGTTTCATCGGTCTGGCAATGGCCTCCTCAGTGGTGTCGGCGGAAGAGCTGTCGGCGTTCAATGCCCTCGCGGCGACGCCCCCTCTCGACCTCAACCCTACCACGATCGCTGTAACCGACCCTGGCCCTTTCTATCTCGATATCGAGGGATTCGGATTCATCGTCAATGGCGTGCTGCCCACCATGCTGGCTGGTGCAGCGCAGACGGTCATCCACATACCGTCCGGGACAGTCGTCCGTGACAACACTGGCAACGTCCCGGAGAAGTGGGTGGACATCAACGTCCTCGGTGACACACTTGATCAGTGCTGCGCGTGGCCTTACCCGGCTCCGGCACCTGCCAAGCTTGGTGAGCCGCTGACGGCAGCTTACGAAGAAGCTCGCAAGTTCCTCTTGTTCATTGCCCGTGACGTCCAGACCGAAGCGGGTCGCATGCGCCTGAAGCAGAAGCACGCTTCGCTGCGCGGGAAGCAATCAACCTACACGGATTGGTACAACTGATATGCAACGTCGCTCATTCTTCAAGACCCTCGCAGCCGTCGCTGGTTATCTCGGTGCTTCCAAGGTGGCCGGTGCGATGGCGTTGCCCTCTACAGCACCTGACCCGCTGGAAGTCATGCCCATCTCCGCACTTCCGACATCGACTGCGGAAGCTTCGCAGGAAGGCCCGTTCATCGTGACGCTGAACGGTCTCGGCTTCATCACCGAGCGCCTCTTCACCGTCGTGCAGCACAGCTCCGAATTCACGTGCGATGCAAGCACTGGCATCGTGCTGAAGAACAAGATCGCCACGCAGGGTGGTCACTTCATCGAAGTTGGTGAATCCCTGGAGATTCCAATCCTCGACCACCTGATCGACACCGCCGCAATGTGGCCCGACCTTGACCCGGACGACGAACTGAACGATGAGGTGGCAGGCCGTGCTCGCAAAGCTGGTATCTGGGCACATCTTGTGCACGCGGCTCTGCTCCGTGACAGGGATACTGCCAAACGCATCCGCGCTTTCCACGCTGCATCCATCGGCAAGGCAACCCACTACAGCGACTGGCCTGTATAAGGAGCTCTCCATGAGCAATCAACTCCACGACCTCGTCGTGCTGTCGTTCTCGTTTGCCGCGCATACGCTTCACGTTCGCAACACGATCGCCAGGGCGGCTGGTAGCAGCAGGCGCATGGGCGGTCCAGGCTACCAGTATGGTATGTCCGCTGACCGGGTGAATCAGTTCAAGCGGATGTGCTCGGTGCGCAGGCAGGTGGATCGGGCGGCGCAGCCCAATGGTTTCTGGTCCAGGGCTGGATCGCTACCATCCAGGTAGAACCATCATGATTCCGCACCAAATCCTAGATCATTGCTGGGTCTGCGGGGTCCGGTTCAACACGTCGAATCCACCTGGACCCGCAACCGAGGAGCGACATCACATCATACCTGTCGCGGCTGGTGGAAGAGATGGGCCGCAAGTTTCACTCTGCTCCGACCACCACAATCTCCTCCACCGAGTATCGGAGCGGCTCCCGAACAAGCCGTACCACGATCTCGTTGGAGGAGAGAAGCACGCGCATCTGCCGAAGATCCTCTGGCTGGCTACGCAAGCCTACAACGCTCTGGAGCAGGCTCGGGCCGATCCCAACAAGCACGTCATGCTGGCAGTACAACTGGACCCCGAACTTCGCCGCATGGTTGACGATCTGAAGGGTGTGGTAGGCGTAGGCAGTCGCAGCAAGGTCGTCAGGTACGCCATACGGGCTCTGCATGCAAGACACTTCACCAAGTAGCATCCCCGCCACGGACCGTAAAGCCCTGGCGGGTTTTGCCGTTTGGCCCGGCAATACGCGCCAAAACCCCGTAAAATGGGGGTTGCGGTCCGGCCAGAACCGAGTTATAATAAACTCAGGGGCATCCGCCCGCCAAAATTTTGGAGCCAATTATGCCAGAAGCGGGTGGCGGAGCTCCCTGGAAGGGTCGTGACCAATCATCAAGACCTGGATCCGACGCATGAAGGACCTGGCGTGGGTCTGGACAACCTCCACTGCGACGCTCGCCTCGTCATCGGTAGATAAGCCCTCGGCCCTTCGGGCCAATCACACATGAGGAATTATGATGAATCTGATGAACCTGATGAACCTGATCGAAACCCTCCGCAATGTAAGACCGCAGCCATGAGCACTCCGTCTGGGCGCATCTCCCGGGAGCTCGCATACGACAAGCTGATTAGCTTGCGCCACGACCTCTCAAGGTTCGAGGCGCTGCTGTTCTCGACTGCCACTGACCTCCAGTGCGACAACCCTGGGACACTCCTATCCATCCAGGAGGCTCGTGAATCCGTGGCGCGTGGCCTTTGGTATCACTCCGCTGCCCATTGCAGCAACACTCCAATCCACGAAGAAGTTAAGACCTCCCTTCTAACCCTCTTCCCCGACTTGATCTGATTTCCAAATGTCCAAGAACGCTATCCAATACCGCTGCGGCATGTGCCTCCACTTCAATCAGAACGCCCACCCAGCCAAAGGGAATGGTCAGGTTTGCAGTAAGCTCGGCATCAAGGCGTACAACGTCGCACCGCGATGCTTCACTCCGGACGTCACCAAGCTGGTCGAAAACAACGAGGATCTGGCTGCTCTGGCTCTGGCATTCGGATCCCTCACTTCGCAGCAGAAGACCATCTTCGTGGCGCTCCTGCAGACCAATCGGGGCAAGCGCCCGTTCCCGATCGGGCAGAAGCTGTACTTCCGAGCGGTCGGCGGGGACTACCTTCAGAACTACCTCACAGGATTCGTGATGGGCTACACGTCCACGCGCCAGATCATCCTGTCCGGCAGCCCCGAGAACAAGACGCGGGGTCGCCTGTTCTTGGCGTACCTAGAAGAGGAATCGGTCATGTCCCCCACACAGTGGAAGAAGAAGCGGTACGAACTCATCAAGGCCGACCGCCTCATCGACCCCAAGAAGCCGCTCACCAAGATCAAGAAGATCGACATCGACTACGAGCCGCCCACCATCGACCAAGCTCCGAAGGAGTGGAAGGACAGTCAGAAGGCCAGACGCCCGCGCATTCCCCGTGGCGATGAAACCGTGAAAGACCTGACCATCGAAATCCACCGCCAGGATCGCTGACATGTACATCCTCGTCCTCACTTTCATCCTTGTCAACCTCGGACACACCTCGACAGCCACGACCCACATCCAGTTCACTTCCGAGGAAACCTGCGAGGCAGCTCGTGCCTCGTGGGCGCGGTCCCAGGTAACCGTGAATCGAATGGAATCCCTCAAGAGCAGCAAGTACGTAGTCGTCGGAATCTGCCACAAGCAGTAAGTCATGAACGAATCCCTGAATACCGAGCTGCGCGGCGCACCGATGGCCGCCAAGAAACTCCTGTTCATGTATCTGTTCAATCAGATCAGTCAGGCCAAGTTCACTTCCAACTTCGAGGACAGAAAATACGCCAAGGAGCTTCTCGATCTGGCCCGCGCATCGGGCTATGTCTTGAAGAATTGCAAGCTGTTCGCGTACCACTACTACAAGAATGGTTGGGCACGCCCGGCCGACTTCGGGGTGGATATGCGCGATGCAGCCATGCTCAAGCGCTTGGACCTCAAGATCAAGAGCACGGTGCCCGCCCTTACGGTCGCAGGCTATGACCGTATGGTGGAGGGCATGCTCCTGTCCAAGCACATGGTGTCCCACGTGAACAAGCTCATCTACAAGAAGATGATTTTCCTCACGTCGCAGTCGTATGGCTACACCGTGGGCGAACTGCGCTCGGTGCTGCTGCACAAGGCCATCTATGCCTTGATGAAGCAATATCCGCTGTTCAGCTCGCCGCTGCATTTCCAGAACGTGGCGAAGACGACGATCCACAACACGGCGATGACCTTCATCACGGCGCAGACACGTCAGAAGCGGCAGAGCATGATCCAGAACGCGGATGGGACGTGGTCCTCGCTGAAGGCCCCGCTCGAAAGCTGCATGGAGATGGCAGCACCGTCGGTGGACCAGCACACCAAGGACATGTTGGCAAGTCTGGTGAAGATCTCCAGCAAATTCTCCACTAATGTCCAGCGCTTCTTGCTGTGCATGGGTGGAGTGCACGATCCGCAGTTCTCCGAGTACCTCGGCATGGATAATTCCACCGCAGTCGATAGTATGCGGTACGATCAGTACCGTTCCAAGCTGGAAGCCCACCTCGGCGTCACATCCGCACAGACCGAGGCCCTGTTCTCTCACGTTCGTAACCAACTCTCATAGGATTTATGATGACCGAAATCGCCCTGAAGGCTCGCACCTCCGTCGCCACCAAGAAGGTCACGTCGACCGCCCCCAAGAAGACCCGCAAGAAGTTCAAGACTACGACGTGGCGCTTTGCGAACGGCGTCAAGGTGGTCCGGGAAAGCGTGCGCAACTTCCGCACGTACCAAGGCTCCACGAAAGGTGGGGTGATCGCCTTCTCCAAAGATGCGGCCGCGAATGTGTTCGCTGGCGAACTCGACCATCGCACGGACACCAAGCTCTTCGGCAAGGCGTCGAGGCCCGTGTACTCCTGGGTCATCGACCATCGGTCGCGCATCGAAGATCCTGTGTTCCAGGACAACCGCCTGCCGGTTCGCATCCACCTCGTCGGCAATGTCACGCTGGTGCGGCCTACGTTCATCAGCACTCATGACAGCGTCTGCCGCATCACGGTCGAAGCGGCCTCGAACAGACTGAAGCTGGTCGAGGCCGAGTTCAAGGGGGATTCCTCGCTGGTAAGCATGACGCACCGGACCCAGACCGGTATCCGATTGCACGATGCCCGCTTGCGCCTTTCCCGCGACGTGGATGTCGACTACAGCCTGTTCGACGACGTGCTCTTCCATGTTCCGGAGGAGGGTCAGATGAATCACGCCATCGTCCGTGATGGGATGAAGCCTATGTTCTTCGTTGGTGTGGGCGACGAAGGGGGTACGATGACTACCTGGGTCAACAGTCGCGGGGAAATCCGTGTGTCCCGCGGCTGCTTCTCGGGCACCCCGGAGCAGTTCCTTGCTGCTGTGAAGGAGAAGCGCAGTACCAACTTCTGGTACTCCAATTATCCGAAGCTGATGGCGGTCGCCAAGGCATTCTTCCGCACCCCGGCCAAGAACATCGCGGCTGCACTCAAGGAAGAGCAGAAGGCTTCTGACCTCTGATGGCGTCTCGCAAACCGACCAGCATCGGCATCGACCCGGTGACTGGTCGGCCCCTGACCTGCGTCGATTACAACGGGCGCGTGCGTCTGTTCTACCAGGACGAGCCGCCCGGCCCTGCCCACATTTCCCGCGTGCTGCTGTACCGCAGCCACGCAGACCTCGGTCGTCTCATGTTCGCCAACCGCATCACGGTGCAATCGATCATAGACGATCCACTTTTGAGAGAAGGTAATGACGATTCTTGAACAACGCTACGAGGGTATGCACAAGAAGTTCGCCGCTGGCGACATTCCTGTAGGTGAGATGGTCCTTATCAAGGTGATGACCTTCACCGAAGCGCAGATGAAGAAAGACCCTTCGTTGCGCGACAGCGAGCCTCCGTTGTACGTCATGGGTGTCGTTGTCAAGCACTTGAAACGCTCTACGCGCATCCATTGCCCACAGCTCGACTTCGACGGCTTCGGCACACCCGACCACGTGGATCTGGCCAGCACCTCACAGGTAGTGTGGCTGGTTGAATCGGCCATGCGCATCGCACGCGCCCCCGAGATCGAAGAGGACACTCCGTCCCTCCCGGCTGGGCATTGCGTACTGCGCGCTCGGGACAACCGCGCTGGGTACGTCGTGGATCACGTCTTCCCGCGCCCCAGACATGGTGAGCAGGGCAGCTACCGTGCCATCACTTCGCTCAATAGCAGTTCCGATACGTTCGCGGCGCGCACGGCCGATGGGGAGTGGGGCGATGTCGCGCTTTCGCTTGCCCGTGTGGAGGACATGCGCGGCTGGGACCCGGCCAACAAGATCGTCAACCACGCTGATATCTGGAGCGCGTACCGGGCCGTGGGCTATGACTACAAGACGCGCAAGCTGGATGAAACCAAGGTTCTCAGTGGAGATCACGAATGAAGCCTCTTATCATCTTCGATATTGACGGCGTGCTTGCCAACATCGATCGCCGCGCCGCGTACATCGAGTGCGACAAGCCGGACTGGGAGAAGTTCTACAACAAGCACGAGATCGCCAAGGACCTCCCGGTCAAGCCGATGATCGCCATCTACAACCACTTCCTGCAGACGGCCGAGGTGGAAATCTGGACGGGTCGGCAGAAGTCCACGGAGCTCATCACTCGCCAGTGGTTGCAGAAGCACACGGCGGGTCTGCCCTCTGCGCTGCGAATGCGCCCCAACGACAACCGCATGACCAACCTGGACCTCAAGCGAGAGTTCATGACGCACTCCAAGCGTAAACCTGCGATGGCGTTCGACGCGCAGCCCAAGACGGCGGAGCTCTGGCACAAGCGTGGTGTTCAGGTGTGCTACTGCGTCCACCCCTACGTGAAGGAAGAAGCATGAACCCCTTCAACGTCGTGTAGTAAAGGATATGGCCTGGGGTAGGCTTTCAATAGCGTCTGGGCGCGTATCAAATGACGGATGAACAGTCATCCGGTCGCCATAGACGTTGCAACACCAAGGATTCCGCGAAAGTCTGGAAGCTCCTGCGCGAGCAGGGCATCGACTTCGAGTAACCATCGCATTGGGGCGAGTCTGCTAACCTGAAGTTCGCAAGGCCCACGCACTGATTGACCTCGATCCCTAACGACCCTTCCGTGGCCCCGCCTCCAACGAAACGCGGAAGAACCGTATGGGCAAGCTGACACGAAGCAGCGGAAACCGGAGCAGGCTCCGAGTCGCATTAGCGGCGAAGTCATCAAGCCGGAAATCGAGGTAACGGGCTCCTACCCGCGCCCGGCCCGTCGTCCTACGGGGTCGGGCTGCTGGGGAGGTCAATTAGTACCGTCGATACGTCGACGAGCATGTCGAGAATCTGGTAAGCGCGGGCGCGCCCGTGCTGACATCCTATCGAATGGGCCAACGTATGATCAACATCAACCAGGAAGGCCGTGTCATCGAGATCCGCGCGGCAGACGTGTTCAGCATCGAATATTGCGTCGACACCTATTCATGCCTCGACGAGAAGTATGTCGAGCAGGGTGCGCCCGAGAGCGGTCATATTCGCGAGGTTGTCTTGAAGCTCAAGGATGGAACGGCGATCGTTATCTACGCCATGAGCACCGAGCACATCCCCCTCGTGTACCAATCAGACCTCGATGGTGAGGCGCTCGCAGGTGCGCTCAAGGGCAAGCCGCTGCCTACTGCACAGGAAGTGGCGGCTGGAATCGCAGCGCAGTTTGAACGCGATTCCCAAACCGAAGACGGCGACGAGTCGACTTCGCACTAAGTAGCATCGGCCCCTGATCGGGGACAAGCTGTATTCCAGGGTAGGGACTTCGTCAGTAACTATCTGGCGGCCTACATCCAGCCACCCGGCCCCTACGGGGTTTTGGTGGGCCGGGGCGGCTTGGGGCCAAATTGGCCCAAATTGACCAAAATTGGCCCAAAATTGACCCAAAATGCTCCGAAATTTGTTGTTTTCGGAGCATTTTTGCCATAAAACTCCTGGTTTTGGCCCATTTTGTGTTAAAATATGTCCATGGGGGCGTGTTTTCTGCCCCGCCTACGCAACCCTACCACGTAAGGCAAACCATGGTTACAGTACTTCACCTGCGTTACCCGCTGCATCTGCGCATATTCGTCGAGGCGCTTTTCTGGCTGCTGCTGCCAGTATCGCTACCCGCCATATGCGTTTGGTCGTATCGTCGATCCGCAATCGAAGTTCGTGAAAGCGCAGCCGCTACCGCATCCGACGATTCCCAGCCGGTTATTTCCGTTTGACCCATCCACACATCCTGACCAGGAGAAACGTATGACCCCGCAATTCGAAGCAGCTTGCATTGCCGCAGCAACCATCATGGCCGCTCATTTGGAATTCCCTTCCCCCTCATCCCAAGCGGCTGCTACATGGAAGCGATTCAAGGCATCGGGTATGCCCATTGGGGAGGGCCTGGAAGGCGATGAGTGCGTAGGCGTGAACGACGCCGAGCAATTCGCTGACTTCTGGGAAACTTTGACAGAACAGCAACGCGAATGCGTCTGCTCTGGTGTATGTACTGGTTCGGAAGGCTCGAAGCTCGGCGTCGATGACACGACTTATGTCTTGCGCGATGTGCGCGTGACGGTGCCCCTTGAATGTGACATGATTCTGCACAGTCTGCGAAGCCATATTGATCTCTAAACGTGATCGTCACCATCATCCCACCTATTCCTGTTTAGGAGAATTGCATGACCCCCCAATTCGAAGCTGCCTGCGTCGCCGCCGCAACCATCATGGCCGCTGACCAAGGCTGGTCTGATCCGGCTGCCGCTGCAATCGCCGCGTTTCATTCCTTCCGCCAATCTGGTTGCGTGCTGGTCGAGGGTATGGATGGCGACTTGGTCGCCAGCGCCGAGGATGCCCAGAACTTCGCGGATTGGTGGGAATCCACGCTCTGCGAAGAACAGCGGGAAGCCGTCTGCACTGGTGAGGACGTCACCAAGCTTGGTGACGAGGACGACACCATGCTCAACTATCGTACTGGCGAACTCGTCACGGTGTCCAACGGCAACCACGCCATCCTGAACGCGCTGTTCGCTAACCTGGAGTAGCAAATGAAAACGGTCACTCTAGTGTTCGTGCTCGGCCTTGCAATGTTCACGGCGTCCAGCGGCAACCCTGCCGTAGACGCCGGTCGCGTCATGTACGGTGCATCCTCAGTGGCGCGTATGTTTGTGTCCGAGGACAAGGCGCAAGCTGTAGGGGACTTCGCCGCCATCATCGCCCTCCCCTTCGCGATCCAATCCGCTGCACTCAAGTCATGGGTGCGCAACCAGTACAATCCTGATTAGGAGAATTGCGATGTCCACCATCCAACGCCAACCTCGTGTGAAATTCGCTGCCCCGCGTTTCGAGCAGCAAGCCCAGCGCCTGATGGAGCTCGAACGCAAGCGTGCCAAGCTGCAAGAGCAGCTCCGTGCTGTGGAAGTCGAGCAATCTCAGGTGCTGGAGGTGCTGGGTGACAAGTACCCCAACGGCTTCCACTTCGCAGACAAACGTGGCTACGAGCGGTCGTTCGAGTTCTGCGGTTATGACCGCCGCATCCTTGATCAGGCCGCTGCCCGTCGCATGCTGGAACGAATGGGAAAGAAAGTTCCTACGGTCGTTTCGCATGTCAGTCAGTTCCGGATCAATCCGGTGTACGAGGATCAGGAATGAGCAGGAAAGCACGGAAGCAACTCTTGCGCGAACGTGATCGTCAGCGCAAGCAACGTGAAGAGCAGATCGTAGAGGAGAAGGTCGCGAAGCTCAAGCAGGAAGTCGGTGGCTTCTCCCGCACGCCACTCACAGACGAGGTTCGGGCCAAGATCAGACGGGTCAACTCGCTGGGAACCCTCAGCAGGCTCGTAGCCAATCGCGTAGTGGCTGAGGTCAGCAGGCCGAAGCCGATTGGTACAATCAAGTACCGCAGCAAGCCCACGTACACTGGCGACATGCTCGAACGCGAGCGGCGTGCGCTGGAGCGCTACGAGGTCATGAAATCGCACACAATGCCCATCGGAAACAAGATGGGTCCGCAGTACGTTCCGCCGGATTCGCTCGATGCAGCGGATGTGCGCGCAGGCAACACTAAGAGGAGGTGACCGTGGGAACTGGCGTCGCCATCGGCCCCATCATCTTCTAGGGCACACCCGTGCCGGTCTACCTTTCACGCCTTCGGGCAAAGGCCCATTAACTCTGGAGGATCTCATGCCCTGCATCACTGACGATCCTGAAGATCGTACCAACGAGCGCGCCGCGCCGGTCCATCTGGTCGAGAAGCCGTACCCGCCAAGCACTCAGCCCCTCGTTCGACCGTCGCAATCGAGGCATGCCGGGCAACGAGGTTTGACCCGGTAAATACTCAACATCACCCCTGGTGAACCCGATGAAGAAACTCACTCTTTCCCAACAGAAGCAACTCTACCTGAAGGCTCGTCAAGCATACTACGACGATCCCAACGGCAACACCATCATGTCCGATTCCGAGTTCGACGCGCTGGAGAAGTCCATTGCGCGCCAGCACCCGGATTGGCATGTCCTCAAGACCACCGGTCACACTAAGAAGACGGATGTAGAGCTCCCGAACTTCATGCCGTCGCTCAGCAAGATCTACAAGTGGACCGGTCGGCAATCCGGCAACGGCTACGTCTGGACTCCCAAGCTCGACGGCACCTCGTTGCAACTCGTCTACAATAACGGCAAGCCTAGCGCGCTGTACACTCGTGGCAATGGCATCACAGGCGGGGACGTTAGCTTCCTCCTGCCGTTCCTGGACATTCCCAAGACTATCCCCTACACGGGTGAACTGTTCCTCCGTTGCGAGGGCGTACTCACCCGCGACAAGTTCAACCGCAAATGGCGGCGTAAGGAGGGCGACGAGAAGAACCCTCGCAAGTTCGCCTCCGCCCGCGCTGCGGTCAACGGCCAGTTCAACCGCACGGTGGCCGACTGCATCCCGGAATTGTTGCACGACATCGACCTCGTGGTCGTCGGCGTGTACAATCGTCGTTGTGGTGAAATGCTGAAGTTCGCCAAAAGCCAGGGTTTCAAGACTGCCCCTGAGCTCAAGTTCGAGTCGGTGTCGCACGAATCTCTCGAAGCCATGCTGCAATGGGCGCGCAAGGCAATCCCGTGCGACATCGACGGCCTGGTCTGCGCGGTACGCACGGCGGTCTTCCAGTACGCGGACAGCGAGTTCCCTGCGTGGGCGCATGCGTTCAAGGTCAACTCCGATGGGGTGGAAACAACAGTCACGGGCGTGCGCTGGCAAATCTCACGCTATGGCCGATGGACTCCGGTGATCTCGGTCGAGCCTGTCGACTTCGATGGCGTCACGGTCACCAACCCCACGGCGCACAATGCCAAGTGGATGGTTGATCGCGGCCTTGGTGTCGGCGCTCGCGTCAAGCTCATCCGGGCAGGCGAGGTCATCCCCTACATCGACGAGGTCGTTAAGAAATCGAAGAACTTCATCTACCCGCCCGGTAAGTACAAGTGGGATGGCGTCCACCTCGTGACGGTTGGCAAATCCGAAGCCTCCGACAAGGCCAAGGTCTTGCAGATGACCAGCTTCCTGCGTGGCATTGGTCTGGAGGGTATCCAGGCGAAGGGTGTGCAGGCTCTGGTGGACCAGGGCTACGTGTCGGTCCCACACATCATGGCGGACCTCATGAGTGGCGTCCAGTCCAAGGTGTTCCCGCAGCGTATCAAGGCTGCTCTGGGCAATGCCAATGGCTTGAAGTTCGGCAAGTCCCTGTTTGACATCTGCAAGAAGGGCATCCCGCTGGCGCGTATTGCAGCCCACTCTGGAGCGATGGGTGCTGGTTTGGGGCGCACCAATCTCGACAAGATCGCAAAGGCGATGCCTCTGTCGCTGATCTTGTACGGGAAGCCAGATAACTTGGCCGACCGCATCAAGGCCGTCCACGGCCTCGGCCCGGCAGTCGCCAACATTGTAATCGAAGGCCAGGATAAGCTTCGCAAGATCGTGGCCCTCGTCGAGAAGGCTGGCGTCAAGGTCCTGATCCCCACTTCCGTGGCGAAGGGTCCGGTTGCCAAGGAAGGTCCGTTCAAGGGAATGATCGGCGCGTGGACTGGCTATCGTGACAAGGAGCAGGAAGCCGCGTTCATCGCTGGTGGCGGCCTGGTCGACAAGCTGAATAGCAAGACGACGATCCTGTTTTACAACCCGGACGGCAAGTTCCTGGATAAGGTTGAGAAGTTCAAGGCCAAGGGCGGCAAGGCCGTCGTCTGGTCCAAGTGGTACAAGGCTTAACTCACAACACGGTCGACTTACCAGCAAGGTAACATAGAAATGGCACAAGAACGCTACATCCAACTGTCCCTCCAACGCAAGCTGAACAATGGCACATTCTCTGTCATCACCACGCGCAGCTACGTTCACCCGCACACCGCAGCCATGAAGGCGGTCGAGCTCATCATGTTCGGAGGTCAACCCGGTGATGTTGTGGAGGTGGCACACAAGGAGACCGGCAACCAATTCGGCACTGTGAAGATGACCGCGACTGGTCACCTTAACATCGACATTCAGCACGACCATCCGATGCTGATCGCCCATAGCATCGAGCTTCGCGCTGCGCTCCGGCAGCGGCAGGAACAAGCCTCTGCCAAGGCGGAGAAATCGGGCAAGTCGAAGTGATCACGGAGGCCCCAGCCCGGTAGTGCCAACCCGGCCGCGACCGCTCAAGCGCATGGTCGCACCCGTCGTCTCAACCAACTTTAGGTGATTTATGAATCAACGCCCCGTCAAGAAGTCGAGCAAGAAATCTGTCAAGCGTCCGGGCCTGGGCCAGTCGGCCAAAATGTTCCGGCGTGAATCCCGTAAGCCCAACCCCAAGATCATGGTCCAGCGCTCGCCTCTGCACGGTCTCGGAGTGTGGGCACAATACCCAATCAAGGCAGGCGAGTTTCTGGCCGAGTACGTCGGTCAGCTGATCACGCCGGAAGAAAACGAGCGGCTCCAGTCGCACACGGATGACCCCAACCATACCTTCTCGTTTGGTCTGGAGTGCGGGATGATTATCGACGGTGGTGTCGAAGGCAACATCTCGCGGTACATCAACCACTCGTGCTCACCCAACGCGGAATTCCGCGAAGTGCCCTATGCGGAGGGTTGCCCTCTGGAGATGAACAGCCGCCTGTTCATCTACGCCACGCAGGACATCGGCGCGGGCGAAGAGATCTTCTTCGACTATAGCCTACAGTACGATGGGCCCATCACTCCTGCAGTGAAGGAAGCATACAAGTGCATGTGCGGCTCTGAGAACTGCCGTGGCACCATGCTGGACCTCTCGTACAAGCCGCCTCGTACTCCGAAGGAGCGGGTCGAGGACCTGGAGGCGCAAGTCGAATCGCTGAACAGCATCGTCGAATCCCAGAGCGACCTGCTCAAGACGCAGGGCGACCTGCTCACCAAGCTGTCCCAGCAGGTGCTGACCCTCACCCGGCAGGTCATGGGCGAAATCGCGGAGAACTTGCCGACCGATCCGCCTGCACCCACCATGGAAGAGGTCGAGCGCGTGCTGGCGGAATCCGTGGACACCCCCGCGCCTCACGTCGGCGACGCTGTGCAAACTCCGGATGGTACGCCCGTCGGTCAGGAGGTCGTCGTTGTCAACACACCCACCGCTCCGACCGGCACCTTCACGCCGCGCAGACGCATCTTTCGCGGCCTTGGTAACGTCTGAGGGGAAGCTCTTCGATTCGAAGAAGCACAAGGCACACGCCTTGTGGCTCGCATAGCTTTCATCGCTGGTGGAGGCTACGACGCAGACTGCGAATTGCGGAACGTGCTCGTCCGCTACACCGAACGGGTCGTTGTGTACGACGGTGAGGGTGAGCGTCGGGAGTTCCACCGTCAACTGGTCGCCGCCATGCGCGCCTTCGTCGCCAGCAAGTTCGTCGTCACCGTGTCTAACGAGCTGCCGTTATGGTCCCAACAAACTCGGCCGAGCCGCGCTCATCAACAAGGAAAGGTATGAAGCTCAAAGACGTTGTCTTCGCCGCCCAGATCCCGCAGCAGGGAGAGGCGTGATGGCCTGCAATGACAATTGCCACTACGGCCCAGCGCCGCACGTCTGCTTTTACAAGATTCCCGGCGCTAACATGGGGCAGAGCAGGACGCTGCCCGAATCCGAATGGCCGGATAACTACGAGCCGGACCCGGACGTGCCGGGTCTGGGCATGCACCACGCATGCGGCTGGAGCCGCGCCGCTCAGCCCACCACCAAGGAAAGGACATGACCAACCAGAACAACGCCGCGCAGGCGGCAGAGCGAGCAATTAAGGCCGCCATCCGCAAGGCATACGACGACGGCTACAACGACGCCAAGATGGCCCCTGACAATTGCAGCACCTATTGTGGCCAGCGCGCCGAGCGTGAAGGCGCTGCCGCCCTGCTGTCCAAGCTGCGCGCCCCTGTAGCCGATGCCCAGCCGGACTACCCCGGCGCAACGGTGGCAGACCGGCTGGACGCAATGGCCGACGACTGCGCGCCCGGTTCGCAGAGGGCCGCTGATCTGCGCGCTGCTGCCGCCGTGTGGCGTAAGCATTTGGCTGGACCTGCCGCCCAGCCCAAGCGCAGCCCGTATAACGCAAGCGGTTCTCTGTCCGAGTACGGCATTTTCCCCGAATGCGATGCTACCCCTGCCGCCCAGGCCAGCGGGCACCCTGCCGATGATTTCGACGATTCGGATATTCCATTCATCCGCAACGATGGGAGGTCCTGATGGGCAATTCTGGGTTGTTTGGAATCCGAACGCCGGAGCGCCTACGGTTCGGCACCCTACGCGCGATCTGGCAGAGCGCGAAGCCGAAAGGCTCGCCGCGCAACATTCGCGCGATCACTTCATCGTTCTGGAAGCGCTGTCCGTCAGTCGCACAAAGACCGTGGTCACCGAGCCTCTTTACGAAGAGTTGCCATTCTAGGAGCCACCCATGACCGCCGAGGTTGAACTGCTGCTGATCCGTGGACTCCCGGGTAGCGGGAAAACCACGATGGCAAAGAAATACGCAGAGGCCGGTTATGTCCATTGTGAGGCCGACCAGTATTTTGAAGCCGGTGGTGAATACTGCTTCGATGGTAGCAAGCTGCGCGCGGCGCACGACGATTGTCTGCGGCGCGCCATTGCCGCGATGGATGCAGGACGCCCTGTAGTCGTGGCGAACACATTTACCCGCCGCTGGGAGATGGAGCCGTATCTGAAAGCGGCAAAGAAGCGCGGGATCAATGCTCGCATCGTAGAGGCGACCGGAAATTGGGCGAACGTGCATGGAGTGCCAGCGGACGCTATCGAAAGGATGCGGGCGCGCTGGGAGCCTGTTGACCGCGCCCTGCTGGCCCGCGCCGACCTTCTGGCCGAGATGCAGCCGGTGGCGTGGGTCGCCGCCGACACGCTCACCTCCCCGCACCCGAGGTGCATTTCGTCGCTCGCCTATATGTCGTGGATGGACCGGGTGCGGGGCCGCGAATACGTGCCGCTCGCCATCATCGACCGCTACGCCGCGCCCCAGGCCAGTGAGTGTGAGTGCACCAGAAAGCCAAAGGCAGTTGCCGATAGCGAGACAGAACTATGAACGAGCGACAACGAAATTGAAATGCTCGCCGCGGGGTTGCCACTCAGCACGAATACGGACCCGGGTCCGAGCCGGTCGAGAACCGCACCCATAAGGTCGGCGCGTTCAAGATCATCAAGCGCAACGCGCTCCTGCTCAGCACGAGCTAGCATCGCATCTGCACGAAGTGCGGCAACCGTCAGACGAACACCGTCGCGGCCAAGTAGCAAACGGAGGGAGCCTAGGCTCTCCCATACGTTCTGCACCCCAATGGAGACTTCCATGCACCAAAACCTCGCAGCCCGTCTGGCAGGCCTCCTGTCCGGCGCACTGATTACGTGTGGCATCGCGCTCTTCATGTATGGACCGTCCAAGCTGGGCCAAGGCACGGAAGGCTTGCCCACGTCCTCTACATTCGAGGTCTACGAGCCGAAACCTGTGCTGGTAGCCGATCTGGTGCCGCCCTTGCGGATCACGGCAGACGAGTTCGAGTGCCTCGCCAAGAACATCTTCCACGAGGCAGGCGTCGAGGGCTGGGAGGGTAAGATCGGAGTGGGGCAAGTCACGATCAATCGTCTCAGACGCAAGCGATGGAAAAACACCATTTGTGAGGTCGTGTACGAACGCAAGCAATTCAGTTGGACAAACAACCTCAAGCTCCGTACCCAGAAGCCTCGAGGCCCTCTCTGGGAAGCCAGCCGCAAAGCCGCGCGTGACATCGTCGCCGGGGTGCGCCTGCCTGAGCTGAAGACTGCTCTGTTCTATCACACGGATTACATCGAAAGTCCGAAGTGGGCCTCCCCGAAGTTCGTGCTAGCTCAAGTGGGTCGGCATGTGTTCTACAACAATGATGTCAAGAGATAATATCCCGTAGAGGAATCCATTATGAACCTCACACTGAATGCTGTGCAGTCAGTATATCCGGTGCGCCGAGTGGGCGATCGCCCCGCTGATCGCGCGCTCCACATCATGGAGCTTGGTAAGGCAATCGCCAAGCGAGCGCGGGATTGTAAGGCACACGCCGAATCCTGCGGGTTGAAGTCGGTCGCCCTGGACGTCGGTAACGACTCAGCCATCGCGGTTAGCTGCGCCATCAACATCCTGATAGCCGAAGGCTTGGATGTCGTCCTCAACAGAACTCAAATGGTCATCTCATGGTAACGAAGACTCTGTTCCCGATCGATCAGGCTGCCGAAAAGACCAATCCACCCACCACACCGCCGTACTCGCCGCACGGCTACATCGGCAAGCCTTCCAACTGTCATCGCGATGTTGGTGGCCTGCCAGTCAAACGCTTTGCCCGCAACGTCGGCGAGGAAGGCGAAACCATGTACATCACGGAGAACCAATGAAGTTCCTCATTGCCCTAGACCAGTGGGTAGTTGACCAAGTGTTCCAACGCATCGTCAATCTGACGCAACGTAAAGTCGGCTGGCACTGCGAACAGTGCGCGCTCTTCGCCACGCTCACCGCTATATACAGGCCGTTCGAGGACCATGACCAGGGCTGGATGATATGGATCTCGGTGTTCTTCAACCTGGCTCTCGGCTTCATATTGTGGGTACAGGCTCGGTTCGCCCCGTACCGCCTTGGTGATGAGTGGCCCGGCTGGCGTCGATTCTGGCTGTTCATCGTGGTCTTCGATTGCTTCACTAAGATCGACAGCCCTGCGCGAATCTTCATGGAGGTGGCGGTCACGGCGTACTTCTACTTCAGTGCATGCGACGATCCTCCTCCGCGCAAGCGTAAGGAAGAGAAGAAGGCTGTTACCCAGCCGCCCCTGTTCGGCACCATGTCACCAACCCCCAATCAAGGATAAGCCATGACGAAGAAGTTCATTCGTGTCGGCGAGAACAAGGGCTTCATCATCGAAGCGCGATCCGTAGTCGCGCGCCTACCGCAATGCTGAAGTGGGAGCGGGGCCGACAGGACGGTGGCTATGACAAGCTGCTGATCCTGTCGTCCGCCATCATTCCGTTCGACATCTGGCTGCTGCGCTTTCCGAAAGGGGCGCGCATTGCCGAGCACGTCGATCCGGTGGATGCGGAATTCAACCACTACCGCATGAACGTCATCGTGAAGCCTGCCAAGCGCGGCGGCGAGTTCCGTGTCACGAAGGCCATCATCAACTGGCGCTTCCTCAAGCTGTTCCGGCCGGACGTGTCTCCACACTCAGTCACGCAGGTCGATGAGGGTACGCGCTACGTCCTCAGCATCGGCTGGCTCACACGGAGAGCTCCGTAAACCAATTTTATGGGCATCACCAACGCTGCACGGTACACCCATGAAAGACCCCATCACTTCCCTCCTGAAGTTGTTATACGTATTCGTGGTCGACTATGTGACCAACGGCGCGAATGGTCGCTCGCACGAGGTCTTCGACCATCTGCGTGAAGCCTACCGCACTGCCGACCCCGCTTACAAGAAGCGCCTCCAGCCTGAGCTCGACGACGCCATGCGCGCAGCCGGGAAGAATCCCCACGCCAAGACACTGGCCTACGCGGCGCTCGGTGTCACGCTGAAGAGCGTGATTCCCGAGATCGCGCACGACCGTGGCATCACCAATCAGCAGCTGGACCTGTTCAAGGCGCTGGGTCTGTATCTGCGCACGGATTCCCCTCCGGCGCTGGCAAAGCTGTCCAAGCTGGCGCTGTCGGCCACTCACGATAGCTGGATCGCCCAGAAGCTGGCAAAGGACGAGGTCCCGAAGCAGGATGACAGCAAGCTCCGCTATCTGGTGCGCAAGTTGACTGGTCGGGATGACACCAAGCTCACGATGGACGAGGCGGTGCGCACCAAGGGCCGCTTCCCAAAGATGTACAAGGAATACCTGGCACTGCGTCGCCAGCACACGCAATCGTGGAAGGACGCACTCCAGACCTACGTCAGCCAGTCAGGGGCGCGTCTGGTGCCCATGAAGCAATGGGAACAGTTCGCCAAAGCAAACGGAATTGAGACCACCCTCCCTACTGGTTTCGATGGCCTCATCGATGACCTCGGTCGCTTCTACACGCGAGACCATCGCCTGATCGACGGTGTACCCAACACCACGACCTTCCCGTCGGTCATCATGAACAAGAACTACGGGAAGGTCAACGGCGGTGACTGGTACTTCATGGCAGTGCGTGCCGACGGCAACGCGGGTCCGTACTTCTACACGGTAGACTACAAGAAGTCTCAGCGTGAGAAGAAGTTTGAGAAGGTGAAGGACTTCAGCAAGGTCCTGGAGACCATGCACAAGAAGTGGTTTGCGAAGGTGAAGAACTTCGACCCCACTGACCCGAAGTCTGTTGCGGCTACGATCCTGGAGATCTTGTACCTCTATTCGGCCCGTATCGGTGGACGCGGCAACGCAGCGAACGGGGAACCTACCTTCGGCATCAGCACGTTGCTGGTGAAGCACATCTATCCGCAGTCCAATGGCGATATCTTCATCCGCTACCCCGGCAAGGATGGTGTAGCCACTAAGCACATCCTCCGGATCAACGACCCGATCCAGAAGTTCATCATCAACAACCTGATGCACCTCATCCAGGACAAGAAGCCTCGTGACCCTGTCTTCACGGTCGAGAAGGGCAACCGCCAGGTGCCTATCAACTCCGCTCAGGTCAACGGGTACTTCTCGTCGCTGGGCGCGCCCGATGGTGTGACTGTACACAAGCTACGTACACGGCGCGGCACTCAGATCGCTCGTGAATGGGTTGACCGCCAGATGGAGAAGGGTCCTCGTTCGCAGCCTAAGAACCCGAAGGCTGCCCTGGAATTGCTCAAGCAGATGGCGACGAAAGTCGGCAAGGAACTCAACCACGTCCGACGCAACGCCGCTGGCGTGCAGAGCATCACACCCTCCACTGCTCTGCAGAATTACATCGACCCCACTCTATGTAAAGAGATCTATGATTTCTGGGGCATCCGCTATCCGCCCTTCCTTGAGAAGTTACTCGGTACGGCTGGTTAGCGCCCAAGCGTTCAATACATACTTGTTGAGGCGGTCCTTGGTTGGAACCCGTCTAGGGTTGACTGTAAGATAGCAGAAGCGCGAATTGGGGCGGACTACGATCAAGACGAAGTCCGCCCCACATTCCTTTGCACGCGCAGTACCAGCAAAGAGCTTGTTGGGGTTGTGTTCGAGAGCATGCTTGTATGTATACTCGGACTTCACCTCTACTATGAGGCGCTTAGATCCACTCTTGGCGAGTATACCCGGATAGTAGACTCGACCTTTGCCCGCACTGTCTTGATCGCGGATGTCCTTCACGAGTCGAGATGGTAAATTGGCAAAATGCTTACCCACCATTCCTCGCGAAACTTCTCGGCGTATGAACGACACCAACGAACCCGTCCTCGATGCCCCTGCCGCAGTCGGAGCCGTCCGCTTCGGCAAGGGCGTCAAGTGGTCTATCGTGATTGCTGCGGCCCAGCGCCACTACGAATATATCACCTCCACGGAACAGGAGAAGGAACGCCTCCGCAAAGCCGGGGAGCTCATGCACCAAATCCGCGCCGGTGGCGCACCCGAACACCGACAGCCTGGGGACATCCATGACTAGCCAGCTCAACGCCTCTTCCGACTGGTTCGAGCATCTAAGCAAGAAGCAGCAAGAGGACTACATCAAGGAGCACCCCAATAGCAAGTACGCAAAGGGGAATTTCAAGTCCAACGAAGATAATCACGCCCGCAAGCAAGAGGCGATCGATGCTCTGGACCGTGAACGTACCGCTCTGAAGTATCAGCACGGTGATGCCTTCGCCCGCCTACATCACGCCAAGCGCGCCAGAGACTATCTGGCCAGTAGGCCCGGCGTGAAGACGCAGGACATGCTGGATGAGATTGCTCGTCACGACGACGCCATCAAGCGTTACAGCCAGCATCCGGCAGTGAAGCGGGTCGAGCAGATCGATGCAGAACGTCATGCTCGCCAGCAAGCCATCGACTTGGCCGAAGCTCTCCACGGTAAGCTCAACAAGAGGATCAAGAAGCTGATCGACCAGCGCTTCAAAGCTGAGCTCAAGTGGACTACCGCTGAAACTTCTGGAGCCCGCAACCAGGGTCGTGATGAATTCCGCCGACTCAATCGCGAGATTGCAAACGAGATCGATAAAGTACGCTAATCGACAATGCCCATCTTCCACCCCACCCGTGACGACTACGCCCGTGTCTCCAGCATCAACCTCAACAAGACCCGCCCCGCTTTGATCCAGGAAGCGTTGCTCGGTGTGGAGGCCCCGTCCGGCTGGCAAACCGAACGGTTCCCCAACTCGGTACGCTTTCACAAGCACCGCGCCACTCTGCCCAGCGTATCAGTGCGCACCATCAATCCCACGCAGCTCCGAGTGGAACTCGATCGCAAGGTCAACGGGAAGATCACAACGGAGTCCTCTGTACACACCAGCGCAGCCGAAGCGCGGGAAGCTCTGCTGGGCGCGCTCCAGTTAGCCATCGCCTGATTTGCTCGGGCCACAAAAGCAAAAGCCCCTCCAGGATGCGAGTCCTGGAGGGGCTTTTGGTTGATGCTCACTTTTCAGTTCGCGTCAGATGGAGGATGCGGAGGAGGTCCAGGCGGCTGCGTCAGCTTGATGGCTGCTCCGGTGCCAGCCAGCAGCGCACCGATACCTATGCCGTAGTCCTGGACGCTCCAGGCGGCATTCTGCCAGACGACGCTGTATACGCTCAGGCCGATACCTGCTATGGCTGCCAGCACGGCAATCCATCTATGTGCGTCCTGGGCTCCGTCATCGTCAGTGAGAAGCTCGTGTAGAATGTGTCCTAGAAGCACTATAGATCTCCTTGTCGAGTATTAGCGAGCGGACGTTGTCGGCATTGGTATCTTACACGCTTTGAAGAATGCCTTCGCCTCATCCACACTCACGGCGCTCGGAAGCCCACGGCCGGGCTTTAGAGTATTCCGGCCATCTAGTACATAGTGGATCGCATTCCATGTAGGCGCACTTCCTCGAACCAGAGGGCCGTACCGCAGGGTAATGAGCTTGACGTTGGACTTAATGCCACGATTCTGTTCTGCTACTGACGGTACTTTGGGTATCACGCCTTGGAACGGAACCTTGCGCCCATTGAACTCTACCACAAAGTAGAATGGCTTGCCGATGGCAACACCTTTGGCCGTAGAGACGGCATCCCGTATAGCGTCTTCTGCCGTAGCAGCCGTAACCACCCTACTCTGAAGTGCTGCACGTGTAAACGCAGCAGAGAGGGCTCTTGCGAAGGAAGCTTCCACCTTCGCCAGGATGAATCGGTCCGTTGCCACTGAAGCCTTCACCCCGGCCATTCGCTTGAAGATACAAGTGATGTACGCATAGTCATTACCACGACCTTCTTCCTTGGCGCGCTCCTTGGCCTTGTCCCATTTCTTTTCGAGGGCACTGACAGAACCGTGCCCCTCCTTTGCGAGCTTCTTGATGAATGCGGTCGGCATGGCTTACTCTCCGTGTAGGGTGACCGTGAACGATGTCGGGTTGTCGGTCCATTCAGACAGTGGACGATGTACCCAATGAGCTTCACCTGACGCATCCAAGACCATGTCAGGGAATGTGGCATAGTCTCGGTCCCATGCGACGCTGACCGTGCGCCCGGTAGCGCCAACGATGGCGACTGTGAGGTCGCAGAAGCCTGCGTAGATATCATCACCTGTCTCTGAGTCGGTGCCTACTACTTCCGTGTATCCGTGGAAAGTCAGAGTCATGGTCCAGGAGTCGTTACTCACAGAGTACGGGCCGTAGTCCTGCACCTGATCCTCTCCCGATGGGCTTCCGCCCATGGACGGGACCATATGTTCCGATGGAGTAGTGAATACGATCTGTGCAGGAACGCAGCTACCACCGACCGTGACCCACGGAGTGCACTCCCAGACGCCGGTCGTGTAGTTGAACGTACACGTCCGAGCCTGATCGTAGCCGGGGCCAGTAAACCCCGGACCGCAATCCAGGTGCTGCGTCTCGGCGGGCTTGGCGGGCACCAATTGGCATTGACCTCCGACAGTTACCCACGGAGTCATGTCCCACGCGAACGTCACGTAGTTGAATGTCCCCGTGCGAGTCTGATCGAGGCCCGGACCCCATTCACTCGGATACGGGCAGTCCACATGCTGCGTGGTCGGCGGCATGTCAGGCTTCACACGGGGCTGGATTGCCGCAATAGAACGCACAGCAAAGGAGCTCATGGTGCAGTGTCTCCGAAGAGGATGAAGCTATTCAGCGACGGGACCCATTTCAGGCTGGCGACCGTGTTCGGCGACATATTCAGACCGCCGGACGCCGTGGCACGCACTGCACCTGCGAAGGTCAGCACAGTGCCCGCCGTGAAGTTGAAGATCGAGCACTCCTGGAAGATGGCTCCGTGCGCCGTCGTCAGGGTGATGGTCTGCGAAGCGCCGGTGATGTTGTACACCACACCGTTCACGGCGGTAGCCGGATCGAACGTGGCGACGTCGACCACTGGAGCCGTCTGATCCGTCGGATAAACCGCATACGTGTTGTCGCTGAGCAGACGGAAGTGAACCACCATGCCAGGAGCAATCGGGGGCGGCGCACCCTTGACGGCACCCGTAAGTGTGATGGTCGAACCCTGGCTGCTGTACACCGAGAACTGGTGCGCTACCTTGGCTTGATCCGGGTCCGGCGGCACGGGAACATTCCAGGTAGTGCTGGCTCCGGTGTATTCGTAGAAGGCTCCGCCTACGAGGTAGGTCGTGTTGTTGTCCGGCAGCACGGCCGTGACGATACCACCGTCTTCCGGCAGCGCGTCCACATCGTCGTAGTCCAGCGTGACGTCGGGGCCGGGCTGGTTGTTCACCGTCAGAACCACACCGGGGATGGTGATGATGCCGTCCGTGTCGATGTTGACGCCGTTGCCACCCTTCACCACACCCAACGATGCGTTGGTGGCCGTCGGCACCGTGATGAGACCGTTACCATCAACGTTGATGTTGTCACCGATTTGCACCAGACCCAGAGCGTTCTTGGTGGCTGGTGCGACCGAGCCGGTGACAATCCAGCTGGAGAAGGTGCCACCTGCGTTGGAGCGGTAGGCCAGACCCTCTGCCTGCGTCCAGCGCTGAGTGACCGTGCCGGGCGCAGTACCAGCACCGACAGGCACGACTTCCAGCGTGGCGGGGCCAGCCGGCAGAGGAGGTGCGCTGACCAGTCCGGCACTGTTGTTCGTGTAGAACAGTCCGGTCGTCCGATACACTGCGCTGCTCAGATCAGCACCACCAGGGATCAGCGTGGGGTTCACCAGACCGGTGACCGTGGGGATAAGCCCGGATGTGTTGATCTGGAGGGTCTCGTTGGCGTCCAGATACAGCGGCGTGTTGACCGAGTCGATCTTCATGCCGCCGCGCTGCGTGTCCGATGCCAGGAACGGCATGAACGCGGGCGGGATATTCAGCAGGTGACCGTACTGACCCGTATGACCGACCTGGGAAATCTCGACGGTGAACGAACCTCCGTCCCCGGCCTGGACTGCAGGCTCACCATTGAACATGAGCTTGGTCCAGTCCACGCCGATATGGCCTGCGCTGTCCAGTGTCAGGGATTCCAGCGGCATGACTGCACCGACTGCAGTCCGGGTGGCGATGGGCAGGTTGCCGCTCTCCAGCGTCAGCGGATTGCGCTTCTGGATGAAGATGGTGTCGCCCACGTCCGGCGTCATTGTCAGCGGCGTGTTGAAGCTCAGCCGCCACGTCGTACCCGACTGGTTGGTCGTCTTGATATAGCGGCAGATCCCATACAGGCGACCCGTGTTGAACTGGAGGATCAGCTGGCCGAAGTAGGCCGGGATCATGTTCTCGTTGTAGTCCGTCGCGTCGATGGTGACACTGTTCGAGTCGAAGCCCACGATGGTGGCACGCAGCGTGTCTGCCAGATCGTATCCACCGAAGGCCCACAAGCCCTGACGATCCGTGACCGCCAGGATGCTCTGTTGATTGTCGTCGGCACCCGGCATGATATAGATGTTCGGGTACGCGTCCCTCGGTTGCGGTAGTTGATCCGGAGAGTTCACCCGAGCAACCTGGAGCTGATTGTTCGTCGACGCGAGGTCCAACCAGATAACGTAGTTATCACCCACCATGCTGACGAAGATCAGGAGATTCACCTTGTTACCGAGGTTTGCTCCCCCGACGTTGATCTTCTCGATCAGCTTGTCAGCGGCGAACAGGGCGAACAGGTCACCGTTCGGGAGGAACAGGCCAACCTCACCGAACTCGAAGGGACCTACGTTCATGTCCATGAACACCGACCAGCGAACGATGTTCGGGGACGTAGCCATCGGCTCCGAGGGTTGCGTGCGCCAGACCTCGTTCCCGTGGATGTCTGTGTCCGTCGGTGCAGGGATGTAGTTGTAGCCATCGCCGATCTTGGCGAGAGGAATATTGACGAGCTGACTGCCCTGGAGTGCAGCAACCCCGGCGGCGGTTAGTTGGCCGATCATGTAGATGTCCTCAGTTGGAGATGCCCTCAGCCCTCACAAAGTGGGGTAAATGAGGTGTAGGACATAAAATTGCACAGTACCTATCAAGGAGAATCACATGAGCCATACTGTCCGTCACGTCCCGCTTGGGTGGGAAGTGTGCCCTGATGTCAAGGACGCCCATTTCATGAAGGTGTACGAATGTCATTGACGCTCCGACCTACGGCGGCGTTGTCCATCAAAGCTGATCTTCTCAAGATGCACAATTCGGCGCTCACGGCGGTCGCGGAGTACGGAACGAAGGACCTGTCTCGCCTCCAGACCATCCGAGCGTCGCAGTTGCCGTTCTGCCCTCTGAGCTACATCCTGAGCGTAGCTCGTGGTGGACCTCACACAGTCATGAACTATCACATGGCGTACTTCACGTCGGTGGGTACTACCGTCCACGAGGTCATGCAGCGATACCACGGCAAGACGGGTCAATTCCTGGCGGATTGGCACTGCCCGGTCTGCAAGAAGTGGAAGCGTATGTCGCACGAACCGATGTGCTGCGGCAAGCTCAGCGAGTACCACGAGCTCCTCATCCGCCTCCCCACGGTCGTCGGCCACATCGACGGCGTGTACAAAGCGTCCGACGGCTCCTACTGGATTGTGGACTACAAGACAACTTCTACTGCTGCCGTCAATGGCGGCAAGGTCAACAATCCTGGGCGTGCCTACACGGAGCAGGTCGAGGCGTATGCCTGGGCCATGGGGGAGCAATACAATGTTCGCATCAAGGGTGTGTGCCTGATGTTCATCATTCGGGACAACCCCACAACCCCTCACATCTGGGCCAAGGAGCTGACTGATGCCGACTTCAAGAAGATCGGTCGCCGTCTGGAGCGCTACACTGAGCAGCACAAGAAGGCGTACCTCGTCGGCACCAAGGACCAGCTCAAGTGGGCCTGGAAGAACCGCCTCTGCCTCCCAACTGAGATAGAAGACACTGCCCCTATGTGCCCGTTCAGGCGAGGTTGTGAGGACTCTGATCCGACCGAAGCCATCGCGTGGTTCGAGCAGGGCGTCCGCAAGGGCTATCTACCCATCAAACGTATGGTCGAGCGGGAGCTCGCCGCCAAATCGAAGGAGAAGTAACGTGTCGACAGCCAATCGTTTCGTAGTCATCCTCATCAGCCTGTGGTCGCGCTGGAAGATGCTAGTTCCAGCAGCACTCGTCATCTTGGCCTCCCTCTCCAGTCTGTACCAATTCATCTCGGCCTTGTGCGTGGTGATGGGATTCTCCTTCGCCTATGTGAGGTTCTGGTGCGACCGCAAGAGGATCCTCCTCACCGAGGCGCAGGCTGAATTCCTGGTCGCACACAGCAGCGAATCCTTCCTCCGGCGCCTGGCTCTGCGCCCTCCCGAAACCCTCCACGATCTGTGGGAGGCTCTGAAGGCGGAGGAGCAGGCTGGGCAGGAAGCGCTGGCAGCACAGCGCCGGAACAGCCTTGTCAAGATCTTCCAACTCAATCGCCAGGAGTCCGATTACGACGAGGCGAAGGAGCAGCGTCAGGCAGAGGAGCAGCAAGAGTGTCTGTGAACACCGCAACACTCTTGCTCGTCGTGGTCGCATTCTGCGGGGCGCTTCTACGCCCTGAAACGTGGTTGGCGTCCCTTATCATGATCGCGTGCTGCGGTCTTCGATTACTCCTAGTCCCTACGAAGCGCCTCATGCGCGAAGCCTCGACCTGGGATGTCGCTGTAGTCATTGTGTGCGCCTTCTTCACCTTATTATCAAACCTCAGGTGATTCATGTCAAGCAACTTCCCCATCCATGGGCCGGACCTCCAATTCTACCTCAATGCCGAGAAGGTGCATCTCGACTTTCGGGGCATGACCGGCCAGGAGTTCTGCAACAAGTTCGGCTTCCTCAGCTTGAAGGAAACACTCGGCAAGCCGGTCGGCAACAATCCGACGTACATGCTGCGCGTGACGAAGTGCCTGTTTGAGCAGCACTGGTACGAATCTGTTGTGGCGACCGTCGTGTGGTCCATCGCGCATCGTCTGGACTTGCGCAACGTCAACTACTCGTGGGTCATGGGTCGCGAGGACCACAACTATGACTGGGCTCCCAAGTTCTCGCTGACCGGTGACTTCGTTCTGCAGGATAGCGAGGAGCCGGACGATCCGCCCTATGAGACGGAGCGCGTCAGTCTGGCCCGTGTCATCCCCTCACCTGTCATGTCTGACGTTCACCGCAGCCTGAACGTGTGGCGGGACTTCGTGGTCGCCGAATTCTTTCAGGAGCGCGCCCACCGCGCCTTGGAAGCAGCTATCAAGGTCGCGACCGACGCCCGTACCGCCTGGGACGAGCATCGCAAACTTCATCCTAACTAGGAGCATAACATGCCCGAAGCAAATCTCATCACTGAAGACGACAAGGTCATCCTGGCCCTCATCGGTTGGGACGCCATGCTGAACAGCAGCGAAGAAAACGAAATGGCCCTCAAGTGGCTCGCCCTGGCCCGTGCCGCTGATGGTAACGCCGTGGACTGCATCAAGGCGGCGTTCGCTCGTGGCCCTCTGTACGATGGTGACGTCCCGAGCAAGGCCGGGCGGGACTGGTGCCTGGAGCAAGGTCTGATCGCCAAGGTCATCGTGCGCGGCGAATGGGGCTACAACGCGCTGACGTACAAGGGCGCGTGGGTCTACAAGGTTCTCATCGCAATGGGCGCTGAAGCCCCGAAGAAGGAGCTCTCGTGAAATACGTCGTAGTGCAAGTCGTGCGCAAGGTGCGCAACCCTGATGGTACGACCGGCGAAGAAACGCTGGAACTGCCGGTGATATTCCCGAAGGAACTGGTCCACGCGACCTTCCCCGACACCTCCCGCGGTGTCTACACCACCCTCTAATTCTCCTGGAAACTTTGATGAACCGTTCTGTGAAATCGACCCTGGTGGCCCTCGTACTTGGCGTGGTGTGCATGAGCGTGGCAACCGATTCGGAAGCCCGTCGCCGCTGGGGCAGTCGTTCGTATAGCATCCCCAAACCTTCCGCGCCCAAGCCCTCGGCACCGGCCCCTACGGTCATCCACCAGAACAGCGGCGGCTCCGGCTTCATGCCTTCGCTGATCGGCGGTGCCATCGGCGCCAGCATGATGTCTGGTGGGCACCCTCGTGAAGAGGAGCCGCGCCAAGCCAACCAACTGCCGCAGCAACGCCCTAACACGGGCGACCACATCACCCCCGTCCGCGTACCCTGAGGTCAGCAATGCAACAGAACTATGTCCGCCGTCTGCTCAAGCGCCCGCACCCGCAGATGCTCACTCACGATGCTCAGCGCCGCAGCTATCCCGACCTGATCCAAGACTATCGGCAAGACGCGCGCCGCGCAGGTCGTTGTGGCAAGACCCCGTTGCTGGTGCAGGAACTGGAACGTCGCATACTCAAGAAGGGCCTGTTCGCCGCCCGCTACGGGGCGTCCCCGATTGTAATGGGCTCCACGCAGTCGGGCCGTCAGACCACGTTCGCTGACATCGAGCGCCTCTGGCAATCCACCAACTCGGCGTGGGTCACCAAGGAACTGCGCGACAACACTTTCGGTGGAGGCTGATGGCGTTGGCTGCTCGGTAAGCGATCCGCATCTTAGAGGACGACAAGCCCATAATTGCGCTGTACGGCTACACCACGATAGATTTGCACGAACAAACGCAAAGCTCTCGCCAGCCTCCGGGAAGTAAATAGCACCGTAACCATCGTGCTCCCCGAGGATGCCGGTAAGAGCACTCAACTCACGCAGGAATAGAATGGCTCTCGACACGAAGTACCGACCCAAGACCCTCAACCAGTGCATCGGCCACGAAGCCGCCGTCACAATGATGCGCGGCTTTGTGAATGGACGACCTCCGAAACTCCTGGTCATCTCCGGACCAACCTCGTCAGGTAAGACGACCCTCGGGCGCATTCTGGCAGGTGAGTTGAATGGCTATGATCCTCAGGGCAACCCATACGACTACATGGAAGTCGATGGTGGTCAGTACCGCACCAAGGAGGAACTACTCAGCCTGACCCGCACGGCGGCGTTCATGCCGCAGCGTGGCAAGTATCGCGTGATCCTGATCGACGAGTTTCAGCATGTCCTGGGGAATGCCCAGGCTGTCCCTGTTCTGCTGAAGGCTACTGAAGAGCCGCCCCCGCGCACGATCTGGATCTTCTGCACGATGGACCCTACCAAACTCCAGACAGACAAGAATGGGAAGGCCATCCTCAACCGATCTGTACAGATCACCCTGAAGCAGCACACCAACGAGGACTTGTTCAAGCAGGGTGTCCGCATCGTCAAGAACGAGAAGATGGGGTTCATCAGCCCTGACTTACTCAAGCAGATCGTCCTCGAATCCAACAACGAGATGCGTACTCTGGCTCACAACATCGAGTCGGTGGCAGCATTCTACTCCGGGTTGGCGAAGAAGCGTCCGCTCACCCCTGCGGACATCCAGATCGGCCTGAAGTCGGTCAACGCGGACAACGAAAACGTCGTCAAGAGGTACCTGACTGCCCTGTATGGAGGCTCCTTCGTCGAAGCAGCCAAAGCCATCATGGATATCGAGGACGACGTGAGCTTCGTCAATCAGGCTCTGTGGGCGGCGAAGTTCGTGCTGTACGTCAAGGGGCTGGGCGTCACCAAGCACAAGAAGGTTCTCTGGTACGGCAACAACAGGGAGATTCTGGAAGCCGTCAACAAACTCCAGAAGAAGCCTACGGTCGGGGACTTGGCGGCGGTTGTCACCATGTTGATCAAGGTGCGTTCGATGCTCACGACGGGCAACCTCGAGGACCACCTGACTGCTGCAACTTTCCACTACCTCAACGGTGATGACTGATGGTCCAAGGGACCACCCTTCCCGCAGGCACACGTATCGAGCGAGAGCTGAACGTGTACGAGGTCGTCGATCCAGGCGACCGTCTCGTCCTGCTACGCTGCGTCTACTTCGTGTGTGAGGAAGACATGGGCGACCGCATCTTCTGCACCCACCTCAACCAAGAACTCTGGATGGCGAAGTTCCACCTCCCGTCCTACAACATCAGTAACTACGTCCCCGAGTAGAGCCTCGTAGGAGTCGTAAGGGACCTGACCGAAGCCGAGCGCCAAGCACGCCAAGATGAAGCCGACAAGAAGCGCGATGAAGAGCATGCTCTCCCACCTCAACCCGTCTCAGGAACAAGAATGATTGACCTCAGTAGCCTGTCTAGCCTCTCCTCCTACGCGCCTCTCGTCGCTCTGGGTGGCGTCGCCGCAGCCGCAGCGGCCGGATGGCGGCATGTACAGGGCTTCCTCTCTTCAGTGAAGCGCCTCATCATCGTGGAAGCAGAGATCGACCCATGTACGGCAGAGGCTGTCCAGCACTACCTCATCGCCAAGTGGAAGCGTGCCCCGTCGGGCAAGATGACGACGGCCGGTGGCCGATTCGACGTCAAGACCGCCGACCACCGCTACGTGGTTCCGTTCCACATCGAGAACGAGAACTTCATCGCGTACCGTGGTCGTCAGTTCGTGTGGGCCAAGCGCGGCTCCAGCGGACGTCACGTCTACCGCATCAGCGCCGTGCGCGGCATCGTCAACGTGCGCAAGTTCCTCTCCGAAGCTACGCGGTACTACAACGAGGAGTTCCTGCCGTCCATCAAGAGTAAGACTCGCTCCAGCCGCTTCGCTGTGTACGACCTGATCGGAACGGACAAGAGCAACGCATTCGGCGAGGTGGCTAGTGCCATGCGCAAGCGCAGCAGCCCGAGTGGTGGCAGTCTGGAGGCTGATTCTATCGCGGACTCCAACCTCACCCCGATACTGGCTCTGGAGAAGTCGTTCGTCTACGACGCGGACGTGTACACACCTTCGACCGAGGATAGCCCTCTGACTGGTCTGTACTACCCCGAGTACATCCTGGACCAGTTTCGGCAGGCCCGCCAGTGGATGGAAATGGGTGACTGGTACTTGCAGCGATCGATCCCTCACCGCCGGGGTTGGCTGTTCTACGGACCAGGCGGCACGGGCAAGTCCAGTTTGGCAAAGGCCATCGCCAAGGACCTCGGGATCCCCATCTACCGCTTCTTCCTGAACACCATGTCGGATCAGGAGTTCATGAGCGAATGGCGTGGCATGACTACTCCGTGCGTGGCTCTGTTCGAGGACTTCGACAACACGTTCCACGGACGCGAGCCTGCCACTGAGCATCGCAGCCTGTCGTTCGACACGGTGCTGAACATGATCTCGGGCGTCAACACGACGAGCGGCGTGCTGCTGATCGTGACCACCAACCACATCGAGCATATCGACCCGGCTCTGGGTACGCTCGGTCCGGATGGTAAGTCCACGCGCCCTGGCCGCATCGACCGGATCGTGCACATCGCCCATATGAAAGCACCCGAGCGTGAGCGCATGGCCCGCGACATCCTGCGTGACTGGCCCGACCTGATCCAGCGCGCCATCGACCCGGAACGCTACCCCGTCGATCCCACGCCCACGCAGTTCCAAGAGGACTGCCTCCAGCTTGCCTACGAGAAGATGAAGGACTGATATGAGCGCCGTCGAACTCTACCTCCCTCTCGGTCCGGCCTTCTCGTTGAAGATGGGGAAGATCTGGCCGGAGCCCTACGCCACTCCTGCAGCCGACGCATTCCTGGAAGACTGGAACTCGGGCCAGATCTATCTGATCTTCGCTGGGGACAACATCGTGGGCGTCACTGGCTACTTCTTGGACACCCATTCCACCTCCGTGTACTTGCGCTGGACCGGCATCTTGCCGGAGTATCGTCGCAAGGGCTACGCCTCGAAGGCACTGACGGTACTGCGCAACGCGCTGTCGCACGACTACTCCGGGTGCAAGCTGGTGGAGCTCGTGCCTGACAACGAGTACGGGGTCGCGGTCAAGCAGTTCTTCCTCTCGCAAGGCTTCCAGGAAGACCCCGACGTGTACACGCCGCCGAACGAATGCTCGGACTGGCCCACCATCGCAATGTCCATCACCATTTGAGGAACCAATGGAAATGATCGTACACGACTCCGAGGCCAGCCTGAGCAAGCACGACCATTCGGCCAAGAGCTTCCAGTATCGCAACGCACAATTCGTCTACGACGAGTGGATGCTCAACAAGCTGAACTCCATGTTCGGGGGCAATGCCGTCGCGTGTTACACTACCAAGCCTACTCGCTTCCGGACTGAGGTCATCAGCCACCTCTCGCTCTTCCTGTTCTTCGATGACCGTCCCCCGACGTTCATACAGATCAGCGAGTGGATGACCCTGGACCGCGTCAACACTTGATCGGCTGTGAATTTTAGCTCCAAGCCAACTCAAGCACTGGAGCAGCCAGCATGGACTCCCACCTGTTCTTAGCGACCTGCGTGAACAACGTGGCCCATCGGGAAATACACGACCGGCTCCGGGGTTGAAGCTCATGCCTGAACCCTCGAAGAAACCCTGCGTCAAGAGCGCGAACGCGCCCGCTGGGTGCTCCGCCCGGACCCTACTCTGTAGGCCCAAAGTAGTAAATGTTCTGCATTAGGTAGCCACTATAACAACCCGCCATGCAGAACACAGTAGCCAACGTCTGGCGGTCGATCCTTCTACGGAAGGTCGGCCCATTCGACGACGTCTCTTTCGACATCCCGCTCGGCATCTCCACGATCTACGGGTTCAACACTAGCGCGCACGACCCGAACGCGGCCGGCAAGTCCATGCTGTTCTCGTCGATCTTCGACACGCTGTACGAGAATCCGATCGCTGCTGAGAAGTCCGATCGCATCCGTGTCGGCGAGCGTGGTGTACGCATCGACCTACAAGGCAAGCCCCTGCTCCTCAAACGGGTCGGCTCCAAATCCCAACTGAAATTCGACGGTGCGCTCGTTCACGGGGCCACCAATGTTCGGCGCAAGCTGGACGACATCCTGCCGTGGACCTGGGAAGATGTAGTCACCTACATCCATCTGGACTCCCAGACCCCTCATCCCCTGGTCAAGGGTAGCAATGCTGATCGCAAGGCATTCCTGACCAAGTTCTTTGGCCTAGACAAGATCGACGCCGAGAAGAAGATTATCAAGGCTGCTTATGAGAAGGTCTCCGGGGCGATTGATCGCTATGAAGCTCTAGAAGCCGATCGAGCCGAGCTCCAACCCAGGCTACCTCCCAAGGGCATGATCGAGAAGCTCACCGATCGAGCGAAGCGTATGCAGGCCCACTTGGATCAACTCCAGGAGGGTGCGGCAGAGGCTGACCAGGCACGTCGTGCAGCCCTATTCCGTGAGCAGGCCGCTGCTGAGCTCGATCACTACGCGAAGGCGTGCGACGAGGTTGGAAAGGAGGATTTACGCAGCCTGATCGCCGACTTCGAGAAGCAACTCTCGCGCAACATGGACCTCCTCGAGCAGGCTGGCGAATTCGAGGACTGGCAGGAGCGCAAGCAACGGTTCGACGAGTGGGCGCAGAACCTCAGCCCTGAGACCAAGGCATTTCTACGATCGGGGGCGGTAGACAAGAACCCTCAGGCCATTGCAGCCAAGCTCGACAAGGCACAGTATCGCTACGACGATTTGATTGCCGAGCAAGCTCGCCTCCGCCCCATTTGCGGGGCTAGGATCACGACGGTTGAAAAGCCGAAGCGTCCTCTGGGAGAAGCTCGTGCTAAGATGGAGTCGGCACAACATCAGCTCCAGCATGCGAAGAAATTCGGCGGCGGTTCCTGCCCTACATGCGGCCAGCACGTCAAGACTGCCAACACGGCGGAACTCACTAAGATCATCAACTTCGCCACTGCCTGCATCAAGCAGCACGAGGCTTATGAGGAGTATCAGTCCAAGGTCACCAAGCAGCAGGAAGCTCGCAAGCGCTTCAGCGAGTTGAAGGCCGAGTCCGATAAGATCCTCGCGTACATGCGAGCGCACGAGAAGTACCGCATCATCGCCGAGGAGCTGAGCAATGCCCCTAAGAATCCGGGTGAGTTCACTGGCAAGCGCATCATCGCCAAGGTAGTGCGCGGCGTCATCGACGAGCTGAACACTCGCCTACGAGCCCTCAAGTTTCTGGAATCCAACCACGACGTCTTCCAGCAGGCTCTGGAACTAGGTGAGAGTGCTGACTTCGCCAAGTCCAACGTCGAGCAAGTTGCCGCGCTGACCCGGGAGCTCACGCAGATCGAGGCCAAGCTGGCACGCGCGCGGGCTCTTACCGAGCAGTACGATGGCATCTTGGAGAAGATGGAGTCGCTCAAGAAGCACATCAACCGCGCCAAGGATCTGGAAGCTCTGCTGGCTGGCTACGACGACAAGGCCATGAAGAAGCTGGTCGTACAGGCCCTCAGCTCGCGCCTGGGCCAGCAGATCGCCAAGTATGCATCCATTGTGTTCCCGGAGTTCAAGTTCGAGCTCAAGTGGGATGCCCATCAGGTCGAGTTCTTGGTGCATCGTCACTTCCCGGACCGCGTTGATACCACTGATGTGCGACGCCTGTCCGGTGCTGAGACCAAGCTGTTCACTATCGTGCTGGTGATGGCACTGATGGCCTTCGTTCCCAGCGAGAAGCGTTCCTCAATGATCGTCCTGGACGAGCCTGCTGCAAACATGGGACCTGCCAACATTCAGCGCTTCCAAGAGCTCCTGCCGATGCTCAACAAGATGATCCCGTCGGTAATCATCATCACGCCGAAGGCTGAGGAGCGCTATGGGGGACGAGAGTTCACTATTTGCAAGATGCGAGGCATCACCACTGTCGTGGAAGGCCACCCCTCAACAATCAAGCTGAAGCCGGTCAAGCGCATGGCTACCAAGAAGAGGAAAGCATGAACTCGTATCACCATCTCAACGCCACTATGATTGCCAAACTGGCCGACCAACTCGAAACCGAGTATGGGGTCAAGGTGCTGTTCTCGCGCATCGTGGGCAGCCATATGTGGGGCTATGCCGATGACGTCAGCGACTACGATGTGCAGTTCGTGTACGTCCGGCCATTGAACGACTATCTGAGTTTCCTGCCTCGCAAGCAGATCCGTTACGAGACGGCCTTCGTGACTCCCGGCCTAGCTGGTCATGCCGACGTGTTCGCCTACGACTTGCAGGACTTCGTTCGCCTGATGTCCAAGAGCGACATGAACGTGTCTCAATTCATGTTCGCCCAGCGCATAGGTGAGGAGGCTTTGTGCTGGCACGGCTTGAATGAGTTGTTCGGGCGACACTTCCAGCCAAACCTCCTGACCCGCAAATATCTGGGCCACTCAAGGTCGTCGCTGGCTGCTCTCAACATCAAGCCGGATGACCGTTCGAATCAGTGGAACGTGGTGCGCGCTATGGTCTGCGCCCATCAGCTGCATGCCACAGGTAAGCTGGCGATCCCCGACATCCTTCAAGCTTCCCATAAGTTCACGCCTGACCTCAAGCTGACCATCGACCCTGAACGGCGTCCGGGTTTCGACAAGGCTGCGTTCCGAGAACTGCTGGCCGCGACCGATGCGTGGGATCTCTCCTACCCTGAACGTACCGACGAGCAGGTTGAGGAATTCAACACCATGGCGAAGGCCATCATCCGCCGTTTTGCCAACCCTGACTGGAGCTGATGCCTATGTCCGCTTACATGCGTGTCTTCAATCTGCTGAACAGTTCGCCGGCTGCTATCAGTGCAATCCTCAAGAACCTAGGAGTGTGGCACGGTCTGGTTCAGAAGTCCACTGGCTTGAAAATCCACAAGATCAAGGGCACTATCGACCAGAAGCTGCAACCCCTGAACGTAGTAGTCCTCTCCTCACTGGACTCCCTCAATCGGCTGGAACCCGTTGTGCCGACTCTGGTACTGAGCTCCTTCCCCAAGAGCCTCGTTGAGTGTGTGGAGGGCTGCATCGAGAACCTCGACACGGATCCCTCAAACCTCGAGGAGCGCATCCGCTATGCTCTATGGGAGGCATTAAAGCCTGGGGAGGTTCGGGTCCGCTTCAAGAAGAAGCTCCCGCACGAGCACATTGAATCCGTCAGTCCTCCGTCCTTCTTGGACAAGTACCAGACGATCCAATGCAAGATCAACCCGTATTCGCTACGCCAGCAAGCCCACAAGATGGCGGTCGGCTACATTGCAGGCTCGGTAGCGAAGCGGGAGGCTGAGCGACTGTTCAATTCGTCTCTCAAGTTCAACCCCATGAAGGAACTCGTCATGGGTCCCGAGGGGGCAAAGCTCCGGGATGCTATCGCCCAAGTGTCCAGCGGGATGCCCATCGAGGACGTCACGGAGTCTACTGGAATCGACCAGTTCGAAATCACTTACATGATGAAGTCCTACAAGAAGTTGTACGGCATCAGGTGAGGTCGCTGCACGGCATCAAGTGAGGTCGCTGCTGAACAGGGGTCCAGGCGCAATTTTATGGCACCATGGCTACCTCAATCGAACTGCTCATTGCCCTCCCGAACGGGACCACGGCAACGGTGTACTTGGACCCGGCCTCTGTGTATCTGGTAGAGGTTCATACGGACGGGACTCTGGCGTATGTTCCGGCGGATGAGGTCGCCAACCTCGTCCTCTATGAGACTCCTGAAAAGGATCAATGGCCTCTCCTGAACTACGTCGTTGCCAACGTGATCCGCGCTCTCCCCAGCGATCACGAACCCGACTCCGGTGGCCTCTACTTCGATTCCCACCCCAATCCGTGCGCCTGCGTAACGACAACGGATGCCTCCCAATTCTTGCGATTCACGGAATAGAACCATGCTCCAGCAACTGATCTCCCCGACCCCTTCCTACTTCGGCCGTCCCCTGGACAAGCCCTCCAAGCAGACCATCCTCGTTGCGATGGGTCGGCCGTCGGGCAAGATCTACGGGTACTTTTCCATCGCCGAGACCACCTTCGATGGCACGGAAACCGAGTTCACCATGCCTGACGGTAAGGTGCCGGTCCAGTCCATCACGCATCCGTCCTATCAGCACCCCACGGCCAACACGCGGAACGCTGGCCTGCCTGATGGTCAGAACTACATGACGGGTGGTCGCCTGAACATCGCTCGCACGAACTCCCCGGTCGTGGGCCAATACATGGCTGCGGTGTGGGACGATGCTGAACTCACGAAAGCGCAGAAGGTCCACCGCTTCGGCACCAACTCCAGCAATCCGTCTGGGTTGCGCGGCGCTCCGGTCGGCAGTTTCGGCAGCGCCGTCACGAACTACCGAATGCAGAAGGGTCAGGAAGATATCGGACAGGCGGTTCCGGGATCGCTGACCGTCCCCTGGAGTGGCTTCTCGAATTTCGTGGACGTTTCGCACACTGGCTACGCCCATCTGTGGGTGAGTGCTCTGAACCTCACGCAAGACCGACTGACCCTTGGCGCTCTCATCCAGTCCCTGACGTTGGGCATGGGCTCTGTCGCCGCCAACTTCGATCCGGAGCCGCCGGTGCCTCCTGTCGTTGACAATCCCGATGCTACGATGCGCTGGTTCGCCAATATCTCGGAGTCGGCCCTGGTCGGAGAATGCCCGTACTTCGACTTTAATTGGGTGACCCTCTTCCAGGCGAAGAACCGGCAGTACGTCAATTCGCGCCTCGTCATCCCGCAGACCATCAAGCCCACTACCGTCCCCGAAGCCTTCAAGGTCTTCCTGGTAGGCTCGCCTACGGTGGTTACTGGCACCAACGTCACCTATGACACTCTGCGGGTGCTTCTGGTGGATCCGTCGAAAGCTCCAGCTGGGGATTACGAGTTCGAGTTCGACGTGTCTACGGATCAGGGCACGACGCAAGTCAAACTCACCCTCACCGTGGCCGCGTAACCTCCAACCCAAGCAAGGGCTCCTGATCGAAAGGTCGGGAGCCCTTCTTGCGTTCTGGGACAGAAAAGCAGTAAATGATGTGCGTAGCACACCCCATTATAGGACAGGGCAGACATGCTGAAAGTAGCAATATCCGGCGATTCGTTGCAAGATGCGATGAAGATCGCCACCACCATCGCACCTCCGATGACCGGCAACATAATCTTCGACGGGTCGCAACCGGGCAAGCTGGCAATAACCTCGATTGGCGAATCCACTCGCTGCCACCTGATACTGCCGTGCCACTCGGAAGGCGACGATATCTTCTCCCTTCCCATACAGACCGCCATCTCCTCGACCAAAGGCCGCGCCGAGGTGCAACTCCTGTTCGACAAGTCTGTGCTGACTGTCAAATCGGGCAAGTACAAGACAGTGGCCGCAACGGTGGACGTCGTACGAGAGCCGCCGCTCCCCATGAAGGGGTTGGAGGGTACGCGCATCGAACCTGAACAATCCGCGTGGTTGCTCCAGTCGTGCAAGGATGTCCTCATCAACCCCGACAAGGTTCTGGGTCAGAAGATCAGCCACGTTAGCTTCCAACTTACTGACGAGGGGGCCTTCATTGCCTCATACGACGGGGAGCGCATGGCCTATGCAATGACCAGCGAGGTCACCGGCAACATGGAGTTCACACTCCCGCTGCAGACTTTGAAGTCTGTCCTCGAGACGTTCGGACAGTCCGTGTTCAAGATGTCCGTGCGGGACGGCGTCCTGTATGTGTGGAATGCCATTGGCTTCGCAACCCTCGCGCTGATCGCCCCTCAATTCACCATCCCCATGGAAGCAGTCATGGGCCGAGTCGAAGAGAGTCGGGCAAAACCCAAGGCCAAATTCCGATTGGATCTCAGCGAGGCCAAAGCATTCTTCGAGAATGCCAAGGCTGTAGCACGGGAGGGCGTCAAGAACAGCATCCACGTGAAGGTCGGGAAGTCCACTACCAAGCTCGAACTGAAGTCTTCGTTCGGTAGCTCGGAGATCGAGCTTGAGTCCAAGGCCACTGGCGCATCCGAGTTCGATATCGACATGTCCTATCTGCAGGAGTTCATGGGGAAGAAGTTCCCGGACGTGCACGTCTTCGACACTTACATTTCCGGATATGATGCTGACACGGGCATGATCATTGCCCTCAACCAGCCGGAGTCGCCGAGTGCTGATTGACAGGCTTTCCCCGAGGATCTTCGCGCTGCGCATGGAGCCCGGTAGCCTGGAACCCATCGGCAAGCCGTTGGTGGATTCCCTACTCCGCGTGTATCGCTGTCAGTCTGGTTTTCTCGTCGAGCATGTGTGGGGTGAGCTCATGTTCGGTGGCTACTACCTGTTCGCCCACCGCCCCGGCTTGCGCAAATTGACTGAGACAGACTCCGTGCTGCGCAACAAGGAGATCGTCGTGTTCAACACACCTAACAAGGCCACGCTCATCACATCTCCGATCGCCTCGGAGCTGATTCAGACTATTCTGGACGAGCAATGAACGAGATCACCTCCTTCGACGGGGAGTTCCGCTTCCTGTCCAACTTCCACTATGTGCCGCATCTTGGCACCACGGCCGAGCATCTGTACCAAGCTGCCAAGGCGGCCGACCCCATCGACATGATCCGCATCCTGGCGGCAGAAACACCGGGCCAAGCGAAGCGGCTGGGCGCACGCTGCAAGATGCGTGAGAACTGGGATCACATCAAGATCGGTGTCATGCGCGAGGTGATTGCGCAGAAATTCGAGGACCCGGACCTGCGTGACTTCCTCCTGTCCACCGGTGAGGCCCGCCTGATTGAAGGCAACACCTGGGGCGATAAGTTCTGGGGCGTGTGCGGTGGCGTCGGCCTCAACAACCTCGGCCTGCTTCTGATGGAGCGCCGCCAGCAACTGCGAGACGCCCTATGAGCTGGCGGACCGACGTTCCTAGTTCTATGCTCATCGGCGAACTGGTGGCTTGGGTTCTCGTCGTGGTCGGTATCAGCATCTACAACCTACTGGAGTTACTATGAGCAATCACGGCTATCATATCGAAGTGATCCCCAAGGGTGAGCTCGGTGAGCTTTCCAAAATCCAAGAAGAACTCTCCGAACTCCGCGACGCCATGGTGCAAGGCAGCCGGGTCATGGCACTGGTCGAACTCTCAGACACGGTCGGTGCCATTCAGGCATTCCTCGACAAGCATTTCCCTGGCTTCACCATCGACGACCTGAAGACCTTCTCCAACATCACCAAGCGAGCCTTCGAGAATGGCCACCGCAAATAACCTCGACACCGACAGCTTGGCCCTCATGCACGGCGCACTGAACCTCCTGTCCAGCGTAGGGTTCACGTTCGTCGATCTGCCGTGGGCGGTCTACAGCATGTATTCGGACGCCACCCGCCCGAAAGATGCGCGCGACTTCGAGACGCCGCTCGGGTCGCTGGTGGCATCTGGTGAGCAGAGCTTCCTGCAGATGTGGAATCGCAGAGAACTGCCACCACTGCTGAGCTCGCTTGGCTATGTTGGCTGGACTCCGTGCTTTCGTGATGAGCCAGTGCATGACGAGCTCCACCAAGGTGCGTTCTTGAAGGTGGAATGGTTTGTGCCGTTCCCGAAGGATCCTGGCAACGAGCTCCAGGCGCTCCTCGAAATCCAGAAGGTGGTGTTCATCTCGATGGCTCAGATGGTTGGCGTCGATCACGACACCGCCAAAGCAGGCATCGAGGTTGAGCAGACCGACACGCACGCCTACGACATCAATGTCGGCGGCATTGAAATCGGCTCGTATGGGCTGCGCTACTTCATGGGTGGCATCTACCTGTATGGTACGGGGCTTGCGCTCCCCAGATTCAATGTCGCGTTCGCTAAATTGAGGAACAAATGACCTCCATCCGTATTGGCGGCAAGCCCCAAGCGCGGAAGCCGCAACCGAGCCGTCTGACTCCGGAAGACCCCGAATACAAGACACTCATGCGCATCCTGGCTGGGATGCAAAGCCGCATCAACATCGAGAAAGAGCGCAACGAAATCCTGACCCTGCATGAGTCGCGGAAGTCCTTGGGCCTGATGTCCAGCGCCAAGCGATATGACCCGCAGTATGTCTACGACTGCGTGTTGACAGATATGGCGTATCGGGGGCGCTTGGTCACGATGATCAAGCGCGTAAATAACACGGTGACCCTCCTCGAACGTGCTGAGAAGGCATTCCGTGCCTACGCGCTCACGTCCTTCCGGGCGCAACTCGGCAGTACGCAGGGTGAGCGCACCAATGCCCTGGACCGCATCTGTCGCCCGGTGCTGGATTTCAAGTCCGAATGCCAGGACCACGTTGCAGGCATCGAGGTAGTCATCAAGGACATTGATCAAGCATCCTTCGCTTACGCGAGGCTGGTCACGTTGCTCCAGCTCATGTCCGACTCAAAGGGCCCACGTAATATTTAGGACCCAGACAGTATGCGCTCACCCTCTATTCTAGCCGAGCTGTATTCGAGCGGGAGCTTGACACTACCTAGAGCCCGGCCTTCTGTATCATAGAAGTGCATACTTCTGCTGATGATCTTATAAGTGAACGGGACCTCAGGTAATTTCAGCTTCAATTGCTTGATCCCGCCATTACCTGAGGTACCGTAGACTCGAGACCCTTCTTTAACACGGAACACTGCTTCAGCACACTTCTTATGATCTCTCGGAAGCTGGCCAAGTATTAATCTCCTATTCTTAATCAGGATTTCACCTCGGCAATACCTACACCCGACACGTGACCAGAGTGGGATGACATGGGCTTCAAGTAGAGTGAACAGGGGGGTTCTGGGCCGTTATCTTGGACTCCAGCACTTCAACGTCCATTCTGTGCGCTTCTGACTGATATTCTCTGTATCCATCTCGAGCCCACACCATCTTCCGCTGCTTACTTTGGTTGGCAACGTCTTCACGCATATGACACAGCAGAAAGAACGCATCATACGAATATACAAGGCAGAGGCGCTCTACCTCAGAAGCTCCGATGTACCTGAGCCAATCAAGGAAACGTTGTACAATCGGTACACCGTGAGGTTCTATGCGGAGAAGGTGTGTGCCAAGTGCGAGCATGGCCCCTATCGTCACACGGAAGAGTTCTGCCAACCGTGCGGAGCATTCACGGGCGAAGTCCGCCTGTCCGGTGAGTACAAGGTCGGCAAGGAGAAGTATGTCAAGGTCCCGCTCGGCGACCGCCTCCAAGTCACGTCCTACCTCAATAGTAAGGGCTTCAATCTCAAGCTGTTCGACAAGACGCCGCAGGCCCGTAAGTATCCCATGCGGTTCATCGGCACCCTGAAGGACTACCAAAAGGACGTACCGGCCAAGCTCAAGAGAGCCAAGCGCGGCGTGCTGAAAGCGCCTCCGCGTACCGGCAAGACGGTGATGGCGTGCGCCACTATCTGCCATATTGGTGGTAAGGCGCTCATCCTGGCCGCACAGCGTGAATGGCTCGACGGCTTCTACGACACCTTCATGGGGTCGGCCACGACCCAGAAGATGTCGAATCTACCGAAGCACATGATCGGGTACTGTAAGAAGCCGAGCGACTTCGAGAAGTACGCAGTGTGCCTCGCCACGTACCAGACGTTCATCAGCGAGAATGGCCACAAGGTTCTGGAGAAGGTCCGCAACCTCTTCTCCACCGTCATAGTCGATGAGGCACATGGTCTTGCGGCCCAACATTTCCTGCGCACCATATCCCGCTTCAACGCCGAGTACGTATTCGGCCTGACCGCGACCCCTGGACGTAAGGACGGCATGTACAAACTGGTGGACATGGTGCTAGGTCGCGTCGTCCACGAGATCAAGCGCGAGATGCTACGCCCCAAGTGGATTCCGGTTCGGACGCAATTCAGGGACAACCGCAGTAGCGGACTGTGGGCCAATCTCGTCAAGCGCCTGGAGAAGGACCCGAAGCGACTCAAGCTGATCGCGGAATACGCGGTGAAGGATATCCGGTCCGGGCACGTCGTGTTGATCCCGTTCTCGCAGGTGGCCCCGGTGCGTGCGCTGGTGCAAGCCATCAACAAGATCGCTGGCGAGAAGGTAGCCTACGAGTTCAGTGGTAGTCTGCGCAAGGATGTCCGCAAGAAGCTGATTGCCGACGCGCAGCAGGGTCTCATCCCATGCCTCGTTGGCACCATCAAGTTGCTCTCGGTCGGCACCAACATCCCACCTGCCAGTGCGCTGTACGAGGTAGCTCTGTCGGCCAACGTCTATTCCGCCGAACAGCGCATCGCCCGTATATTGACGCCGCACGACGGTAAACCCGACCCTATCGTCCGATTCTTCATGGACGAGTACAAGGTGCGCAAGTCCTGCGCCCGTGTGGAGTGGTTCGGCGTGATACGTAAAAAGTTCAACCCTCTGATTTCCCCCAAGGATGAAGAAATCTTCGTGGGTTGGATGTCTGGCAAGAACGACGCTATGGACTACGGTTCGCGCAAACGACCTCTTTTAGGATGGTGACATGAATCTCCAAGAAGCAAAGCTCTACATTGGTAGTCGCATCAGGGCCGTCCTGCGCGATGTCGATACCGGCAAGGTCGCCGTGGTGGACGCCTCTATCCTGGCGGTGAGCGACAATGGCACGGCCAACATCGCGTGCAACGGGCAGAGCCTGTGGATGCGGCTGGAACATATCACCAAGGTCCCTTCCGACGTGAAGGAATCACCCGGCGACTGGCCGGAGGACTACGCCCACGAGGATGGTTGCTATCAGTGCAAATGCTTCCAGTGCGGCAATCTCTTTCACGGGCACAGACGTCGCGCTCTGTGCAAGACGTGCTACGCGAATCCCGGGGAAGTCGAATGAACCTGGAGCAACTATACCAGAACAATCTGGGCCTTCTGCACCACCCAGGTCTGCGCGGCGCAATCTACTTCATTCAGGAGTACGCGCTTCGCTACCAGGAGGTCGTGACCGGGGACCAGTACCCAATCCTCAAGCTACTAGGTGTCAAGGGTAAGCATTCGTTCTTCGAGGCGCGTTGGGCCAACGACGAGCGACTGCACAACCTCGTATGGTACGACGTGTTCGCTCAGGAAGAATCCACCTGCGACTGGACGGCGTTCCAGCTCTGCCTGGGATACGAGAACAAGCTCTTCGACCTGGACGGCAAGGAAGTAAATAAGTACGGTCGCTGGGTGCGGTTCGCTGCAAATCGCCCCGGCGACGATGCCTTTCTCGTGGAAAGGATCATCAACACATACGAACTCTCGATAGCCAAGCCGGTTGTCGCAGAGCTCCCAATCGAGGAACCTCATGAAAGCAATCTGGAAGTTCGGTCTAGCTGAAAGCTGCACCGTCGAAATGCCCAAGGGCGCACGCATCCTGACTGTGCGTGAGCAGGGCAACGACGTGGCTCTGTGGGTGGAAGTGGACCCCAAGGCACCGCGTGAGAAGCGCGAGTTCCGCCTCTTCGGCACGGGCTTCGAGCTCCCTGGCAACAAGCTGATGAACTACCTGGGCACCGCGATGCTCATGGGTGGCAGTCTGGTGCTGCACGCCTACGAAGTACTCCCTCACGACCCCGCCAAGACCCTCGTGGCAGGAATCACTTATCGCAACGGCCCCACCGGAGGTTGACGTGGTCAAGAAGCAACTCAAGCCAGGAGTGTACGCGATCGATGTCCCCAAGACGAGCCGAGCGCGTACCATCGTGCCGGGCCACGTCTTTCGCCAGACGGCCTTCAATTGGGAACCGCAGGCGTTCGCGGTCGAGCATGAGAAGTTCGACGGTAAGCTCGTCAGTGAGGCGCCCCAGAAGCAGTCGCTGGAAACCTTCATCGCCAACCCTGGATACAAGGGCATCTTCGGGGTAGCAGGCAACCCGGACGACCAGATGGCGAAGTACTTCGCGGCGTACCTCGTCCACCACCACATGCAGACATTCCCCTCGGGGGCAGTTCATTGGGAAGTGCTGTATGGTGGCTTCGAGAACAAGCTGCTGGTGCAACCCAAGGACCACATCAGCATGCTGGTCCTGTCGAATCTGACGGCCGACAGCACTCAATCCAAGTTGGAGAAGGCTCGCGACCTCCTGGAGTACTATTCCAACGTCCCTAGGGTAGTCGTGTGCGCTGGTACTGATCCTATGTCGTTCCTCTGTGGCAAGCTGTATTGCCCCGTGAACGCAATGGTCTATATCCAGGGCAAAGCCCTCAACTCGATGGTGTTGTGATGTCTATCTGCAAAATCCTGACTGGTAAGACGGTCGACCAACTCGGCGGTGCCGAGGCCTCCGCACCAGAGACTCTGACCATTGGCAAGAGCACGCTCGAAGACGAGATTGAGCCCCTGAATGACGAAATCAATGGCATAGGTGGCTTCGAGAACTACACCATCGTGGAGGAACAGGCATGATCTTCGCAATCGGAATCATACTCGCCTACATCGGCTGGGTACTGAAGGCTCGCGGCCTGGAAGCCATCACTGCATCTTCGTGGCGACTCATCCTTTCTGGCAGCCTTATCGTCTGCGGCTTGTTCATGGTGGTACTGTCCATCGCCATCATGGCCTGGGGCAGCTTGCCATGACCGAGAAGTTCAACCTCTGGGGTAGACCGTTCACACCAGACAGTGCGTTGACGAGGGCGTTCAACGCGCGTGTCGCCGACACCATCAAGCGTTCTCTGGAAAGCTTCTTGCAGAGCCTGAAGTTTGCTACAGAGTTCGGGTCGCCTCTGGGCAAAGCACGTACCGATTCGCGTCGAAGTGGACGCGAGGTAAATAGGTCAACCGCAGGCAAGGTAATCCAACAAGATGGCGAAACTATCAAGCCCTAGGACAGAGCTCGCTGTATTGCGCGCAGCCTGTCACCGTGACGAACTGATCAGCGGCACGGTGCTTACCAAGATCGACGAGTCTTACTTCTATTCGGAGGAGGCTCAGGAAATTTTCGCACTAGCCAAACAGGTCCGTAATCAGACCGGCAAGGCTGTGTCATACAGGATGCTGCTGGAGCATCCGCAGATCAGCAAGGATGCGGCGAACTTCTTCCGTAATTCCCAGCCGGTCATCAATGATAAGGCCGAGGCCCTGCGTGCCTTGGCGGCACTCGGTGAATTCCGTCGTCGCAGGTCGCTGGCTGAGATCGCCAACGTCATCGGCGATGCGCTGAACAAGCCCACTGTCAACTCCAAGGAGTTGATGGAGCAGGCCCAGACTCGCTTGAATCGGGGGCGGGCCAGCAAGGATGACACGGTCCTGGTGCGCTTCGGGCACAAGGACAACGCGGGTGATGTGATCAAGCGACTCCTCTACGAGGATCGCAGGGACGACATCATCCCCACTGGCTTCAAGACCTTTGACGATGTCAACGGCGGCCTGTTCCGCGGATCCCTGGTCGGCATTGCTGGGACCACAGGAGGGGGTAAGTCGACTCTGGCCAATCAGCTCGCTGTCAACATCGCCAGCATGGGCTACCCGGTCGACATCCTGCCGCTGGAAATGACCGAGCTCGAAATGTCGGCGCGTATCACCGCAACGGTGACTCGCTTCGACGCGATGAAGATCCTACTTCAACGCATGACTCGCTCAGAGAAGGCGCTGGTGGAGCAGCGTATGCTCAAGTGGCGCAAGATGCTCCACCGCAAGCAGTCGTACTACGCGATCCACAAGCCGAAGGAAGATGTCACTATGGAGGAAGCGCTCTCCATCATGACGGCTCCGGTCAAGATCATCGACTACATGGGGCTGCTCGCCAACACCGACGGCGAAGACCAATGGAGGAAGCTGGGAGCGGCCACTCGCTACGCCAAGATCCACGCCGAAGCCACCAACAGTCTGATCATCGTGCTGGCACAGCTTGACCAGCAGGGCGTGATCCGCTACTCGCGCGCTATGGCGGAACACATGAACAATCTCTGGGCGTTCGTTGCGAACAAGGACACCCGCGAGGCTGGCATCATCAACATCGAGCAGCAGAAGGCGCGTAACCAGCGCATGTTCTCCTTCTCGCTGAAGATCGACAGCGACATGATGCGCGTGTACGATCTCCCGAACAACGGTGCCGATTACCAGATGCCGAAGGCCGGTCAGCAGGACGATAATCTGCCCAATCTTGCTGACACGGTGTGACCATAGAACTCGACCACGAATCTCCTACGTACCGCCGCGCCACCAACGCCGGATGGACGTTTAGTGACGCCACAGTTAGTCCGGAACCTCGTACTGGCCCGGAGAAAAACATCGCCCTCGGCCCTGTACGTATCGAAGGCGAGCTCCAGTGGGTGTGGTCGCCGACGAAGCCCGCAGCAGTCACGTCTATTACGGCAAACATGCCGGTTCAATCATTCATCCACAACTAGGAGCATATAATGCCCAGCCCCGCCGCAGAAGCTCACGCGCAAGCCATGGAAGAGAAATTCGGCCCGGTCAACGCGGCCATCCTCAAGGATGCACCGCCTAGCATTCTGTACACGCATCACGTGATGGCCGTGTACAAACACTATGACCAACTCGGCCGCATCGACGCAGTCTCCTACAACCATCACAACTCCAACCCCGTGCTCGCCAAGCTGGTGGACCACGCTTTGTTTGCCATGCGTGCATGTGTGCAACAGGAAGCCATCGATGCTCCGTACCGCAATGTTCCGGTGGGCGAGCTCCAGGACCACCATCGCATCGCGCTGGAACTGAACGACGTGAACACGGCCATTGCCAGTGGTGACTACAACGCCGCAGTCACGGCGGTCGAGACATTCCTGTTCAGCGCGCTCCAGTTGGCCCGCGAGAACATCGAGAAGATCGTGCATGCCACGCATGGCGCAGCGGGTCGCACCGAGCAGGCCATCATCGAAGATCTGGTCAGCCGGGTCGCTGCCACCAAGACAGGCGGTGGCGTGGCCATCACCGGCGACCTGAAGGCCGATTGATGGCCTACACCGTCGGGTTCACGGGCCACCGCCCTAACAGGCTCGGTAACGTGCCCATGATGAACGGTAAGCTCCGCGCACTCGCCACGGAGTACCTCCAGAAGAATCCGGTGGAAGCCGTCATTGTGGGCATGGCCCCTGGCTGGGACTTGGCGGCTGGCGAAGCCGCAGTGGATCGTGGCCTCCACGTCACCGCTGCAGTCCCATTCAAGGGCTACGAAGTCTGCCTGCCGGAACACGAACGGGAACGCTATTTCCACTTGCTCGACCAATGCGACGTGGTCAAGTATGTGTGCGATCCCGGGCGTGACCCCGAGAAGCTGTTCCGGCGCAACCGCTGGATCGTCGTCCACTCCGACCGCATCTGCGCGCTGCACAGCGGCGCGATGAGCGGCACAAGCAACTGCGTCAACTACGCGAAGCGAGTTGGCAAACCGATCGACAACCTCTGGGACCAATGGCGATCCCTTCATATGGAAGAACCTTCATGAGCAACGCAAGCAACTGGCTGACCCTCTTCACGCTGCAAGCTGCGGCGAACGACACGCTGGCTGGCCCGAACTGGCGCAACGACCCCAAGACCTTCGACTACAAGGCCGCTCTGTCGGACGAAGTCGTGGAAGCTCGTCTGGCTGCTGGCTATGCACCGTTCTGGTCTGGTGGCGAGAAGCCCACCTTCGACGCCAACAACCTCAAGCTGGAAATCGTCGACATCCTACACTTCCTGATGTCCGACGTCATGCAAGCCACGTCGCGCACGGCTGATCCCCTACCCCTCCTGGTGGACAACGCGGTCAACGGTTTCCGATTCGCCAAGGTCGAATCCGGATGGGATGCACACATCGCCCACGACTTCCTGGGCTCGGTCATGACCGGCAACATCCAGGCCGCGTTCGAAGACTTCGCCCGTCTGTGCGGCGCCGCTGGCATGTCCTTCCCGGAACTCTACGGCAAGTACATCGCCAAGAACGCGCTGAACGTGTTCCGCAAGTCCATCGGCTACAAGCAGGACAAGTCGGTGAAATACTGGCTCGTCTCGGGCGACGATAAGACCGAGGACAACGCCTTCGTGATGGCGAAGGTCGACGAGATGGTTGCCAACGGCGACAACCTCCTGGACATCACCTACGATCAGATGGTCGAGATCATCCGCCAGGAGTACACCCGCGTGACGGGCAAGGCTGCCTAAAGGGCCAGCCGCAAGGCGTCTGTAGGACCTCCATTTGGATGGTTTTTACAATGCCAATCGGAGCTAAAACGGCTCCCCTGGGCGGTACTAGGCCCAAACGCAAAAGCCCCTCCCAGGACGTCCTGGGAGGGGCTTTTCTCATGATGCTATCCGGAGGTCCAAACGGACCTTACGGAGCAGTGGTGACCGTGACGGTCACGCCCGGCGAGGTCACACCATCCTGCGCAGCAGTGATGGTAGCCGAGCCAGCAGCAACCCCTGTCACCAGACCGGCCGCACTGACGGTAGTGTTCGCCGGAGTGGCGGAGATCCACGTCGCTGTGGACGTGACGTTCTGTGTGTTGCCGTCGGACAGGGTGGCGATGGCCTTGTAGTAGGTCTCGACGCCGACCTGTGCGATGGGCGATCCCGCGATGGCGACCGAGCTGACGGTCGCCGGAACTTCGGGGATGACCGGAGTGGGTGCCGGGCCGTGGAAGTCCGGGTCGATGTCCTTCATGATTGGCTGGAGCTCGTCCTGGAACACGGTGCCGCCCAGCACGAACTGCGAAGCGAGATCCGGCCGGTGCCACCCCATGTAATCCAGGAATGCGGCGATGTCCGTGCCCGTCCATTCGTCACCCGACGACAGGTTCTGATAGTTGTCCTTGGCCACGGAGGCCTTGATGTCGGCGTAGGTGAACAGATCGATTGTGAAGAGAACTTACATTATGACTCCTTGGTTTGTTGCATGGCGAAGCCAGTGACGCGCACCACGGGGACCGTGCCATCGACGTCACTGATGGTGATGGAAGCGAAGGGATCGTCCAGGACGAACAGGGAGTTGACCAGAACCGAGTACGGGGTAGCACCCAGCACGTTCGGGACGATGAGCAGGCTGATCTGCGACTTCGTGGTGACGCAGACCGCATCAGCCGTAGGAACGGTGATAGCTGCGCCTACCTGAAGTTGGACAAACCGTTCGTAGCAGACCTCGAGGCCCTCGAAGGCGAAGTGTTTCCTGATGCAGTCCATGTAGGCTCACTCTTTAACGAAATGCAGGTTGATGCTCACGTTGATATGGCTTGACCCTGAGCCTGTCGCCTGCTCGATGCCGATGCGGTCACCGGCCTTAAGGGTCACGTCTTCCAGGATGACGGCTGGAACGTACCCTCCGCGCCGTGGATGGAGCTCAGAACCATGAATTGCCTACCGTCGCTCACGCGAGCGGTGTGGAAGACCACATCGGCCTTCGCACCCAAGGCCGATGCCATGCAGAGCTCCTAATCAGTGAGTGATGTTATCGCTATGAGGTTGCTTCTCCCTCCTCACCCTCGGAAGAGGGGGCCTCTTCTGCGGGGGGCTCCTCGGATTCGGGTTCCGTGGCGGGCTCTTCAGGTTCCGATTCCGGCTCGTCCACCTCCGGAACCCAACCTTCGGGTGGCACAATGCGCTGCACCTTGATGGTTTCGGTGGATACCGCTTCCGGGCTCCACTGCACCACGCGGGTGTCGTAGTGCGGGGACTGGAGGTGCCAGCCATGCAGCAGCTCCATGTCCTCGATGGTGAGAAACGCCTGCACCACTTCGATGGGTTCGTCCGCAGTGCGTGCGACCTCCGCCAGCTCGTAGACGCTCGATCCTTCGTACTTCATAGGGACCTCTATCGTAGATTGAAGAACCAGATGATCTGTTGTTGCGTAAGGTCGACAGGATCGGTGGAATCACCGAGAACCTCGACCGCGTACCGATGCACGGAATTCGGAGAGGTGTCGTCGCCAAGGACTTCGACCACCGTGCGATTGATTTCCTGCTCCAGACCCACTACAGCAAGAGCTTCGACCTGGAAGCTGTGTACGAGTGGCGTCTGGATTTCCTCGTAGACGATGTCCTGTTCCAGGGCAACGCCACGAGCAGCAGGGATCGGATCGAGCTCAACCTCCGCCAGCACCTCGACGGTCACCTTGTTGAACTTGCGCACCAGAGGCGGCAAGGCCAGCACGGAACGGCCTACGACAGCAGAGCGGAGTTCCGGCGGCGGCACGAAGGATGTGTCGTCCGCCAGTACCTCCACCTCGACCTGCCGCACCGGCGGATTCTGGGAGGCCATAACGAGCACGGCCCTCCCAACTACCTTCGCCGAAAGCTCAGGGTACGGGATGAAGTCCGTACCTCCGAGAACTTCGACGCGCACCCCATTGGCTACACCTGACTCGACGACAACCAGATCCTGGTTGAGCGCCAGGGCTTTTACGTCTGCCATACTGGTGCTCCTTTATGTGGTACGTCCGATACGGATCTTCGCCTGTCCGACTGAGGTGCGGGTCCATTCGGCACCCGTCTTAGGGTCTTTGTCGAGGTCCTGACGGAGGTACGTCCACGACCCCACGGGCGACACAACATCCTGCGGAGTCAGCTCTTGCACCACGCCCCCGGACGACACGCCGACCGTGACCTTCATGGCGCTTGCCATCTGCCGGCTGAAGAAGGCTTCCGTCGTCACACCCAGCACACGATAGCCCTCGGGTACGACGGTGCCGTTCGTGCTGTACTGATCGCGCTTCGGTGCGCCCTGTTCGGACACGGAGGTTGTGCTGTTCGTAATCGACGGCTGGGCAACCATCTCGGCGTGAGCAGCACCTTCTACGCTAGGATTCCACTCCAACGGAGTATCGTCCGTGGCCGGAACATCGTAGTAGACGCGGAGGTCCGGACCCAGCATGCCAGGATCCTGCGCAATGGGGAACTCCAGATAGACCATATCCGCCGTGTACTGGTTCCACGCCCCTCGCGAGATGCCGAACCAGTTGACTGCCGTACCCGATGACCAGCTCAGCGTGGTTGTGCGGACCACAACGGAGTCGATGACATAAGTGATCTCCCAGTTGTTGGTGGCCGCAGCGGGCCGCGCAATGAGTTGGAATTCGTGCCACTGGTTGACTCCGTTGGGAACCGTGGTGGCTACGACTGTCGTGTTCATGGCAACCGTCTGTATGAACGTCGCTGCCGTGTAGGCCGCATTAGGCGTAAAGCCGATCGGATAGTAGCCAGCGGGTGATCCACCGGTAGTGCTGGGCGGCTGCGAATAGAACAGACCGTTGCAGTTGGTGTTGTTGCCCGTGTTGGAGCTGGCTCGCGCGGGAGTCGACATCAGCAACTCCCACTTGATTCCGTCCTTGGAGCGGGCCAGCAGGTAGTCGTTCTGCGTGTTGGCGGGGGAGCAGAGCCAGAACTCACCATTGATGAACTTTAGGCCATCCATGCAGAAGCCCGAGGTGTACGTTGTGAGAGTCGGGAACGGGGTCGCCACCGTCGTCCAGGTAACCCCATCATCCTTGCTCACGAAGACCTCAGCGTGGCTGTAGGACGCCGCCACGAAGGTGCCATTGCCGTAGGCCACGCCACCCATGTCGCGACCGGTCAGTGGGAACGTGCCTGGCGTGAACGTCAGCCCCTGGTCCACTGAGCGCGAATAGGAGCTGGAACGACCGATCGCGATGACCGTCTTGGTGACGTCCGATGCAGCGATGCCGATAACATCGGTCGAGACGTTCGGGGTCACCGCAGCAATCGACTGCAGATCATCCGGCGACCGCGCGCAGCGCAGGGCCGCGCCAGCAACGAGCCACACAGCAGTGCCTGGGATGTTGCAGATGGTGTAGATGGGGCCAGCCAACGCAGTCAGGTCCGTGAACGGGCCGTTGATGTTGGTGCCGTGGTAGATGTGCCCGTTGTCGAAGCCGAACGCAATGCGTCCGTTTCCAACTGCCGAGGACCGCTGCGACGACGAGCCGGTGAAGATCGTCGTTGCCGAATACCCGACAGATGGGGTTCCGTGGACAGCCACCATAGCACCGCCGCGCGAGTCAACCCAGACAGCTTCGCCGTTGAAGCCGATGCCGTAGCCTAGCGTGCCGGACGTGGAGCCGGAGCCGGGCGACAGGACGAAGTTCCAGGCGTCACCGTCGGGGCTCACGCCGATGTAGTTGCCGACAGAGCCCACTGTGGGCATGATGTACTGGGAACCATCCCAGATGATGTTGTTGCCAACGGACCCCCAGATCCACGACATCTGCTTCCACGACATGGCAAAGCCGATCTTGTCGGCCCACATGGAGTCAAGCGGGGTGCGCGACATGGGAATCGCGAGGTAGTCACTAGCCGTACCGCCCGTTCCAGTCGCAGCGGCGGTGCCTGCTGACAGTAGACCCACGGAACGACCCCCAACGTAGGGGGCCATGCCCGACGAGAAGAAGTCGGAGGAGGCCCCCGACCAAATCCCCATCGTCGAGAAATCGTTCTTGACGCGAGCGCCGCCGAGGCTCACGAAGTTGTATGCCATGATGTTCCTTTATGCGGTGCGGTTGATGCTCACTTGCATCGCCTTGAGGGACTCTTCCGTCCAGAGGTTGCCATTACCGTCCTTCTCAGCCACAATGTTCAGGCCGATGAAGTCCGTGGTGGAACCATCCAACACCAGCGACCGGCTGCCGAGGTTCACCGCGTTGTGGGACACATCGAGCTTGATCGTGGGTGTCGGAATGCCGAGACGATTGAAGACCATCGTCGTGTTGACAGCAGCCAACCGATACCCAGCAATGGGTGGCGCGTTACCGGAGTTCTGATAGGTGTCTTCGTTTCCGACGGCAGACGACTGTACGAAGTTCGTAGCCGCAAGCACGCGCCCATCACCGGAAGCCGCAGCGGCATTCGAGGCAGCACCAGTCGGGACTCGCTCCCACTGAGGCGTACCCACATCGGTGTCGAATCCAGTGGGCCGGGGGCGCACTTGGATATCCCCACGGGGAATGTCGTTCATAGACGTACCAGACATGTCCGTCATGATGACATCGCCCCACATGCTGAACCCATAGGACGACGTGCAGAACCAGAGGCGCTGCGTGGAGGAAGCTGCTGCAACGTTGGTTGCGGTCGTGCCGACCTTGACGTCATCGACCCAGAACTCCACATCGAATGTCGGCACCGATTGCCCGGATACGGAGCGGCCCACAATCTGACACTTGTGCCAGAGCGCATCAGTCGAGTTGCTCACTGTATCGCGTTGCGTGCCGGTAGCAGCCCCCAGATACGTGCAGATCCCGGAGTTGGTGGCGTTGATGCCCATCATCTGGTTACCACCAGTGAGGAATCCGCTACCCGAATACGCATCTGCGAAGAACAGCCCCGTAGGCGTTACCGAAGCGTTCGGGGCAGTTCGGGCGCTGGTAGTTCCTTGGATGAGTTCCCAAGTACCTTGACCAGCGTACTTCATTACCGCAGAGATCACGCTGTTGAGGGCGAACATGTACAGACCATCGTTCATCTTCAGGTCGCGCCACACCAGATCACGCCCGTTCAGGTTGAGGTCGTTCGTGACGACCGTCCACATGGTGGCATCGGTGCTGGTGAGAGTGTTCGACTGGTTAGTGAGCGCTATGAACTCACCGTTGTAGAACGTGACCCAGTTGATGTGTTCGGTCGTACCGGACGTGCGGAGGGCCCAGGTGACTCCACCATCAGTGGAGCTCCAGATGCGACCCGAGTCTCCGACCACAGCAATCTTGGTTCCATCCGTGCTGCAAGCGGTCGCCCGTGGGGTTGCAGCCGTCGTGCCTCCGGAGAACACTGCGGTCCACGAAGTCCCGTTGAGTGACCGCCCGATGAGGATCGCCTTGGAATTGTAGTCCGTACCGACGTAGATGAAGCAGCCTGCCTGAGCGAACCAGTCGATGGTAGTGGGGATGCCACCCAGGGACTGCCCGTTCTTGGTATCCCACACTGCTGTAGGCGTACCACCGAACACGTTGGTGCTGTAGATCGTTGCTCCGGAATTGTTAGCCCTGTTGAACCACGTATAGTAGTAGTACCCGTCATGGTACGTCGCGTCGCGGTAGCCTACATTGGTCGCGGCCTGCGCAACGGAAACCGTGGGGTTGGTGGCGCTGTTCCACTTACCCATATAGGCGTTCGTGGTCATCAGCACTTCACCGTTCTCGGTTAGCTTAAGGTGGGAGGTGCTATCCTCGTCCCACCCGTAGCCTGTCCCGCCGGGTACGGAAGTTGCAGTAGTCCAGTTGTAGAAGTCCGTAGAATCCTGGTATAGAGTCCAGTTGGGCACGCCTCGAATGGTCACTCCGTCCGTCGTGTAGAGGTACTGGAGCTTCGGGGTGGAATCGTAGCGGCCTTGAAACGTCAGGCAGAACCCACCGGCGCTGTAATATTCCTGAGCGCTCCCGACGTCAAGAATCATTTCGTTCGTGCTACTATTGCCGGAATGGCCCGGGAAGGTAGTCGCAGTGGCGTAGCTGAAGCGCTGAAGAGTATTCCCGCTCTTGGTGTTCCAACGAGCACCCTTCGCTACACCCATGAAGCGCAGTGCAGTGCCGTCCGAGTTTGTCTGGATATTCTTGGTCTTGCCACCCAGCATGGCAGTGAGGTCAGGCCACGTCTTGGCATGGTTGAACGAGATTACTTTCTTGAGTGCCATCTCTTATCCTTCTTTGGCCCGACGAGACCGCTCCCACCGGGCCACACGAGAGTTACAGGCTGACGTTGCCCACTTCCAGCAGTGCCAGATTGGTCAGGTTGAACGGCGTGCTGCTGGCCGATTGTTCCTGTACCGCGATGATACGCTGAGCGTTCTTGCCGACCACGTCGAAGTTCACCGTGGTGGCGTCCGCTGCCTGATACTTCAGCTGCGGGTTGACCGACAGGAACTTCTCCGAGGTTTCGGTGATCTGGACAGCCTTGATGTTCTGGATGTCCGGGAACAGCGATGTGTCAAACTTGTACAGGTCGATCTGACCGCTGTCGGTGGCCTGCACGAAGTCCGTGTCGGACGCCGCGCATTCCCAGTTCTGCTTGCCGCTGTCCGACGGAGTCCACTGGCTCACCGAACCGTTGGCGTTCAGCGGCATCGGGAACGAGCGTACAGGCGGCATGAGCGGCATGTCGTTCGAGCCTTGAGCCGGCAGGTTGGCTTCACCGTCCGTGAAGCCAGCAGGCCAGAGCAGCGTACCATTGCGATCCACCGAGGTACCATCCACTTGCTGCATGGTGCAGTCGTCCAGCGTGAACGTGAACGCCGTGCTGTGGATTTCACCCCAGCGGTTGATGACCGACGTGTTGAATGTGGTGGCGGACAGCGTGGTGGCGAGGTTGTCGCGGATAGTAGCGCCGGACACCGTGACCGAGGTCTGCAGCGTGTTGGCAGCCGTTGCACCCGTGACGCGGACAACCACGAAGTAGTACAGGCCCGTCTGAACAGCCACCAGCACAGGCGACGTCGCGAAGGAGCTGTAGTTCGTGGGGAACACGAGGTTCAGGCCGTTGGTCGTGTTGTTCAGGATGCCGAACAGGGGAATGATGTTGGCCGTGGCCGTCGGAGCCAGCGAGCTCGACGTCAGGAACACCATCGGCGTGGCTGCAACCGTGGCTGCAACCGTGTCGATGCGGACCCATCCGGACCATGCGAACAGGGTCTTCTGGGCGTTCTGGCCTGCGGTCACGGCATTTGTGATGACGCCAGTGGATTGGAACTCGCGCAGGAAGCCGATGCCAGCCGTGGCGCTCGGGGCGCGGGCGCAGGCGAGACCACGTCCGCCGAACTTGCCGGTGCCTGCCGTGATCTCCGGCGTGTACGTGGGGTTGGGGGTGTAGTTCGGGTAGTTCTGGGCGAGAACACCAGTGGGGTCCGCTTCCATCCCGAAGGTGTCTTTGATGAAGTTGACGATGGACATGTAGATTCCTCTGTGGATTAGGGCGCGCGACGGCCGACCATGTTGCAACTGAACTGAGCAATGTTGGAGGGCCAGACCCATTCGAGCAAGTCACCGATCTCGAAGGTCGGCTCCGTTTCGGTGCTGGTCCAGGTGACGGCATCGGTGGCCAGGGTGTACTGGATCGAGCCGATGTTGGTGGACACGCCAGCACGGATGCGGTTCAGCTGCACAATGGCGGTGCTGCCAGTGTAGAGCTTGAAATATGCATACGAGCTAGCGAAGTTTTGCGCGAACTTGACCTGGAACGGGAACGGATAGCGCACGTTGCCGAGCAGCACCGGAGCGCCGTTGGCGTTGAAGCCTACCAGCGACACCGCCGGATCAGGCGGCAGATTGTCCAGGTCGTTGTAGTCGTTGGTTGTAGCAACCAGAGCAGCATTGGTGACGTCCGCGATGGTGTGCGTGTGCGGCTTCGGGGTGAAGGTCAGCGGGATGCCGCTCAGATCGCTGTACTGGTTGGTCTTGCCGACCAGAGCCAGATCGGGCAGGTTGCCTGCATTGATGATGACGTCGCCGGTCTGGCCGTTCACCGACGTGACGGTTGCCACGACGGCGGCAACCTTCTGCCACTTCGTACCATCCGAGACCAGCCAGTCCGCCACGTTCCAGGACGTGGTACCGTCAATGGGGGTGGTGCCAGCCACTGACACGACGTACAGCCAGCCCAAGTTGCCAGCATCGGCAGCCGGGATGGTCGGCGTGTTGGTAGACGCGTCCCAGGTGCCCTTATACACCATCGCGCCGGTGATCGAGTCCGGTAGATACTGCGGCAGGATACGATCGTTGGCATCGAGGATGTCCAGGCCCAGGTCCTGGCGGGTGATGACCACCGTGCCAGTCTGAGCAGTGCCGTCCTGGCCGCGCACGGACAGCACGTCCGCAGCGATCAGGCCGTCGATCTGGACACTGAGTCCTTGGCCGACCATGACACCACCCAACACCGTTTCCGATGCGGGCATCAGCACGTACTGCGGCGGGATGGTAGGCTTGTTGTTGAGGTCGTTGTAGTTGCCCGTGGTAGCGACCGTTGCGAGGTCGGTGGGCGACACACCGAACTTCACAACGACGCCAGCCGCGTTCTTGGAGTACAGGACCTTGTCGGTCATGTTCATCGCAAGCTGGCGCTCGATGAGAACAGAGGGGTCCGGAACCTTACCTGCCTCCTCCGTTCCCAGGTGCTGGATGGGGATATTGACGATGGACATTTAGAACGTTCCTTGGTCGATGATGAGGTTCGTCATCCAGTTCAGCGTTACCGGCTGCTGTGGTTGGGTGGGATCGGCCATACCATCGATGGTGTAGCCAGCGGCGTTCTGCCCGCCCGTGAACGGTACGGAACCATCCGCCTTGAGAGCTCCCAGGTCCTCGGCAGTCAGAGGCACGTTACCCGAACTGTCAGGGCTGATGCCAGCGACCGACGACACCGTACCGGAACCGCCACCTCCGGCGACCAAGATCTGGACGCCAGTAGCCGTCTCGACGAAGTCCACTCCCGGCGAGGGAAGCAGCTTCTTCATCGTGACGTTGCCGTCCGGATCGGTGCCAGCCACCAGCCCCGCCGCGCCTGCGGTGGCATCGATAGCGTCGGATACCGTCTGGACGCCGGTATTGGTGTTGGTGACCGTGATGGTGCCAGCCGAATTCGTCGTGACTTCGATACCGTCGCCGCCCACCACATTGACAGGGCCGGTGAGACCGTTCAGATTGGTGACCGAGACAGATGCGCCCCCATCGTACGTGATGAGCAGAGTGTCAGTACCTTGCGCGGTAACGCTGATACCGGCGTCGCCCACGATGTTCAAAGCGCCGTTCAGGGTGTTCAGCGAAAGAACCGGGTTGGCAAGGCCCACCGCTGCAATGGTGATGTCCTGACCGGACGGGGTCACCTGAATGCCAGACCCGCCGACAATGTTAAGATCACCGAGCAGGGCGTTCAGCGAAGTGACACCCCCGCCGGTGCCACCAGACGAGACGAAGGTGATGGTACCATCCGGATCCGACGTGATCGTCATGCCCGAACCGGCTGCGAAGTTCAGGTCGCCAGTGAGCTGGTTGGCTCCGGCCGTGATGGCCGTAACGCCAGTGTTGGTGATCGTGATGTTCTGGCCGGTAATGGACAGGTCGATGCCATCACCTTCCTGCAGCAGGGCCTCGCCCTTCACACCGTTCAACGACTCGATGCCGGTGTAGGCCACCGTGATCTTCTGGCCGTTGACAGTCGCCGTGATGGGGTCCGTACCTTCGATCTCGACTACGCCCTTCAGACCATTCAGCTCGTCCACACCTGCCGCAGCTTGCTCCGATGTCAGAGTCAGGATGCCACCGGCTTCGGTGATGGTCAGACCGCCGCCGCCCTGCAGACGCTTCATAACGCCTTCAGAATTGAACACCAGCGGGAAGGTTCCAGCGCCACCATCCACCGAGGTCAGTTCGAGAACGCCCGTGTTGGTGACAGTCACCGTCGTGGCGTTGCTGGTCACTTCGATGCCATCACCGGCTGCGATGGTCTTCAGCACGCCGCCAGTGTCGTTGCTCACCAGCGATTGACCGCCAGCACCAGCCGAAGAGATGGCTTTCAGGCGCTCACCCAGAGCATCGTCGATGCCCTTCAGGTGCGCGGTGAGGTACGCAGCAGCCGCCCCCACGTAGTTGACGCCGACGTAGGAGACGATGGTGTCGAGGTCGTAGGCTTTCTTCTGACCGAGGTCCGTACCCGTCAGCACATCCTTCGCGAGGTTGCGCGTGACGTTCGCCAGGACGTAGGGGCAAGCACCCGTCTTGGAGATGAACGACTGAGCCGTGTTGCTGACCCAGGTGCTGGTGTCATCCAGCACCAGCAAGCCGGTTGCCGCAGTGGACGTGATGCAGGCCACGTTGGGATCGGTGCCAAGCGCCCGCGCTTTCCGGACGGACATGATGCCGCCCATGTGCCGGAACGTGTTGGCATGGCCGATGTCCATGTAGTCTGCCGTACCACCACTGCTCTCGATCACCGCCGTGCTGATCGAGGGGAAGCCGCGCACGTATACCTGCGGCGTCGTACCATCGTGTTGGAGCTTGCCAGCGTTGACATATAGACCTTCGAAGACCGCAGCACCAGTCCACGCGCCGGTGGATTCGTTAGTGAGCAGAGCGATGTTCGTGTTGTTGGTCTGGATGCTGATGTTGCGGAACTTGTAGCCTTCGGTCGTACCCACGCGAGTGATGGACATGCACGGCTCGGTCCCCGTATAGATGATCGCCATATCACTCATGGCGATGGGCAGCGTGCCGCCTGCCGAGACCGTGCCACGCAGCATCGTGGCGTCCTTGTTGTCGGAGCTCACCCAGCCCTGCAGCCAGACGCGCTTCGACCCCAGGATCAGGTTCTCGTCGTAGTACCCAGGCGAGATCATGATCTTGGAGTTGTCGGGGGCGTTGTTGAGCGCCAGCCCGATGGTCGCGTAGGGATTGCCCTGCGTGCCGTTGCCAGTTACGGGATCGGACTCGCAGTCCACCCAGACGGTTTCAGACGGAGTCCAGGTGCCGACCTTGCTGATGTCGATGCTGAGCGCACCGTCAGTGTCCAGGACCAGACCCTCCGAGGTGGCGGGTACGTAGATGGTGCCCGGCACAGTGGCGGTCGCGACCGGAACCGTGACGTTGCCGGTGTTGTCTGGGCTTTCACCGTTGACCGTCTTGACCGTACCACCGAACGTCGGATCGACTTCCAGGATGCCGTCAGCATCGATGATCAGGCCACTGTCGGGCTTGATCTGGACAACGCCAGTGGAGGTGTAGGTGGCAACCTGTTCGTAGCCACCATCCATCCAGACATACTCGTTGCCGTCGCTGACCAGCCAGTCACCAACCTTGAGATCGTATCCGTACTGCTGGCCCGCTACCGTGACGCGCCAGTAGAAGCCGATGTTGTCCTGGTCAGGTGCGGGCAGGGGCTGTCCCGTACCAGTGTCGATGTTCTGCTGAACATCGAACTGACCCGAGAATGGAGGCATCAGACCAGCCCAACGCAAATCGCCGAACAAGAAGTCCGGTAGTTCGTCCTTGGGGATCTTTCCGTTCTCGTCCAGGGAAGCGTCCACCACCCGGACCGTCACGTACAGCGACTTGTCAGAGGGTTCTATGGAAGCAGGCAGATCGACCACCACGCCATTGCGGTAGGCGACAAAGCTCGACGGGGCTGGTACCAGAGGGGCCGACAGGTCGGCATACACGCTGATCTCATAGCCTCGGTACACCGACATGTTCAGCATGCTGAACGGAGCGATGTAGCGCCACGACCGGCCATTGCTGATGTACAGGCCCGGCTTGTAGGACGGGTTGCCGGACTCAGCCAGTACGGCAAGCTGGTAGCGTATAGACGGAGTCTTCAGGGAGGCTACAACCGATGCCGACGCGTCTTGCACCAGAGCACCAGTGTGCAGCTTCACGGGGACCGAGTAGGGGAAGTCGGGGGCTTGCATTTCTACCGTCCGTTTATTTTCTTGATTCGCTGGGAACGCTCCCACATCTCGCGGCAATCATCCACTTCCGGGTCGCAAAAGACTCCTTCCACGGGTGTACCGCAGAACAGACATCTGCCGCGAGTGTAGAGTTGCTTCTTGAGAGTCCCTCTGACCTCAGTCACAATGTTTTCTGCGTAGTCTCCGGCGAGATCGGCTACATCTGCCATTCTTAACTGCTCCTAATTGGTAATCACGACGCGCGCGATATCGGTTCGTACTTGGCCGCTGACCAGAGGATTGAGTTTGTAGATCACTTGCACGTGCAGAGTGTACTCGCCCGGTGGCAGCGAACTCGGCATTCGGTAAGAGGTTCCGCCCATGAGCGTCATCGGATTTTCCGCCTCGATGATGGGCCACACATAGACGTTCGCACCTCGTGCATCCCGGAGCACAGCCATGAATCGAGCTCGCATGACCTGGGCGTCCAGGACGATGGGGCTGGTTACTTGGAAGGACTCTCTGAGACCCTCCTTGACAGTGATGGTGGGGATCGAGTTCTGCTTGAGGGCGATGTTCTCGATCGGGGGTCGCTGAGTTGCCATGACCAGCGTGGCACCGAAGATGGCGGGCACGCAGATCATAGAAGCTACGCGGAACACCTTCTCGACGAACACAGACAGAATTGCAGCCTTGTGAGCACCAATCACTTGGGCAATGGCGCACTCGATATGGGTCGGGTGATGAGGTATTGAAGTAGGCGGGTTCATCTTGAGGCCTGAGGGGTCAACCTTCGGGATGTGGGCATCCGGGTATCCGTCGCCCAGTCGCCCAGCACACTTTTCACTTCGGTGATTCGACGGACGGTTCATGCCGCAACTCCTCAGTCGTAAGTGGTGGGTGGGGAACGCCGTATCGCGATCTGAATACGTGCATGAATTCGTTCCATACGCGCGAACCCATCAAGCCTGATACCCCAATCAGAAATGCCATCAAGGGGCCGTTGATGTTCTGCCACTGGCACAGCCAGAATGTGAGCAGACCAGTGAAGCCACCGCTGAGGGCCTCAATAAAGAGACGTCCCACAGCGAACCTCTCCATGCTGTTCAGGTAGCGGATGGCTGCGGCTACCGCTGAAAGCCCTATGACCCACAGATACGTGAGCATGGGGTAGTCAAAGGGCTCTTTGCTGTTCATGTCCATAGACTGTACATCCTGAATCTACGATCCCCGCGGACGCCATGATATGACGCACACGGGGATCGGGCCGCTACGAAGCCCGTGGCGGCGTGGCGGGGTGTAGAAAGAACACGAACTCACGTCGGCTCCGCCTTGGCGAACGTCAATTCCGCTCGCACGGGGTTGACCCTCGCGTTGGTAATCTTCCAGCTTGTGATGGGACTGTCGATGAAGAACGCGCTGCTTACGGGGACAGTCACAGTTTGCGGAGGACCTCCCCCTATACGCGGGTAGGTCACCGTCAGATCAAGCGGGGCGCTGGTCCATAGGAAGAGAAGATTGCACGCGCCGCCAGTCTGCTCCTCCCCAGGCCCCAGGTCCAAGCGCAGGGTCACGATGTCCTGCGTGTTCTGCCACGCAGACATGTATGTGCCGATGTTGGTGGAGAGTTGGCTGGTGCTGCTCTTGACTTCGAAGCGTACAGATGCCGCGTAGGTCTGGGCGACAGGCCCTATATAGATGTTCACGGGTGGATCCCTGCAATTTGATGAGTGCCTGGCGAGACCTTATAAAATTGCCCGGCATAGTAAATAAGCAGTACCCAAGGAGTACTCAATGATCATCAAGCCCGAAATGGCGCCTCGTGAGTTCGACGTGCCGTGCATCTACCGCCAGACCAGCGTTCGCCGCAGCGCGGCCCTCATGTTTGACCCATTCGTCCTCGTCAGCTTCGCAGCCACTGCCGCCTCCTACGCACTGGAAGCCTACGACTCGCAGGACAAGATTACCGAGTATCTGCGAGGCGAGTTCACGCGCCATTACGGCGGGGGCATCACGGTCGACCCCGTCTTCGATTTCCAGGGCAGTTGCGTCGCCATGGACCTCATCATTGGGGCTCCGCTGCCCTTCAGCCACTCGATAGAGGTGCAATGATGCTCCTCTTCGCGGCTGACGGCAACTTCTATATTCACAAGATCTGGTTCACCATCCCCAACAAGCACAAGCTCAAGAAGGAGGTGCTCGGCCGCATCATGGCCAAGAAGATGTTGGACTTCATCTGTACGGACTACAACAAGCTCGGGGCTACTCACTGCGCGGTAGCTTTCGACGGGGGACAAAACTTCCGCTACAGCTTGTACCCAATGTACAAGGCGAACCGCAACCCCGACGGTGACGGCGGCAAGGCCCGTGAGAGGGGCGAGGACGGTCTAGGTAGTAAAGAGCTCTACCAATATCTGCCTCAGGTCATCAAGCTCCTCAAGAAGGCTGGCATCCCAGTCATACAGCATCCGAAATACGAGGCCGACGACATCCTGGCCTCACTGGCTCAACTACCTACCAATGTCGTGCTCGGCACCCGGGACAAGGACTTGTTCCAGATCCTCAACAAGCACACGAGACTGTGGTACTCGGAGAAGGGTGTCGGTCACTTCATCACTCTCAAGGATGCCCTGCAGAAGTGGGGCCTCAAGCAGTCCCAGTTCATCGACTACCAAACCCTCCTAGGAGACCCCGGTGACAATGTACCGACGATACCGTTCCGCAAGAGGACGGGACCCAAGACCATCCAGAAGTTGCTGGTTGAGCATGGCACTATCAAGGGTATCTACTCTAATGGCACTCCTCAGGAAAGGAAGGTCCTGATCGAGCACCAGAAGCAGGTAAGGATCAACCGACAGCTTGTGAGCATGGTCACTGATGTGTTGCGGCCCAAGCCGTCCCAGCTGAAGATCAAGAAGGTGAACCCCGAGCCCGGTTGGCCTGCTTCCTATCTAGCCCTATCTGATGGGGATAAGCTGTTCGGCAGCACGAAGTCCAGCACCCTTTCCGGGTTGCTACGCAGACGAAGGTAGCCCAAATGAAAAGCCCCTCCCAGGGTCACGCCTGGGAGGGGCTTTTGCTATGCGGATAGGGTGCAGATCACAAGGCGTTGATCTCGTCGATCACTTCGGACAGATAGTCCGGAGCGATGCTGTACAGCGCCGTGTAGAACTTGCGCATCTTGTCCTTGTCGCTCTCGCTGATAGTGGCAGCAGCCATGCGATAGATCTCGGGATCGAGGTCCACCTTGTGGGCCGACAGCATGGTGCGAGTGCTGACGACGCGGGGCGCTGACGACTGCACGCTGATCAGCTCAACGTTCTGGTTGGCTTGCGAGGTCTTGGTCACGAAGCCGTAGTCCACGTCACCAGTTTCCGTGACGTAGGCCACCAGAGCCTCTCGCTCCGGCACGGCCATGTTGACCTTCGCCAGACGCGGGGCCAGTTCGGACTCGTTGGCGGCAGCGGTCACCAACGACGACAGATCCTCTTCCTGGTGGCGGACGAGATATTTGCCAGCGGAGCCCGTCTTGAGCTCCCACACGGACTGGTCTTCGTTGTTCACCAGGACGTTGGAATTGGTGGCGAGAACCGCGTGGTACGAGGCTTGCAACTCGTGGTTGTCCACTTCACGCACTTCCGATACGGATTTGACGAATGCGACGTAGAAATCGCCCACTTCCGAAGCCTGTACCTTGGTGAGGGAGCCTTCGACCAGAGCACCTTGGCCTTGCAGCTTGGCGCAGACGCTTTCAGCGATGTCATCGGCATCCACGTTGCCAGTGGTGGAGATCATGACCTTCGCCAGATTGGCGTTGATCATGACCGCTTCGTTGATGTTGATGGTACGTGCGGAGAGACCTTGGAGGTTCAGCATGATGGTGTTTCCTCTAGAGGAGATTGGAAGACTTACCCGGCCGGGGTTTTAGATGTCTTCGTGGTCAGTGTAGGCGAAGGTAGCTTGGGCAGTCACCACAGTTGAACCGTTGGAGCCGTCCATGCTCTGGTCGTTGAACGCAGTCAGGAAGACGCGATGCAGCTGGATGGTGCGGACCACCGAAGGCTCGTCGTTCCAGAGAACGATTAGCGGTTCGGTCATGTAGTCCGCAGACAGAAGACCCTTGTTGGTACGCCAGTTGCGCATCCGATCCTTCCAATTGCGCATCCCGTTACGTACGGACCAGGAGATGGACTCGACGAAGGTGACGTCCCAGGTCTGCGTGAAGGACGCGGCACCGGCGTACGGGAGGCTGATGCCGTGAGTCTCGACCTTGGCAGTCTCCACCTGGAAGCCCGGCAACGACGTGGATTGACACTTGAAGGTGATGTCCCGTGTGTCGGGCATACCGGGGATGGTCGGGAAATAGAGGTCGAAGTTCCAACCTAGGGCGGGATCGCCAACCTCAATCATGTTCTGGAGGTTAGTCCGAGTATAAGTTGCCATGTGATTACTCCTTAGCCCACAGTCTGCACGACTTCGTCAACCGTGACCGTGCGCTTGGTGATCGAGAAGTCCAGATCGAGTTCGTGGATGGGGATGGTCGGGTAGAGGACCACCAGCACCTTGCGGACACCGGCGATTTCCATGTCGGCCGTGTTGTTGCGCGAGTCCGATACCAGAGCGTAGTCGCTCAGGGCTCGGGCCGTCACCATCGTGGACAGGTACGTGTCGTACGTCTTTAGCAGGGCGCGAACAGTGAACTCGTCGTTCTGCTCTTGCAGGAAGTACAAGCCAGCGAAGTACATCGAGGTCTTGATGGTGTTGGCAATGCGTCGCACCGACAACCACGACAACGCCGAAGCCTTGTTCTGCAGAGTGCGCTGTTCCCAGAGCGCCGTGCCAGCGCCCAGCAGGGTGCGGACATAGTTGACTTGTGCAGCCTCCATGTTGTCCATCTCCGGTTCCTCGTAGATATAACGAGTGCCGAGGATGTCCAGCAGGCCACGATTCAGACCTGCGATGGAGAACGCCGGGTTGGCGAGCTTGTCGGTGCGGGCACACAGGGCTGCGGCCCAGCCTGAGAACGGCACTAGCAGAGACTTCTGCAGGCGATCGTCAGCTTCCAGAACATCGGGGCTGAACAGAGCCGAGTAGTTCGAGTTCAGGTTCAGCGTGACTTGCCGGTAGTTGATAGCCTGTTGCGCCTTCTGGCGATCCGAGGGCACATCCAGCATTGCCACGCAGTCACCGCGCGATTGTGCCAAGCTGTCCATGGCTCGCTGAGCGATCGGGTCAGCCACGCCACCGTTGATCAGGGTACGGACCGGAACGATGTTTCGGTTGGCGAACTTCGAGGACCAGACACCTGCAATCGTGTAGGACGTAGGAGCAGCGCCAGAGGTGCCACCGTCAAGGTTCGTGCGCGGCAGATTCATGGGGTTGACCGCACCGATCACAGTACTCAGGTTCGACGTGTAGCGCATCATGTCCGAGAAGGAGTTGATGCGGCTTTCCATCTCGGTAGTGGAGCCAGTACCGTCGTTCTCGTCGTCGAACGACACATCCCACGTTTCCACAGGCACGCTGGGGTTCACAGCCGTGTTGTAGAACTCGACCGTGAAGATCGTGCTCGCCGGGGCAGCTTGAGCCGGGTCGGTGATAGGCTTCTTGGACGTGTCGGGGACGAGCTCACCCGTATCCACGAAGGACTGCGTGCCCTGGCCGATCTGAGCAATGAGGCCCATGCCAGCACCTGAAGTCGAGCGACCGTACAGGTTGTACCCATAGGCGTTCGGCATGAGGTCCCAGCCGATGGTGATGCTGCCTGCGGTGACCGAACCAGCGATGACCACGGTGATGACTTGGGATGCCAGCGTCTCACCGTTGGGGCCAATGGCCGAGATCATGTACTGATATGTACCCGCCGTCATCACGCCGCCCGTGCTGCTCGCATCGGACGTGATGTTGGTCGGCGTTGCCGGGTCCTTCGTGACGAACTCGACTGCGTAGTCATCGGCGTAAGAGCCGGGACCTGGGTCCGGATAGAACAGACCCACACACTGCTGAGTACCGGTGACGAAGGAGTCCCAGTTCGGCGACTTCGGGTCTTCCACACCGCCAGCGATAGGCTTGAACTCCAGCGTGCCGTCCTGGTTGCGCAGGAGAGCCAGAGCAGCGTACATCGCACCCGTGCCGACAGCACGGCAGGCGTAGAGCTGATTGCCTTCGCGGAAGTAGTCGCGAGCCGTGTAGCCGGTGAAGCTCACCAGCGGATCGGCATCACCGAACTTCGCGCGGAAACCATCGTACGAGTTGTACAGGCGCACGTCGGTGGGACCCATCGAACTGACGATAACCTCGCCCGCCGTGCTGGTGGATGCGTTGATGACGATACTGGAGAGGTCAACCTCCGTCATGTACACGTCACTGCGACGGTTCTGGATGAGAGACATGGATTACACCTCGATGACTTTGATGTGCTTGTTCAGCACGAGGTAGTTCCGGTCCACGGTATGGCCTGCCGGAAGCTTGACGTGGCGACGACCCATGACGTGCATGTAGTCCACATCGCCGTTGGCGTTGCGCAGTTGGACCGTCGCCTTGACCGAGCTGCCATTCACCACGTAGGGAACCTTGGGGGCAGTCTCCACACGATCCTTCAGCTTCTCGGTGGTAACATCGAGCGCTTCCGGCTGGATGGTGCTGGTCGGAGTTGAGGAACTCATGGTTGGTCTCCGTTTGATAAATCCCACTGCTCGACTGCGCCTACATCATTGCCGAACTGCGCATCGAGCTTCAATTTGACGAGCTCACCAGCCTGGGCGAGCTGCACTTCAGACATGTAGCCCTTGATTTGGACCTGAGTCTGAACCTTGTAGCCGGACTCTTCCTCGGAAGGGCTGGGACGCTCGCCAGGGACGTTCACCGTGAGATCACCGGTAGCGCCAATCTTGACGCGCAGCTTGCCAATCTCGATGGCAAACTTGAACAGTCCCATGCGGCAGGCCATCAACCAGCGCTTCGTGTACCAGAGCACAGAGTGATCACCAGCGGCTGCATTCGTCTCGTAAGTGATGTCCAGGTTGAAGATCACCGGGAGCAGACGGACGTTCACCGCAGTGTTGCCACCAGGACCGACGTTGACTACTAGCCCCTTGCGCAACAGATAGCGCGGGACATAGTGATCGGCTGACTCAGGGCTTGCTATCGTTGACACCTTGGCATACGCGAAGGGGTAGACTGGTTGGTGTCCTTCGCGACGCTGCTGTAGAATCTTGATTGCGTCGGTAGTCTGGGCGATGACGAGATCACAGCCGAACGTCTTGTAGTAGCGTTGTTGAAAGCCGTCGAGAATACGATCCTCAATGGCGGGTATTCTTTCCATAGCGGCTCCTATACGAAAAACGGGGTTGCAGAGGTCATCCCCCGCAACCCCGTCTGTCAGGAGGTCAAGCCAGAAGTCGAACCCCTGACGGAGCCTAGGCTCACTTGCGGCGCTGCGGCTTGACCACGACGCGGCTGGCCTGTATCGGCTTCTTGACCGGCTTGGCCTTGACGCCAGTCAGTCGGGCGATGACCGAGGCGAACTCGTTGGCTTCCTCTTCCATCGGCTCGACGTCCTCTTCCACTTCGACATCCTCGTCGAGGTCCAGGTCGTCGACATCCACATCGTCGACATCGGCTTCTTCGAGGATCTCTTCCGGCGAAGTGTCCTCCAGATGCTCGAGACCGTCGGTCGGATCGGCTTCGGCGTTGATGTCGTCACCGTTCAGCAGGCGGTCGATTTCCTCGTCGGACATTTCGTCCGAAGGGGCTTCCGCTTCAGCACGCAGACGAGCCGCCGTCATGGCTCGCAGGCCATAGGCGTTGGTGGCATCCAGCGTCTGGATCGCAGCGGTGATGCTGGGGTCCTTGACGGCCTGGAAGAAGGCGCGAGCGGCAACCGCCACGCGACCTTGACGAGCCAGCTCTGCAGCCAGCGCCATGCAGTCCAGAGCGCGATTGTACGTCGCCAGGACCTTAGGGGCCTTCACTTGCGTGGAGGCTACGGTCTTTTGGGGTTTCTTGATCATGTGCGTTCTCCGATAGGGTGAGAAGACTGCTAAGAGGGTTGAGGCCTTCGGGCCTCAACCACATCCTAACGGGTCGTCACACACGAATGCCCTTCGCCACGCTTCGGGTGTTGGCGATCATCGACGCCCAGCTCTGGGTGAGAACCCACCCACGACCCGGAATACCTTCGGTTTCGATGCCGATCGGCGCCGATTGCAGCGAGTCGCGGTCGGCGTAGGCACCGTGGTTCACGGCGTCGGACACGACGTACATTTCGCCTGCGTTCAGCACGCGATGCTGTTCGTGGCGGTAGGCGTCGGAGGTCACGGTCATGCCCCACATCGTGGCGAGCTCACCGGTCAGCAGCAGTTCGTGACGCGCGATGGGCGACAGGGCGCTGTGGAACTCGGTGTTGCCGATGATGTCTTCGTACAGGTCGGCAGCGATCAGGAAGTGCGGAGCCTTCAGACCCCATTGGGTCACGTTGACGCGCAGGCTGGCGACAGAGTAGGGGGTCAGCTGACCCGACACGACCAGCAGAGGGTTGCCGTCCTGGGTGCCAGCGGCGGCGTCGGCTTGACGCTTCCACAGACGGTCTTCCGTCACCATGAAGGCTTCGGTGGCTTCCGTGTACTTCTCGCCGAGGGGGTCACCGGGCGACTGGTTCAGGTCGTTTTGGGTGATGTACGGACGGGCGACCAGCACCATTTCCGCCGGGGTGTAGAAGTTGTCCTTCACCACCTGAGTATCGACGCGGCCGGGGGCGGTCGAGACGACGGCGACGGTGTCCTTCTTGTACATCTTGAAGCGGACGATCGAGCCTTGGGCAGGGTTCGTCTTGGCCAGGAACTTACGGGCGAAGCCCTGACGGTTCTGGGTGATGTACAGGGCGTCGGTCAGGCGTTCGCCGACCAGCTTGTGATAGCCCTTGTCCGCGAAGACCGCAGCGATCAGTTGCTTGTTCGATTCTTCCTTGGCGCGGATCTCTTCGGCCGTGGCGATCAGGCCCGAAGCCGCAGCTTCCAGGAACTTCTTCTGCTGGAGCAGCAAGTCCTGCTTGGACGAGGCGTTCAACTCGCCGTTACGGCCGACGGCCAGCTCACCACCCGGGGTGAAGCGGTAGTCCGTCGCGACCACGGGATGCGCGGAGGCGCGAATCTTGGTTGCTTTCATGTTGGATGACTCCTGAGTTGATGGATGTGACCTGGCCGATTAGCTCAGGAAGATGCCGAGGTACGGAACTTGCGAGCTGGGCACGGCGGTGATCGTCGCATTGGCGATGACGTTGCCAGTGCCGTTCTGGTCAGTGACCTGACCGTTGGGGGCGAGCTTCACCTGCGTGGCAGCCAGCCAGTTGACCGAAGCGTCGAAGGCCGACGTGAAGATCTGACCTTTGCTGATGTAGCCGACCTGGTCGACGTAGTTGCCGACATAGCCACCGGGCTGAGCGTTGCCGAACAGCGCAGTGCGCTCGTAGACGGTCAGGGCGTACTTGTAGGTCACCTGGACGGTGTCGCCAGCGGTCAGGCCGGAGATCACGTTGCCGGTCACCGTCACGCCACCGGTCACGGGCACGGGGGCGGGCGGAACCACCGACATGTCCATGATGCCGACTTGGCCGGCGATGGGGGTTTTGATCAAGGTGACCTTGCCGTCAGCCGGGACGACGTAGGTTTCGATGGCATTGTGGAAGGGTTCTTCGAACGCAGCACCGACCGTGTGGGCCAGGGCGAAACCGACAAAGATGTCGGAGGCTTCACCCGTCGAGGGCAGAACGCCTGCCGTCTGGTTGGTGTTGGTGCGGACGAGGGCTTGACCTTCCTCGGTGATCATGGCACCGGGGGCGACAGCGAACTCACCGCTGATCGGGCCGTGCGTCAAGGGCGCGTAGATGGACATGGAGTATGCTCCTTAATGGTGAATTGCTGGCTCAGATGTTGAGGCCGTAGGTGAACAGCGGAGTTTCGCCACGCAAAACCGATTCGGTCAGCGAGGAGGCGTTGATGCTGGTGGGTGTGGAGGCCGCGCCAGCTTGCAAGGCAGTGACCTTCGCGGGGCGACGCAGCAGGGCTGCGGTGAGACCGGCAGTGACCGGAGACTGGGAGTCCTCGTCACCGTCGAACTCGTAGCCATCGTCGTCACCGTCTTCCGGGCACTCGTCGTTGGCGACGACGCGACGACGGCTGGTGACCTCGACGACGTCTTCCGGAGTGTCGTTGACCAGATCCAGAGCTTCGGCGTAGTCAGCACGAACTTGTTCGCTCATGGCCGACAACTTGTGGGCCAGCGCCAGAGTGTTCTGGATGTAGCCTTGACCGTACGAAGCGAAGATACGCTGCAACATGCGTTGGGGGTTTTTCATGCCAGCCTGAACCAGTTCCTGCTCCAGAGCGGCACGCAGGGGGTTCTCGACTTGACTGAAGAAGTTGCGGCTGATGCCGACGGCAGCGATGGCGATCGACTGATCCAGCGCAGCTTGCTTGGCAGCTTGCACCTTGGTCAGGCGCTTCTCGATGTTGGCGGCTTCCAGCTTGATGGTCTTGGCGACCACCTTCGAGGCCGACAGCGACAAGCGCTCGGTCTTGAAGCCGTTGGCAACCAGAGCAGCCATCAGACCGTGCTTCTTGGCTTCAGCCAGCAGGAGCTGATGGTAGGCCGGAGCAGCGTAGACGTCGAGGACTTCAGCCTTCTTGGCGGCGGCTTTGGTCATGGTGGCGACGACCGTGGTGTTCTTCACAGCGCACAGCGTACCAGCGTTCATGACGAAGGCCACGTTCTGGATGGTGTCGTCCACTTGGCGAATCTCGCCGATGGGCAGCGAGGAGGGGTCTTCCTCGACATCAGCGTCGAGACCGAGTTGGTCGTCCGAACCGCTGTCTTCCGTGGCGATGTCGAGAGCCTCTTCCTCGGGGGGAGTGGGCAGCTCGTCTTCCTCGTCCTCGGCGTCCCAGTCGATATCACCGTCCTGACCTTCGTCCACGTCGGCTTCGACCATGGACGGATCGAACACGTTGACTTCGCCGTCACCGAGGGTGTCGACGTTGCCCTCACTGGCGTCGATCTCGGTATCGCCTTGTGCGTTCTCGAGCAGAGTGTCGCTGTCGTCGGTATCGAGGTAGTCCTGGACCGGATCGACGTCGTTGTCGATAGTCGAGATGTTGTTCGAACCGTCCGTACCAGCCGGATTGTCGATGTCAGCAGCGGCGATCTTGCGAGCCGATGCCCGGACCGTCTTGGACTTGGTCAAGCCCTTGTTGGTCTTGTCGTGATTGGAGAAGTGCAGGTCTCCACTCTCGTACGTTTCGGGGTCGATCAGACCGGCCGGCTCCATGGCATTGGTGACGGTCGTGTCCTCGACGTCCAAGATCGACAAGTCTTTGGGCTTCTTGTCGTGGTTCGAGAAGTGGAGGGTCCCGGCCTTCACCTTACGGAGTTGCTTGATGGCCATGTTGGTTCCTCTTGAGAAGGGTGTTAGCGTGGTGAGCGCGAACAGTTATAAAATTGTAAGGTGTGCGACTCAGACTGCTACTGCATCAGAGTCCGTGATGAAGACCAGCTTGAGCTTCTTGGTCTTATCCACTTCGAACGAGAGTTCCCATCCCAACGAATTCAGGGTTTGGGCTAGTCTGATCATGGACTTGGCATTAATGGCGGGGCAGCGAACACCATTGAGCGTAACCTCTACAGTCTCACGCTGCGTGAGCCGGTCAGTGCCGCTGACAGGACGACGAGCCATCACGCTGATACCAATCATTTTCAGCATGGATTTAACTGCTGCCGCGTGTTCAGGTGAGACAGAATCGGCATCGGCAACTATAGGTTTGCCAGTCAGGGCTGCCAGGATTTGCCTATCAGAGATCATAAGGGTCCTCAAGATTGAGCAAGATCATACATGAAGTCCGACTGAGCGGGAACCCAGGCAGGATCTTCAACAGTGGAACACTCGCCGGGCGTGAGCTCGTGAGCGTTGCGGAACAGGAGAGACTCCTGATTCGAGAGTGGGTCCTTCACGATGTCCCACTCCAGAGGCTTCTTGAGTCGGTAACTGTACCTCGGATCATCGAGGCGGACGCCTGACAGACCGCAGGTGAAGTACTGGCACGTAGCTCCCATGGAGTACGTACTGACCTCGCCACGCTGGATGCGACTGACACGATCAACTGCCTTGGTCTTGTCGAAGGCGAGCAGAGCCATGACCATCCAGTGGCGACCATTGCCATAGTTCTTGATGCGAACCAGGGATGTATCCAGGATAATGCCCAGAGCTGTCTCGGGGTCGTCCGCCTGATGCTCCTCGTGAGTAGGGCAGCCTGTCCAAGCCTTGTAGACCAGACGATTGACCGGAGGCTCACGGAACTTAACGAGCTCGTACAGAGGGAAGGCCACGCCGTTGCGGTTGGGAATGTCCGACGGAATCATCGGCGTGTTCACCACCACGTAGTCTTCGATGTTGCTGCTGATCTTGTACTTCTTGGCAGCGAAGGGGAGCCACTTGTTGTAGTCCAGAGTCTCCTCCGGATGGGTCGTGGTCGCCCGGATGTGCTTCATGTAGTCGCGACCTTCGGCACCATCGACATCGATAGGCTTCAGACCGCCGACCATGCGCTGACTGGTGATCTTCACACCGAAGTTACCCTTCGAGTGAATCTGAATAGAGTGCGACATAAATCAGCGTCCCAGAATGTAGAATTCGGCCGTGGTCGTGAACTCAATCTTGATGGCTGTGAAGTTCGGCACAGGAGCTTCGAGGATATCGCCCTCGGCCACCGAAGTCTTCTTGACCCAGATAGAGGGGTCAGCCGCAGCCGGATCCAGGTTCTTGGCCCGCGCATAGTTGGCGAGTGTGAAGGAGACGTCGACACTGCCACCGATCGCTTGAAAGAGCACGGGGAAGTTGACGTCCGGGTGCGTCTGGACATCGCTATCCTTCAGCACAAGGACATCCCCAGCCTTGCCGTGTATCTCGACGTGGGCGGAGCTGTCCGAGATGTTGCGCACTCCAGCACCGAGGGGCTTCTTACCCCAATGTACTCGACGAGCACCGTTGTTACCCAGCAAGACTGCTGTCATGATGGCCTCTCTTCAGTGGGTTAGACCGTGGGATCTTCGGCGGGAGCATCTTCGCCACCCTCGTCGGGGGTGTCGGGCGAGTCGCCTTGATCGGAGGTGCCGGTGTCGTCCTGTCCGGAAGTGTCCGAAGTGTCACCTTCGTCGGGCTGCTCGGCAACCGGATCTTCGGTCTGCTCGGCAGCAGGACCTTCGGGTTGTTCGGCAGCAGGATCTTCATCCGGCTCTTCAGAGCCACCGTCCAGAGCAGCCTTCAGGTTGGCGGGAATGTTGTCGGGGTAGGCGAGGCCGATCAGAGTCAGTGACGGCAGGACGCCGTAGTACAGCTGAGCGATCTCGACGAACTGCTTGATGTCGGAAGCGACCAGACCTTCGACTTCGGAGGGGGTGCCACCCTTGGAGGCGATCAGGGCTTTGACCTTCGCGGCGAGTTCGGTACTCATGATGAGCTCCTTAGTGGGTTGTATATCGTGATGCACACGTCCATAAAATTGCGTTCAGTGTTGAAACTGGTCAAAGAATAGCCCCTCCGAGGCGTGAACCTGGGAGGGGCTGGAGGGTTACTTCTTGCGAGGTTGATCCATCTCGTGGACGGCTCGTTCATCACTGCGGACCGGGGCCTTCCGCAGAGCCTTCAGTTCGCGTTCGAGTTCCTTGACGTTGGCGATCTGAACACCCGAGTTCATCAGGTTCTTGACCACCTCCACGGACTTCGGCACGTTGAGCGTCCAGCACTGCAAGACGTGAGGCCCGTCGAACCACTTCGTGAGCGGACGACGAAGCTGGATGGCTTTACGAGTACCGAGCTGACCAGTCACCGGCAGAACGATGTACATACCGTCGTTCTCGATGAGCGGGAACGGCCGGATGAGGTTGGGATCGTTGCTGGGCTTGAGCTCCAGACGCATGAAGTTCTTCATGGAGTTCTGAGTAGCGAAGCGGATGAGGCCTCCCGTGCTCAGAGACTTGCCCGACTTCAACATCAACCACATGTTCTTCAGCTGCTCGTTGAGCTCAGGCATCTTCGGATCAAGCTTCAACCCGTGCTCGGCCCACATCTTCATCTGGTTGAGCAGATGCTTGTGGTTCTTGATCTCCGCATACTTGTATGCAGGAGCAGCACGGAAGCCGACGGACTGCAGGGCAGTGACGTTGGGGTCTGCATCCCCCGAGGGGGTGTACTCCAGAGCCAAGAAGCCGTTGATGATGATCGGCCAGATCTCGATGGACAGCTTCTCTTCAACCGGAGGAGCAACCACCTGACCCTTGCCGAGCTTCGGAACCTTCTGCTCAGCACGACGCTGCGCCTTGGTGCCTGCAATGCCTTCCACGACGTGCAGAGGCATCTTGAGATGGTCTGCGATGGACCGACGCACCCCACCCTTCAGACGCTTGTTCATAATGAACACCGTGGAGAAGCGTTGCGTGGCCTTGACGCCCTCGTTGGTCACGTAGGTGACGGTGTTGGGGCCAATCTTGACGATCTTACCTTCACCGTTCTGCGTGTGGATCATAGCACCCTTCACGAGCGTGTTGGCCTCGGCAACCCACGCGGCCGACTGAGCTTGGAGGTCGTCCTCATCAGTCGAGTCGTCCAGCTCACTCTCTTCGGAGATCTTAATGTTCTCGTTCAGGAAGTGGTCCAGACGCACAAGGCCGAGCTGATCCTTGTAGGGCAGATCGTAGCCGGGGATGTACGGAGTCTGCTCCAGTATGGCCGCGTCCTCGGGATCGGGGGCGTGTTCGACAGGCTCCAGCGTCAGGCGGTTCTCGCCCTTGTAGCGCTCGCGGTACTCCTTATAGTCAGCATCGCGGATGTACTTGTAGTCCGAGTAGCCCTCGTAGAACTGCTTGACCTGAGGGTCGTGGATCGACTTGTACTCGTTGAGGTTGTCGAACTTCATGGAGATCACCGGCAGGTCAGGGAGCTGGCCGTACTTCGGATCATCCGAGTTGTCGTACTTGCTGACCGACAGCAGCTTGGAGTAGATGCGGCACATCTTCGTGATGTCTACAGTGCCATCCAGCAGGACCGTGTCATAGTAGATGTGGTCGCGCTGCTCCACCTTCTTCAACTGAGGGCGACCGATGCGACTGTCGCCTTGCTCCAGAGTGCCAGGGTTCCACACCAAACCGTCGCGGATGAGGCGGGATGCAGACTGTAGGTTGAGGCCAGTGTCCATGGATGCTGACACACCGACCATGCCGATGGTCCCCTCAGCCTCGAACTTCGCCATCGCCTCGGTTTTCTTCGCAGCCGTGTACAGCACGAAGCGCGACTTGATGTCCGGAGGCAGGGCATCGTAGATCTCCTGGGCAGACCATGTGTAGTTGGTGAACACGATGATCTTGCCTGGGATCCCCTGGCTGATGTGCTCCCGGATGAGTTCGATGATCTTGGTGATCTTCGGGCTGATGAGGTCCGGACCGGAGAGATTGGCCTTACCCCAGTCGTCCCGACCCATAGCCGTGCAGAAACGCTCCACGCGGGCGAGGTACTTCTTGAGCAGTTGCTCCATGGAGTCCGCCGAGATATCGTCATCGGCAGCTTCCTCACCTTCATCCTCGACCTTCTCACCCTTCTGCTTGGAGAGCCACTTCTGCAGGAGCGGGTTGGACTTGGCCTTCTCCTCGATCTCCTCCATCACGTCGTTGACCAGAGCGTCGTAAGCCTTCGCTTGGTTCTCGGACATGCTGACCACGTGGAGTCGCTCGATTGCCGGAGGCAAAAGAGCAGCCCATTCCTTGCGGTAGGCACGGGCCTCCACCATGTTGCGCTTGATCTCGGCCTTGATCTCAGCTTCCGCGCCCGGACGCCACGTCTTCACGCGGCCACCAGCGAGCTCCAGGCCGTAGCGTTCGTTGAACTCCTCGCGAGTGCCGAACATCGTCGGATCGATGAGGGAGAGCTGCGATGCCAAGTCGGACACCGAGTCGTGAGCGAACGTGCCGGAGGCCAACCGCTTGTACGGGATGTCGAGGATCAGACGCTGCACGGCCTCGGTACGAGCCGACATGCGACGCAGATAGTGCGCTTCGTCGCAAGCCACGTACTGGAAGTCGAACTGCTTGAGGAACTCGATGATGTGGTAGACGTTGACGGGAGTCGTACCATACACCACGCGATCCGTGGCGATGCGCGAGCAGACATCGTAGTCCACGATCACGACCGTGTTACGCGGAGCTGTCTGGATGATGCGGGTCAGACGCTCCAGGCCGTTGGAGTTGCACGACGCCGTGTTGATCGGCACCGGGTTCAGCTTGCCGCCCGTGAAGAAGGCGATCTCGCTGATGTACTGCGCGACCAGATGGCTCGGGCACATGATCAAGTACGGGAAGCCCTTACGAGCCTTCACGAACTTGAGGATGTCCATGATGATGATCGGGGTCTTGCCGCCACCAGCCTGCACCGGCAGCAGAGCCGCGTGCGGGAAGTTGCGCATCTGGTTGCGGATGCGAGCTTGATGGGGGAGTTGGCCCAGCGATTCACCAGCCAGCGGCAGGGACTCGCCTTTCCATTCCGGGTCGGGGCGCTGATCGAAGTACGCCTTCCGACGCTCGTTGTCGCGAGTCTGATACTCAGCATAGCGAGCAGGTTCGGCATAGTGGCAGAGGAGCAGGAAGTATGGAAGAACCTGCACCGCATACATGACCGAGTACGTCTGATAGATGACCTCAGGCGTCTCCAGGGCCTTGATCATGCCTTGGCGGAAGTAGTTGAACACTACGTTGAAGGGCGGGAACTCGGTGCTGGCGAGGTCCACCCAGCGGATGGCTTGGCGACCCGTCTTCTCTTGGAAGACCGGCAGCAGCTTCTGGATATAGTCCAGGACTTCGTCAGTAGCCGCGATCTCGTCGGCATTGTACACGCCAGTGTCGCGAACAGTCTGAGGGTCGGGGCGGAACTCCGGCATGCCGACAGCACGACATACGCCGACCATCTGCTTGATGGGGAGCTCACCGATCACCTTGGAAGCCAGACGGACGATATGCGTGGCGTTGGGGCGACGGCAGCGCGTTAGGTCCAGAGTCTTCAGGCTACCCATCGTGTCCGTGTAGGCGAAGCGGCCATTGGCCCAGTCCACCAGAACCGGCATGTTCTTGGGGAGCTGACGGGCTTTGACGTCCTCAGGAGTGTCGTCGGGCCGCATCAGCTGAAAGGAGCCGTCCTCACGAGTACCCGCATCGAAGTACTTCTGGTCGTAGACGCTGGCCCGGTTAAGCTCACGAGGGATCATCAGAGGATGACCCTGATGATCGATGGTCAGCATCTCGTTGTTGACCGCGGGCTTGATCATATCCGACTTCGGCATCGTGTTCGCCAGCTTGACGATCTGGAACGAAGCCTTCGGCGGCTTGGCCGTGAAGCCGTACTGGTGCAGAGCCCACTCCATCAGCACCGAGTAGAGGTCGGCCGGGCGGATCTGGTCGAACTGCGTGGTCGTCAGTTGCTGCGCCTCAGCAGCCTTCACACGGACGTTCAGGAAGACGTATCCGGCCTCAGTGTAGGTCAAGGTGGCATGGCAGCCGATCAGAGCGGTCTGGATCTTGGGGAAGCCAGACATGTTCTCCACGAGCTGGTTGGTATCCAGCGAAGTGGGGACGGCAACGTCGGCATGGATGATCGCACTCTTCTCGTCCTCGTTCAGTGCAGCCCACTTGAAGAAGGCGGACAGAGATGTCTTGATGGCATCCGGCCGCACGTGGAACAGGGGCAACGATACCGCGAAGTGAGGTTCTGCACCGTCCTTGGCGAGTTCCTTACGGATGCTCATGAGGCCCTTGGGGACCTTGAACATCGGCAGACCCTTCTCGCCGGGCGAGGTGATCTCACGGATCGTCTTGCGGTCCTTGCCGAACTTGGGGTGATTGGTGATGGTGGGGGCCAGATGACGGAAGGCCATCAAAGCATATGCAACCGGAATCTGCAGAGGCAGTACCGAGTTGTACAAGAACAGGAAGTTGGATCGGTTCGCTTCACCACCGAGGATGAGGTTCGCCGGCGTGACGAGGTTCGTCGTCGGGCGCAGAGTCAGCATTGGAGAGCCCTTTTGTGGCTGGAGGAATGGTATAAAACTGGGGAGCGCTGAAACGACAAAACCCTCCGAGAGCGTGAACTCCAGGAGGGCTTAGGATCAACTGGTTTTTCTCATGAACTTCTCGACGCTCCATCCTTTGCCGAGAAGAACGATACGGACATCCTTACGTTGGGCTACCTTCGGGTTGATGTCCTGACCAAGAAACTTCAGGGTGTCCGAGTTGAGCTGCTTCACCAGGAACCACGGGTTGGTCTTGGCCAAGGATTGCCACAAGCGGTTCGCTGAATAGCTGTGGCGCTCACCCGAGATGAAGCAGTAGCCCTCGTTCAGCACCTGTTGATACAGACGTCGCATGAGCCCTCTGCCCCTGTACTCAGGTAGAAGGACACTGTGAGGGTTCACGATCTTGAAGTCGTCGAAGCCCCCGAAGCTGTTGGAGTAGCGCCCAATGACCTTGCCATCGTGGATGATGACTCGGTCGTCGTCACGCGTCCCCATGTCCTGGTAGAAGAACCCATCCCCGAGCGGCTTGAACCGCTTCGGGTTGAGGTCATCTTCCCAGACGTGCAGGTTCTTGACCTTAGTGTCCGGCATCAGAGCCGTTGCGGACAGGCGCTGGGCGATGCGGCTGAGTGTGCTCATATGCGATATCCGTTGCCGTCGCTGGGGCGCGAACTGACCGAGGCAGCAGGCCAGATGCGTTTGTCGATCACCAGCTTGAGTTGCTCGGCGGTTGGTAGGCGATAGTGCGCGAGCGCAGGAAGCTCGTCGCAGCGTATGACGTAGGACAGATGCCACCGAGTTGGGTGGTCGATGGCGTCGTTGGTCAGACGGATCTGCGTCCGACGTGGATAGACTTCGACCACGTAGGCTTGGTCACGACGCTTCCAGCGGAAATGGTGTGACAGGAGAGCGTGAACCTGATTGGGCCGCACAGGCTCCAGAAGAGCATCCACCATGACCAGGAAGCCCTGACCGTTGAGGATGCTGAACTGCTTGGCCCGCTTGATATTTACCACCCTCAGAATCTTGCTGTTGTTCAGCCACTTGCTGAGTCTCATCTTCTCCGTGCGGAGGAAATTGATGATGCGCCCATTGGCGTCAGCGCGGTTAGCGAACGCTGGCTTGCGAGTCTCGTCGCAGAGCTCCACAAAGGCTTGCACACATGCACGCCAGAGAGCCTTGGGAGGGGCTGAGGGGAACTTCTCCCGCACCGCGGTGACCGCCATACGCCATTCGGGAGCGCGGGCAGCGACGAAGAACGAGGGGATGATGTTGGGGTCAGGGGCAGCCCACGGAGTGGCCGTCACCTGGGGCACGTAGAAGTTGAGTGCCATCGTCAGCGAGCCCGAGCGAGACGAGCCAGCACCCGAGCAGTGATGTTCTCCATCTCAGGCTGGCGCTTGGTGACAGACGGAACCAGCGGACCGTCGTCGAGGGTGGGACCCTTGTCGAACGGCGTGTATGAACCGTCGCCCTCGGTGTCCTCCTGGATCTCCGTGGAGTCCTTCGGGTCCAGACTCCCGTCGGACATGGTGACCCCCTTGTAGGTCATGAGGTCCTGGCCGATGTCTCCGGAGACGGAGCGCTCGTCGATGGACATATCCAGATCATCCACTCCGGGAGTCATGGCGGCCAGCAGACCAGCCTCGACAGTGTCGCCCTCTTCCTCGTCACCGAGAGCTTGCTCGTTGAAGGACTGAGCGTTCTCGTCCTCGACGAACTTCTGCTCCTCCGGAGGTTCAGCAAGGAGGGGCGCGTCAGGATCGTCCTGATCGGCATCGATGTGGTAGCCCTGCTCTTCGCGCTCGAGCTCAGACAGCATGCGATATGCCACAGCCTCCAGCGTCTCCTTGTCGGTGCCGCAGGCTTCGGCCAGAGAGTGGAATTGGGCATCGGAGGGGGTGGGGTTGATCTCCAGGAACAGGGAGATCAGCTTCGAGTATTGTTCAAACATTTTGCGTCCTCGTGAGCGTACTTCGGATTCAGTGAAGAACCTGCCCGCCTGAGCAGCCTCACTGCGCAGCAGTTGCTGACTGATCGACATGTTAGAAGGGGTCCTGGGTTTTTCGCTTGCCGCCGCGCTCCGCATGGAGATGGCCGTGGCGCTTGTTGTGGCAGGTATTACAGATGCAGGCAAGGTTGGACATGGAGGTCAAGCCACCACGAGAGAGCGGCTTGATGTGATGAACTTCAGTGGCGGGACTCTTGCACCAGATGCAGGTGTTGCGGTCGCGGAGGCGTACCCGCGCCGCAATCTCGTACCATCCGGCCTTCTGCTGTTGGCCGAACTGGTTCGTGTTGTAGTTGGCACGAACTATGTGCGAGACCCCCGACTTGTGGCGTCGGATGAATGGCTTCACGCTTACTTCCAGACGTTGATGGAACCGGCAGGGAGATCGTCGCCGGCAACCTGACCGCCCTTGACCTTGAGGATCTTCTTGACGAACCACTTGTTGTGGGGCCTGCCACGGATGTTGGTGAGGATCACGCCTTCCTTCACACCCTTCGGAGCCGAAGCTGAGTCGGACACGATGTAGGCGGTGGCCGGTGCGCGCATGCCGCCCGTGAGGCGCTCTTGCAGCACGACGAGGCTCTTGGCGCTCGGATACTTCTTGAGGATCTGGGCCGGAGTGCCACGACCGCCAGCAGGCATCCAGGCGAAATCGAGGACGGCACCCCGAGAGGGTGCAGCGGTCACGGAGGTTGCTTGCAGGCGAGCGGTGATGTTCTTCAGGATTTGGGTCATGTTAGTTTCCTCGTAGTATTGAGATCTTGTCGCCGATGGCATCCATCTTCTTACCGATGGCGTCGGCCTTGTCCTGGATAGCTTGGCGCAACTTGGGGGACTTGACCGCACCGAACCACTTCTTGCGGAGCTTGCTGAGCAGAGCCTTCTCCTGTACAGCCAGTTCTTTCCATTGCTTGTGGAGAATCTTCAATGCTCGTATGCGACGGGGCAAGGAGTCCTGATAGCTGCGCTGGCCGATCTTCTGACGAATGTCCTCGACGTGCCGTTCGAGCTTCTTGCGGGTCTCAGGGTCCTGCTCCTTGCGGAGGTGCTTCGAAATCTCCTTGAGCTCAGCCATACCCGCGTCGTATTCCTTGCGCTTGTTGGTCTTCCCGAAGGCCAGATGCTTGAGCCGATCAGTGAACGTGGACTCAGGGTGCTCCTTGAGGTATTCCTCCTGCTTGGACTTGGCCCAGCCACGGAACGCCTCGTAGGTGGGACCAGCCTCGACCTGCGTAGGAGTAGAAGCCAGATAGCCACCCAGGGGAGCGACCAGGCGCGGATCATCCAGGTCGGCACCCACGTCATGTACCTGACCCGATGCGCCGCCCCCGAATCCGAAGGAGCTCACCATGTTGCCAGTGGTACTCTCGCTGCCAAGCCCATAGGCGTCGTCTAGACGCCCTCCAGGACCGGAACTGCCAATCATACCATTGGTGTAGCGCGGATCCTGCGTGTTCTCACCGATGGTGGCGAAGTAGCGTCCCTGCGGAGGGTTCTGGTAGAACTCGGCGCGGAGCTCCTGATCTGCCGACACGTAGTTGGGGGCGATACCGTAGTCTTCTTCGAAGTACTCTGCACGCGCTTTGTCCAGCACTTGACGAAAGCGAGGGTCGCGGAGGGCCTTCTCGAAGTTGGGATGTAGAGGAGTCGGCGGGGTTGCTGACCAGCAGAAGTCGGTATGCTCGTGGTTCAAGACAGGCTCGAACTCTTCGTGACACACACCCAGGAAATTGTAGTAGCTGAAGCCGGGGGAGTCGAAACGGTAGAACGGGTACAGGACGAACTCGTCGATGTCGACCTGCCCCTCCTCCATGAACTCCCGCTTGATGGCCTGCACGATACTCTCGCCAGGATCGACCCCTCCACCAAGACACGCCCACACGTTCGGAGCGTCGCCAATGTTGGAGCGCTTCACGAACAGGAACCGGCCAGTGTCGGGGCAGTAGATGACCGCCCCTGCGGCCTTGCCAGTGGAGGCATCCGAGCGCAGATGGTAGGGGATGTTGTCCGACGGCAGCTCAAGCGTCACCCGAGCGTCGCTCTTGTGGAGGGGGTACATCGAGGCTCCTTTACTGAGGGGTGCGAGTGGGCTTGGCCGTCTTGGCCAGCTTCTTGGCGTCGTCCGGGGTAATGGTCATCACCTTGTTGATGCCGTGGTCTTCCGCCTGCACCAGACGGATGTGCTTCCCATTGGATGAGGGGCGCACGCCGTAGACCTCGTTCTTGTCGATGACGAGCGGACCCCTGCTAGTTTGCAGAGTCAGTTTACCGCCTCGGTGCTGGAACCACTGGTATTCGTCCTCACCCTTGATGCGAGCCTCCAGTTGCGAGTGGACCTGGAGGCGAGCCGCGATCTTGGAGATAGTGTTCATTTCGGCTTCTTCTTTTCCAGGAGGGATTTGGCGTGCTCCAGACGGCTCTTGTCCTCAGCGGACAGGTTATCACCGGCTCGGTTGATGTAAAATTGCAGCCTGGAAGAAGCCTGAGCGTAGTCCTCGGAGGCTCGCATCAGACCGTTGGCGATGTCTTGGGCGGAACGCGAGAAGAAGCCCTCCGGAGGGCTCCACTTCGTATCCACTTTACCCGACCACTTCTCAGCGGTGAGGGTGTTGGCGAGGGCGAGCCGCGCAGCAATGGTTCGGATTTGTGACATAGTATCCTCGACGGGGCTTTCCGCCCCGGTTGATTTACAGCACGTTGATGGGGACAATGACCGCAGCGGTGTCGCCGTTGTCTTCGTTGGTCGCCGTCAGGGAGATGGTGTAGCGACCGTAGGGGATGTCTTCGTCACGCATCGACTCAGGCATGAGCTTGCCCTTGATGAAGTCGAAGATGTACGATTGGATATTCTGTACGACCGTGACGTCGTCGCTCCGGAAGCTGTCAGTGATCGAATCACCTTCCTGGCTGTTCCAGGAGTTGGCTGAGGCGTCGTACTCCAGCATCAGGTTCGGAGCCTGCTGACCACCGCTGTTGAGGCCAATGCTGAGGTCGATGGTGTAGTCCGACAGCTTGACGTTTTCGCCACGGCAGGCGACGCTGAATGCGAAGGCCCAGGCATTGCCATCCACATCGGAGCGAGACATCGTGTAGACGCCATTGGCATCCGAACTGACCGGAGCCGGGCTGTGTCGGTAGCGAGGGCTGATGCCAACCTGGATGGAGGCCGTGTTGCTGATGGCCCACTTGTTGACAGGGTTGCCCGAGCCATTGAGCATCCACTTGCCCTTGCCATCTAGGGTCGCATTGCTCCATAGAGTCCCGTTCGAGAAGGAGCCAGGGCTGAGCTGGCTCGCCAGAGAAACGGGCAGCACACTCGGGTATGCGAAGCCTGCGAACGCCTTGGAGATCTCGAAGGGCTGGCCGGATTGGTAGGCTTCACTGGCAACGAAGGGCTGAACCCACCGGAGGTCCTCGATCGCGAAGGCATCGCCTTCAGTGACGGGGAAGCCAGATTCGCGCATCATCTTCTTGATTTCAGGATAGTACGATTGCATGGAAACGCTCCTTGTATCTTGGCGATCGCCGATTGTGGAAGGACGTCTTAGGCGTAGCTCTTCGGCTTGGTAGCCGTGCCACGAGGTGTTCGAGCCGTTGACTTCGGGGTACGGGCCGTGGACTTCGGAGTCTTGGCTGTGCCCGGAGGCTTGGTGACGATGCTCTTGCCTGGCTTGATGGGCTTCTTCTTGCGCATCAAGTCCTTGGCCTTGTCGAGCTTCTGACGGTCAGCCGGGGTTGAATTACGCCCTGAACGGTTGTTCACGAAGTTGAGCTGGGACATGGCCTTACCGTAGTCATACCGCTTCAGTAGCTCCTGTGAGATACGTGCCGGAGACTCCTTATAGAGCCCCTCCGGCGGCTTCTGGTCAGGGTTGGTGGCTCGGTACTTCTCCTTGACCTTGCGGGTCGCCTCCTTGGACCACTTCTTGTAAGCCTGGAGGCGGGCAGCAATCAGTGGGATGCAGGACATACGGGCTCCTCAGGACTCGAGAGCCTTGATGGACTGCTCGGTCTTCTTGACTCCGGCGGCAGCCAGATCGCACTGACTGTGCTCCATAAAATTCTCAACCTTGAGAGGTCGAAGCTTCGACTCTACACGCGGACGTTACCGCGATTGTCGAAGAAGCGGCCGGAGATGCGGCCGAAGCCCACGCCAGCCAGTTCCACATCCTCGTTGAACACGGCCACGGTGTTCCCGTGCTCGTCTTTCGCCGTGTGTTGAATCACCATCTTGGAGGGGTGGCGATCCGTCTTGAGACCGAGCTTCTTGCAAGCCGCCTGCCATTCCTTGAGGTTGCTGAAGCGGACCTCGGAGGTGGCAAAGCCAGCATCGGTTTCGACATCAGCGTCGACGGCAGTGGCACGCAGAGGGTTGGCTCGTGCGAGACGAGTAGTGATGGACTGAAGTACGGACATGCTTTATACACCTTGTAGTTTGAGAGGAGGGGCAGAGATTAGAATGCGGCGCTGCGCGGGAGGCCTGAAGGGAAGCGACCCCAGATACTCGCGGGCGATACCGTTATACCAACAGAACCGATCGCACCTCGTTGCAGCGTGGAGGGATCAGCACTCCCATCACCCTGCGTGTTTCCTTTAATTATGAGGTTGGTTTTGACAGGCTTCAGGTCCTGATCCAGGCGCTGACGGATCTGATCCGCAGCTTGCTGGTAGGCGGAGGTGCGGTCAACGTTCAGGCTGATGTTGGCACCCTGATAGTCGAACGCCTTCTCAGCCTCGGCCAGTTCCTGACTTTCCAGGGCGAACATCTCGGCAGACTGCAGCCAGTACTCCCGGATGATGTTCTTGGCGTTCAGCATCGTGAAGCTGGTGAACTGGCCGGTCGCACCGTTGAAGTAGTCACGCCCACGGCGCAACCAGATCATGATGGTCTCCGGCGGGAACAGCAGATCAGGTAGGCCATAGAGGCTGGTGCGAGCCTTGTTCACCCGAGCCTGAACATCGTTGATGGCATCCAGGATCGACGGGTTGACCACGTAGAGCTTGGCGTACTCAGTCGTCTTGGCTTCACCGGGGTTCCAGTATTGCCAGAGAATGACGTAAGGCTCCAGGCTAACGTTGAGACCTGAAGTATCCAGAGGCACGCGCCAGAGATACCCAGAGTCCACCCTCTGGTAGTCGTACACTGTCAGCGGAGCGCCCACAATGGTATTGTCGATAGACAGCGAGACCTGCACGTTCTGCGGTAGGTAGTCCGTGACGAGGTCGATGGCTGCGGTCGTTCCCTGGAGCTCGACTGCGTCCGATGCGCCCAGAGGGGTAGTGGTCAAGCCGAGGATCGTGATGTTCTCAGCGACCGTCTGGCTCTGCACACCGTTCAGGTACAGCACGTACTGGATCTGGTACTTGCAGTCGAAGGACGTTGGCGGGATCGTGCTGGGGATGTTGATGACGCAGGAGGCTCGCACGATGTTGGACACGCCAGTCGAGTTTATGCGATACTCATAGGCCGTGCCTGCCGCTTGCGTGGTGCCATTGACGTCCAGCAGACGCCACTCCACGAAGCCACCAGCAGGATCCACATCCGGCGGGAAGACGAAGACGGCGACTCCAGTTGCGGCATGGCCTGCTTCAATCGAGTCCACCAAATCGGCAAACTCCCCGGGATTCTGCGGAACCACGGGGAACAAAGTAGCCTCTGCGACAGTCACCGCCAGCAAGACGATGATGGAGCGACCACTACTGAAGGTCAACTGGATCGGCGCGCCGTAGCTCACGCCGTTCATGCCACCCGACAAGTGGATGGTAGCGGTGCTGAGAGTGACGACGAGCTGGGGATTCGTGTTCGGGTAGGGCGGCTGCTGGAGGACCATACCAGTGACCGTCTCGCCCGGCTGAAGGTAGCGCGAGGTGTCGAACGGCACGTCCGTATCAGTGCGCGGGTCCTTGAACAGGACGAAGGTCTGTTGCTTCATGTGCTTGGTCCCAACGTTGGGTATTAGCTGTCTAAAGGTACGGGTTCCGAAGCTTCCAGATCAACCGAAGAGAGGTCTTCGGTGAAGTCTGTGCCACGGTCTCGCGCTCCCACAGAAAGGAGGTCATAAGATTTGAAGACGGGAGTTCCCGAAGAATCTCCTTCAGCCAAACGTAGTTGAAGATTTGATTGAAGTTAGAGACCTCGTAGACATTCACGACGTTAGTGCGCGTGGAACCATTCTTGGCTCTGAACTCATCGAACAGGCCGATAGACCCCGCGAGGTCCTCCCAGTCATGCTTACGAAGCGAGGTGAATGCTGCTATCCGTTGGTGATTGAGTCGTGTGCCAACGGGGGCAAGCCAGTAGAAGGGCCCAGGGGCAGGGATGAACGGGACCGCCTTCGTGAGCGGACGAATTATCTCTGTCACGTAGGCAGCATTCTTGTTGACCGAACTCGGTGTATCAAAGTACGCCCCCAGCCAACGTATCGCCCGTACTACATCAGCGGGATAACTGGCCGCTGAGAGCTGAACCCAGAGGTCGTTCGTGAGGCGCGCAAGGATCCTACGCGTGATATGATTCATGGTGTCGATCTGTTTCATGGTGTCGATCTGTTTGATTAGAGAGTGCTTCTCACCAGTTGGATTTGTAGCGGAAGAGGAGCTTCTCCCCTCCCATGGTTTTAGGGTAGCGCGGCTTCACACCACGCAGGGTGAGGCAGAGGTCCTCGGTCAGGTCCTTCACAGTAGCACGGCGCATATGTTCGCGGAGCTCTTCGACAAGCTCCTTTGCATCCTGGACTTCTTCCTTGTCTGCGATGCCGTGGTACTTCACATTCTGTAGGTTACGCTCTGCGTTGTGGAGATCGACTGCCAAATCCATCAGGAAGACGTGCCTGCCGTCGATCTCCATGTCAGTCTCCGAGCAGGACCAGTGCGCGCAGGTATGGGAGTATGCTCTTGTGCTCCTTGACGAATTGCGCCCACGCATCGGCGGGGTTCTTGGCATACACGGTCAGCGTGGAGGTGCCGTGGCTGTTCTTGTCGCCTGTGCGGACCTGGAACTGGTACTCCTGCTTCGGTACAGCCGACCGCAGCCGGTGCGCCACGCTGTTGATGATCTTGCTCATGCTAGAGCTCTCCTACGAACTTGAACCCACCGAGCTTGCCTGAAGCGAGATCGGCGAAGTTGTCTCTGTACAGGCGCTTGGCAATCCTGCTAAATGCCTCGTTCTGATTAGCAGCGTCTTGCGCGAATGTGAGGGTGCGTGGACCAACCTTCAACTCGAAGAAGTAGGTAGTCTCAACACTCACCCTCCTTATCGGCTGCGGCGCGGGCGCGGAAGCCAGCCGCTGCAGTCAGGCGGGACGTAACATTCTTCAGCACGTCCGGCTTCATGTCCTTGGCAGGGGCGTCCTCAACCAGGATGTCCGTGACGAAGCCGTACTGGTCGCACACGCAGTAGATCTTGGCCTGGAGGCGTTTCAGGATGTTGCGGAACACGAGCTTGTCGCCGTACTTGACCTTCTGGCGAGTCGGCCGCACGTCCGCGCCGAACTTCAGGAAGGTAGCACCCATGATGGCCCCGTAGGACAGCATCTTCTGGGGTTCGATCAGGATGGCCTTCGGGTTGGCTGGGTCTTCACCAGGCTCTTCACGAAGCTCGCACTTGATGTGCAGTAACTTGGTGATGGAGTCCGCGATAGCTTGAGCTTTCTGCTGGAGGTTCATGGTATCTCGTCGCTCAGGGTGAGCTTGGTTGAGAGTTGTGTGCGGGCCTTGAGGTGCACTGTCAGGACCATTGCCATTGACTGGAAGTCCACGTCATACACTAGGCTGTCAGGTAGGCGCGCCCTCAGACGGATGCTGAGAAGTGTGCCGCTGGAGCCCAGACCCCACATGAGGTAGCCGAGGTCAGTGGGCTTGGAGAATAGAACCGATACAGTGTGGTTGCTGTTCTCCTCCTCTATGCTCTGCGTGAGGATGTGGACTTGGCCGAGGTCCGTGGCAAGGCGGAGTGCTGCGGAGTTCAACATCGCGATCCTGATGCGAGTCTTCGCAGCGCGCTCTGCTTCGGTTACTAGGGCGCGCACCTGAGCAAGGACGGGGTCAGTGACTTGTGAGCCCGCCGGAGCTCGCTTCTTGAAGCGGAGCCAGCGGAGCCATGCGCCCCGCACCCCGTTACTTCCCCTGGTTGAGGATGTGGACGATACGACGTAGCTGACGATCGTCGATACGGAAGCGCTCCTTGAAGAACTCAGCGTCTTCGTATGAGATGTCCAGCGGACCTGCCGTGCCGACCGACGTGAACACGATCTTGCGTTGGCCGGGCATGGAATCCATGCGCAGACGGGCCGTGCGCTGGTTCTTCAGCAGGCGCTTGACGTCGACGTAAAGCTCACTGCCAATCTTGCTGTAGTCATTCTTGGGGACCGCCTTCTTGATGTTGAAGGTGATGGTTGTGCCCGAGACCTCGAAGGTGTCGATGAGATCTGCCACGCTGAACAGCGACTTGCTGATGTTGGCCGGGTCGTGCAGGAAGGCCAGCGACAGCGGTACTACGCCAAGCTCGGACGAGAACTGCTCCAGACTCAGCAAGTGCGCCACCGCCTTCACGGCCGAACCTGCCGAAGTTACTTCGGTCCCGTGACCCTGCTTGAGCAAAGAATTGGGAGTCACGTAGTCGTGTTCCAGGTAGACGTAGATTGCGGGGTCCACCTTGTTGTTGCCGACTACCCACTGGACCACGATGTACAGGGCCGGAGTCACCGAGCCGTCATCGTTGATGGCGTCTTCCATCATCTTGTAATAGGTGAAGACGAGGGAGCCTTCACCCGTCACGCTGATGTACAGGAAGTTCTGTGTGTTCTGGCAGGGGACATGTGCGTCGACCTCCTCGGAGATCGCGTCGATGTACTTCTGGAACGACTTCGGCACATGCTTGTTGGCCAGATCGCTGATGAAGCCGAGGCACTTCCGCAGCGCCTTGCCGACGCCCTTCTTGGCCTCGGCGATCTCACGGATCATGCCCTTGGCAGCGGGGGCGTCCTTGAAGCGAGTGATGATCTGGGACTCGACCGCTTCCAGCGTGCGGTACTTCTCGTGGAGCTCTTCAGCGAGCTTGTACTGCTTCTCGAGCGCGGCCTTGTTGGGTACAATCACGTCCACGAGATCGGGGTCCATGGTGCGCTTGAGCTTACGTAGGCGCGCACGAGCGTCATCGGCATCTTCATCGCGCAGGGTGATGGTGAACGTTGAGTTGGACGCAGCCGACAGGCGCGTGGTGGCAGTGAGAGAGGAAGCGAGCAGCTTCTCTTGCTTGTTGACGAGCTGCTCGATCTCCTTGATCGAGACCTTGAGGTCCTTCAGGTAATCGCGATATCCTTCCAGATAGCGGAACTGAGGGATGTTTACTCCAGCCATAGTAGGAGGGCTCCGAGTGTTGTACGTATTGGTATTAAATTGCTAGATAGAGTCTCAGTTGGCAGGGATGACGATTGCCCCCACACTGCGGTCAGACTCCTTCCACTTGATCTTGATGTCGATGCTTGACCAGAACTCGGGGTTGAAGTTGCTGAACCAGAGCTCCTTCACCCTACGAACCTTGGCATAGCCGATGATCTTATTGATCAGCAGACGAGCATAACCTCGGTAGCGCCGATCCTCGGGTACATAGATGTTCATGAGAGTCGGGCGCGAAGTCTCGTAGTCAGTGCCCACGTTCCATGGACAGTCCCAGTCCACATCCGCGTGTGCGAAGTGCTGCTTGTCTGCCCATGCTTGAGTCTCCAACTCTGGAGTGCCGAGATCAACGAAGTAGGTGTCGATCATGATGCTCAGTAGGGCCTCCACTGGTAGCGCGGGCGTACTGCACGCTTGGCCTTCTGATGCTCGATGTTGCGAGTGATGAGCTCGGTCAACGCAGCGAGCACGGTCTTGTAGTCAGGATCTTCCGGCTCGGTGCGCTCGAACATGTCAGGCAGACCGTTGATGTTGATCCACTGCCAGCTATGGCTGCGCAGCCCGTCGCGGAACTGCGCATCGCTGATGAAGCTGAGCGCCTTCGGCCGCTTCGGGTTGAAGAACAGGTAGCCGTTGAGGCGCTCGCCTTCCTGGTTCACGTACAGGATCGGAACGGGTTCGGCCTTCACGTTGCTGATACTGTAGTACTTCTTGGTCAGGCCCTCCTTGGCCTCTTCCTTGCGGGTTTCAGCAGCTTCCTTCTGAGCGCGCTCCTGCGGAGTCATGTACTCCACATTGTCGGTCGTGTCGTAGCGTTTAGGCTCCAGGCCGACCTTGCGCATCCATCCTGCCCACAGTGGGCCGTGTCCCTTATTGGCAGTCTCGCGGACCTTGTCGATCTCGGACACAGCCTGATGGCACATCTCGTGGAGGAAGACTTCAGCGAACACGTCGAAGCGTGCGTTGAACAGGCGCGGCGAGATCATCAGCTCGCGGATGTTGTTGATGCCACCGTGCCGCCACAGGCCGCGCTTGCGCATCTGGATGCCCATGTCCCTGAGGAAGCCGAGGGTAGGCTCCTCCATCTGGTTCTGGAACTTGTGCTGGTTCCAGTAGTGCCAGATCTTCTTCATGAAGTCGTGGCAGGCCGTGCGGGGATTGCCGAGGGCTTGGATCTTCTTGTACAGATCGATCAGCTGATCGCTGGCCCAGGTCTTCTTGTCGACGTCGGGATTGTACGGCGGAGTGTCGACCGGAGGCAGGGGCTTCGGCGGCGTGCGCTTCTCCACCTTCTCGATGTTCTGGATCAGCACGCGCTTGCGACCTTCGTTGACGTAGATCGCGCCGAGGTTGGGCACGACCCATTGGATGCGCTTGGCGACCTTCTTGCCAGCGCCGAACGTTTTGTCCAGGATGAACTTGTTGTAATCCGTGTACTGGAGGCGGATCCAGTTGTCTTCCGGGTGGTCCTCGAACTTCAGGCCCGAGAAGCCGAGGGTGTGGAGGTAGCTAGTGGCCTTGTCCACATCGGCTTGCGATGCGACGATGGTCCGTCCAGGGAATGCGAACAGGTTATTTCCTACACAGATGTAGCACATGAGATGTGTGATCCTCAGAATGCGCGACCGTCGCGGCGGTCAAATGAACAGGCACCGAGACGGATGGGGGCCTCCATCCCAGTCGTCTTCCACACCACGGAAGTTCAGCTTCTCGCGGTCTTCTTAGGCATGGTGTTCGTGGGAGATATCTTGAACCGCTTCATGAACTTCTCGAGGGTCCACCCCTTGCCGAGCAACACGAGACGTACCTCGTAGGAGTTAAGCTGCTGCTTGGTGAGACCCTCACCATGACCCAAGAACTCCGCAGGCTGATTGACGGGAACCCTGATTAGGAACCATGGGTAGGTGCGGCCGAGCTTCTCCCACATCATGTTGGCCCCAGGTGACTGGGTGCCTGACGACATGAAGCACATGCCGTGGTTGAGCGCCCACTTGTAGATAGCAGAAGCGTACCCCTTACCCTGTGCCCGTTCTGCAAATGTAGCGTGCGGCGTTAGTAGATTCTGGTAGCGCACTCTGCCAACCCCAATAGCTTGGCGCTCGAACCTCACATAACCGACCGTATACTCTTCCTTTGATACAGGGTCAACTTCACGGACCAGGATGAGAGAGGTGGTCTTGGTGATCGGATGTTGGAAGGTGACCAAGATCACGCCAGGAATGGCGGTGGTGATGCGCTTGATGGGCTTCTTCTCCTGCTCGGCGCGCCGGAGCATCTTGTCACCAGCCCACAGATCTGCATATACGTCACGACTGCTCATGCCGAAGTCGAGATCCATGGCTCGGACCGTCTGTGCTGCGATTGCTTTGAACATGGTTAGGTCCTGAAACGCCCGTAGGAGTTGTCGTGTACGCCAGTCGTGGTTTGGTACTTGGTTGGGGTGCGGCCTCGCTTCGGCAAGAGGTGATAGAGCTCCTGAGGCTGCGAGACGCGTACCGTGGCTTCCCAACCCAAGTTGAGAGCCTGAAGGGTAGACCACGGAGTAACGGCACCGACCACGAGGACACGCCCAGTCTTGGACTCGGTGATCACGTCCTGCTTGAACAGCCGAGGTACATTGGGAGAGAGCAGGACCTGGAAGGGGTCAGTACTGTCCAGCTTGCTGAGGTCAGCAGATTGGCCCATCTTCGGGAGCTCGATGTACGCGGATTCGTGCGACAGGTTGGCCTGGAACTCGAAGTGCGTGAAGTGCGTCGGCTTGTCGAAGTCGATGGTGACCGTGACCGTCTTGCCAGCGAAGCCAGCAATCAGGTGGTTCGTGATCGGCTGCCCATCGAAGCGGATGGTGGTGGGGACGATGAGGTCCATGTTGAACAGGCGGCAAGCATCGACACCGATGATCCCCGCGGGGATGAGGAGTTGGAACTCCAGGTGTGTGCCAACAGCCTTCCAGGGCCGTGCCGAAGCATCGATCTGGCCGTCGCGCTGGCCGATGTTCATCATGCCAACGTGGATCACCTTGCGGTAGCCGTACATCGGGCTGAAGCCACCAACGAATGCAGTACCGAAGCAGACAGGGCAGGCGATGTCCGTGATGCCGAGCGAGGACGTGTCGAATTCACCAACGAGAGCGTCGAGATCCAACTCCCGCTCAGGACCGTCGTCCTTGAACGATTCCTCGCTGAACAGCGGGATCACCAGACCGTCCGTGTTGAAGTTGGTGCTGGGCATGTTCCCTGAGTCGAATCCAGATTCCTGCCACTTCGATACAGGTGCATTTGGGCTGGTGATGGTCGGAGGTTGCCGCTGAGCATAGGGCTTGATGGAGGAGGGTGCACCGAGCATCATCTCGGTGATAGCCCCTTCGCTGAGCTTGCCGTCCTTGCCCATACGCCCCGCAAGATTGAGGCGAGAAGCGCCGCAGGTACATTTCATGCCCTGCTCGAGACGGTTGTAGACGACCCCTTGAGCACCCTGCACCATGAAGGCCCCCATGTATCTCGTTTGAAATACCGGGGTTATTTCTTGGACTGCTTTCTGTGCGACGCTAACAGACCTGCTATTGGCGGGCAGTATTTTATTGTTCGACCGGCTTTTTACTGGCATACTAATCTCCAAGTACCTTTAGGTAGGGCCTTCCTGGACAGTATATCCCGTAGTTGGTGTTCCGAATAGCGCCCAGGTTCTTGATCCGCAGGTGTTCACATGAAAGGGCATCTATCTCGCGCACATCGTCTAGGACTCGGACGATGATCGGCTGAAGACCCATGCGCGGTAGCTTACGGATAGTCGTGCACTTGCGGTTGCGACCGCCAACCTTCGCCTCCAATACGTGGTCTCCGGAGCGATTGCCCTCCCCTTTCCTACATAGAAGGGCTGGTACTCGAACTTGATGAACTCCCCAGTACCGGCAATCTCGTACTCGAAGGCCCCTACCTTACGTGGATCGAGCAGGACATACACGGAGAACTCGAGTACCTCGCTGTACGTCACGTTCGAGTAGTAGCCTCCATCCGACCCGCCACATGATTAATGCGAGATGGTATGCAGGCGGGGATGGATTTGGAGCGGACAGGCACGCCGGTATCCTGTGTGGTGCGATACCATAAAATTGCGGGCAAGACGCACAAAAGCCCTCCCAAGCTTGTGGCGGGGAGGGCTGATGGTCAGGCTTCGGTGTCGGTCGTGGCGTCGAGGTTCACGATCGGATTGGTGTTGCGTAGAAGGCCAGCCACTTCCAGATAGGTCGGGAGCTCAGCAGCCGAGGTGGCAGCGAAGATCTGGTTGCGGAGCTTCTGAGCATGCGCCCCCACACGGGCAACCTCTGCATCATAGGCTTCCCGCTTCTCGACCACCTTGAGAGCGAGGTCCTCGACAGGTTCACCGGTCGCAGCCTCGATGGCCTTCAGGTAAGGACCAGCTTCACCACCGTCGAGGACTACCTTCGCTTCCGCGTACTGCGCATCGAAGGTAGCTCGCTCGGCCGGCGAGTAGTCCCCGAGAGTGGGCGCGCGCCAATCGTTCAGGGCAGTGAGAGCCGCATCGCGGGACTGCTCGAACGGCACGTCCTCGGACTGGAGGTCGGGAACCACGCGCCAGCCCATACCGTCATGCCATGCGATGCTGCCGACCTGGACTTCAGGCGGCGGGTACAGCGAGCCGTTGCTGAGGGGCTTGTCCGACTCGCGGGTCTGCCCGGTAGCGAAGCCCTTCTTGTCGTAGGTGTAGTAGATTGCCATTAGACGATATCCCATTCGGTGACCCAGATCGGGCAGTTCTCACTCTTGCCAGTGTGGGCGAAGATGATAGGCGTGCCAGGAGGGACGGTGTAGGAGATGAAGCCGCCACCTTCACCGTCATCGCGACCAAGGAGTTGGCCATTGGCGTAGATGGAGATATGGGACTCACTCCGGGTGTTGCTGAGTGAGAGGGCGCTCCACCGCGTGGTCGTGTACGAGAGCGAGTTGTTGTTCACCGAACCCAGCGAGCGGGTGATAGTTGAGCTAGTCTCGCCACCACCACCCATCTTGCGCCATGCAGTCCAGACGAGGGACTGGGTGCCTACGCGCCACCACGCCTGATTGTTGGGGTCGGTCTTGTTCTCGTTTCCGGGCGACTCCGGGAACACCTGCTGGATGATGAAGCCCTCGTAGGCGCTGATGCGCACACGCCCGCCGGTCGTGGTGCCGGGCGGCAGATTCTGCGGACGGCTGTTGCTGAAGAACGAATACTCCCCACTAGGGATGGCGTCCGTCCAGCCGGTGCCTTGGTTGAGGTTGTCAGCACTAGTCAGGATGCGTCCCGTACCGGGGGCACCGTGCAGCAGGCCAGTGACGCTCATGACGCCAGCGCGGTCCGTGATGATGCCACGGTTGGGGCGCATCAGGCCGATGGTGTCCGCACCAGCGAGGTTGGCTTCCATCGCATCACAGACATACAGGTCAAGCGGCGAGCCGACGACAGCAGGAGTGGTCATGGGGTCGGGCTTCAGCGTGAAGACCACGTTGCTGCCGCTCAGCGCAGCGGATGCCACGGCGCGGTACAGGCCCACGCTCGGGAAGCCAATGACTACGCCTCCCACGACGTTGGCCTTCGAGATGATACCCCAGTCAGCCACGTCAGCGAACGGGATGGTGACGGTGGATGCAGTGGCTGCCACAACGGAGGAGTCGCACGCCAGATGGTAGGTGCCTTGCGGAGACCACTCCTGGCCGAGACCCAGCGAGGAGGGGCGCGCCGGAGTCAGGGCAGTGGAACGTCCGTAGGTATCCGGCTCCTGCACGACGATCAGGTCGATCTCCGGATTCGCCATCGTGTTCTGCGGGTAGACATCAGACCACTTGTTGACGACCCAAATGGTCTGGAGCTCGCCATTGTTGATCTGGAAGATCGCAGTGGACTGCTCCAGGTCGATCAGGCAGTTGAAGGTGTACGTGGAGGCCACGTTGGTGACCAGCGAGGAGGTCTTCAGTTGCGGCGAGGGGAACACCAGATGCGCGAACAGGACGTCCTGGTCGGGATCGTCGGGGGCGTCGTTGCTGGGGATGTACAGACCAAGCTCACCGAATTGCCACGGCCCTTCGATGGCCGGGATCGTGCACATCACGTTGATGGTCTTCGGCGGTATATTGCGGTACGCCGTGACCGGAGCCGAGTACAGGATGTTGCCCGTCAGCTCCTGGTCGGTACGCGAAGCCTTGAAGCCGTAGCCGTCGGCGATCTTGAACTGGCGGATGTTGATCCAGGGGCCGGTGGGGGTAGCAACCGACGCGGCAGCAAGGCCGACGTCTGTGACTACGGCACTCAGGTCGAACAGGGGGTTGATATTGGGATCAGCCATCTAATGCTCTTCAGGTTGAGGTTTTGGTGAACACGCCATAGGCCGCACCATTGATGTGGACGCCCAGCGCCACGATCTCGGTGTTCTCGTCCCCCGGGAAGGCCACCACAGGGATATCGAAATTGAAGTCGATAGAGTTCACAACGAGGTTGTAGTTGGCGATCTCGTAGAAGAAGGTCACCAAGTCAGTCGTCTCGATCGGAAGCCCACCCTTCGCCGTGAGCGTGACGTGCGTGGTCGGGAACCACGTACCACCCTCCCAGATGGGAGTGCCGGGCGGCGTACCGTCAGGGTTCTCCGGCGTGAAGTTCAAGTACTTCGTGTCGTTCGGGTTTGCCGGGTCGTACTCCGCCCAGAGGTTCTGCATCGTGATGCCAGTCCCGAGGCAGAAGTTGATGAACTCCAGGAATCCGTAGGTGCCGCGCTCCCACCAGTAGTAGCCGAGGAAGCGACTGATGGTCGTCAGCGATTCCGTCGTGATGGAGCCTGCACTACTGAGGTACATGCCCAGACTATTGTCTTGCTGGGTGACCAGGGAGCGCTCCAGCGTGTCCCAGACTGAGGCATCCACCATGCTCCCGTTGAGGACGAGGGCCTCTACATCGGGGTTGGAGTGCCAGCCGGAGCGGAGCTCGCGGATGATCGCTACCTTCTGGTCTACCTCGGTTGCGTAGACGTGGTCGATGATGTCCCCGTACTGCTGGAAGTAATCAGCCGTCAGGTATGGCGGTAGTAGAACCTTCCGGGGGATTTTGTAGCCCAATCGCTTGAGCTGCTGTATTCCTGAGGGATCAGGCATGGTGCTGGGACTCGTAGGTGAAACGGAGGACGTCGTACACGGGTCCGTAAGGCCCGTGGCTGAAGTCGGACTCGATGGACAGGAGCTTCATGGGCAGCGTGATGCTGCCGACGTTGACGACCCCGAAGTCGTACCACAGCTTCAGGCCACCGTTCTCCTTCAGCGCAGCCACGACGTCGTCCCACTTGGTGATCGGATGCTCTTCCTTCACGCCAGAGAGGTCTCGTTTGCGTTGGAAGATGTGCACGTCGATGATGAGAGACCCATTGCGGCTGCTCTGCCACACAGAGTGCACCCGGCCAGAGGCGGGGCCAACATCGAGCTTGATAGAGCTAGAGGGGAACAAGTCACCCAGGCTCACGGTAGTCACGGAGGGTGTGCTCACGGTAGTCACGGAGGGTGTCATATTGCTCCTAGGTGCCGTGTGATAACGACGGCAGACGGGTTGACGGGAGGACGCGCAACGTCAGGCTGTTCAGCGAGTTGTACCGGATGGGCCACTCGTTGGCAGTCTGCGGCAGGCCACCCGGATCAGGGGTGAGCGAGCCGTCGTCCGTCCAGGTAGTGGCAGTTCCGGGCAAAGTGGTGATCAGGCCCAGCTCAGTATTCTTGCGTCCATAGACGCGGATGCTGGCGGCGTTCTTGATGAGCGGCCAAGTGAACTGAATGGCGGAGCCATTGGACGTGACCTGCGGGAAGACCCACGCGTCCGGTGTGCCAACGTCCCCGTTGGTATTGGTCACCGCGAAGGAGTATGCGTACTGACGCTGCGTGAGGGTTCCCTGACCTGGCAGGACGGTGGCCGTGGCGTTGGCTGCGTGCGGCGAGCCGACCAGCATCGGGTAGGAGCTGTTGTCCACGGAGTACGCAAACTGCCCCTTGCAGGCTTCCTTGACCACGGCCACGATGTCGGACTCGTAGAAGTCCGTACCGAGCAGACCCCGGCGCGGTGAGAACCACGCAGTGATAGCGTCGGTGACATCCTTCCTGATTTGAGTAGGCGAGGCTGTGTTGCTAACGTACACGTCGATGTTGATGTCACGAGGGATCGGGATAGGATCCTGCCAGAAGAAGCGCGGCGCGTACATGGTGACCTTCTGCATGTACTTGATGAAGTCGTCCTTCTGAGCCTGCGTCCAAGGTGACGATGTGAGGGCCGACACCCGGATCACGTTCATCCACTCCTTGGAGCCTGGGTTGATATCGCGCTGCGCCTGCGTGATGGCGTCCACGATACCTGGATAGTCCAGCACCGCCGTCTTGTATTGGTTGCCAGTAGTCGAGGAGTTGTAGTCTCCGAACGCACCGGCGATCACGTACTTGTAATCCGACGCAGGGCGCTCGTTGGAGCCCCCAGTCGGGTTGGAGATGGCCGTGCCGCTGACGGTGGGGAAGCCTGCGAAGGACACCCGGCTCCCAGTCAAGGACAGCGTGTTGGACGCCGCACCGTCGGTGACGGCATAAATCATCGTGACGGTATCATTTACCCCCGGCACGGAGCCGTAAGCAAATCGGCTGGAGTCGCTGAGGTCGGGAGTGGTACTCGCCACGCGTCCGAAGACGGCTTGCGCCCTACCGATCCTGTCGGTAAGGTCAGCATAGCCGGGTTGGTTGCGGAAGTTCCACAACGCTGCGTTTCGAGCCTGCGGGATCGCGACATTGTTGATCATCACGACGACGTCCATGTCGGAGACCACGAAGTCTGTCTCGGGAGTCTCCAGCACCTGGAAGTCTGTGCCCAGGCCCGAGGTCGTTAGCGCCTTGATCTCACCTTGGAACAGAGTGGCCTCGGTCGGCACGCCAGCGGGGATCTGGATGACCTCACGATTGAACCACAGACCACCAATGGATGCTTGCGAGAAGGCCGGGATGAACACGTCGACCGCGCTGTTAAGAATGACGCGGATCGCCGCAGGCAGCTTACGCGAAGTACGCACACCCTGGAAGCCGATGTTGGCACGGATAGCCTCGTCAGACTGAGCGGTCTCCGAGAAGCAGTCCTGCACATTGCGCATCACCTGCATCTGCAGATAGGTGCCGACAGCGGCTGCGAAGTCGATCAGAGTCTTGCTGGTCTGGATGTCCAGAGTACCTTTCCAGGCGCTCTGGGTCACTGCGTATTCGGATAGCTGCGACACGAACTGATCGAAGTCATATGTCATGTCTGACAGAGTAAGGACGCTCATGTCTTATATCCTGCTTTGGGTGGGGAGGTTGAAGTTGATTCCGGCCCCGCGCCCTGTGATCTTGTCGATTAGGGCGAGCCGCACGCGGTAGCCCGGTAGGCTCCAGTCGATCAGGAAGCTGGAGTTCTGCTCATCCACAGTCACGCGAGGTTCCCACTGCTTGATGGCTGCGAAGGTGGCGTTCTTGACCTCGATCACAGACGTGTCGTCCATAGGCTCTTGCAGAAGCCAGTACAGGTTGGAGCCGAAGCGAGCGTTGAAGATGCGGCCTCGCGCCCCTACAGGGCAGCGAAACAGGTTGAACAGCGCGCACCATTTGACGCTCGCCAGATCCGGTATTAGCTCCGGCATGTCATTCTGGAAGATACGCGGATTTACGTCCACGTACGAACTGTAAGTCAAATTATAGGGCTGAATCGGCGGCATGATGACCTCGTATGTATGCGGATAAAATTCAGCGAGCTACCCCGCGAACACGTTGCTGCTACCGACAGCCGCCACTGATCCACAGGATATGGGGTCTCCGATGCGGGCGATACCCTTCCCTCCCACAAACACGGTTGTGGAGGCCCCAGACAGAACGCCGTCGTGACTGCTGTCCCCGCAGCTATGCGTGAGCCAGTGGCCTCCAAGGCAGTGGGCGAGTCTGCCATTGACGTAGACGTTCACGGGGTTTCCGGAGTCGTTGGCGCGGGGTGGAAAACATCCGTGGCCAGATCCGCTGTCATTGATGCGTACGACACTCGGCATGGGTCAAGTCCTTATCGGTGGTCGGTTGTTGCGTCGAGCGTTCACGGCAGCTACGAGCTGATCTCGACCAGTAGAGTAGTTCTTGAAGACCTGGAAGGTATATGTCTTGACCTCCGACCCGCCAGTGTAGATTGCCGTCACGTCGATTGACGTGATGCGATTGTTCACAGGGTCGGGGTAGTAGGCCACGACATCCGTGGAGTCGGGAGGGAGATCATCGAAGCTGTTGATCTCAGTGTCAGGGGCATTGTATGTCTGCTGATAGAACAGACGTTCGGAGAACATGCCTCGGAAGTTGATGAACGTGATGGTGAGCGTACCCACACCACCGACAATGGACTTGTCGATAGTGTAGTTGGGGGGCCAGTACTCACCGAGAGTCCAGGTCAAGTCCGTGACGGACAAAGGAGAGTTGTCAGCAGGATCACCCGCCACCGATATCGTGAAGATCTGGTTGCCTTGGTGATCCTGGTAGATGGCGTCTGGCGGTGACGGCTCGGGGATCCAGATGAGCGGCATATCTGGCTCCGCTTAGTTCAGGTCGATACGCTCAGCGTTGACGCTGAAGTTGCCACCGACTTGGAAGGATGCATCCCCAGTGACCTCGTGGTGGTAGTTACCCTCGGTCCGGACGTGGAGATTACCCTTCACAGTGATGGTCAGGTTGCCGCTGGCATCTATGTGGAACGAAGTGCCCGAAGCGTGTTGGAACAGATAGTCCTTCGTCCGGGAGTTGACAATGAGCTTGGTGCCGGAAGGGTCCGAGTAGCCCCAGGAGTCGACGTCCGCGAAGTCCGGGTTGGCACAGTTTATGCAGAAGATGCCTGCATCGTAGAAGCCGTAGTCCGTGTCGTCGTCTTGCAGATCGACCCGCACCTGGGAGCCCAGGGGCGGGACGCCATACACACCGAAGCCTTGTCCCTGCCCGAATGGGGCGAGGCGCGCGGGGGCGACCCATGGCAACGTCTCGACGGGACCTTCCATCTTGCCAGGGATAGTGACCTTGATGCGGTTCAGTTTCTGAGGGTCGTCACGAAAAACCACCGTGCCGATGTAGTACTCTGGTGGGTTCAGTGATTCGTTGACCGAGTCGTTGAGGGTAGCATCCAGCATCTATTTCTCCGAGCTATTGACGCCGTGGCGTTCGCACTGGATCTTGTCCAGGAAGTACGTACCCTTGATGAGGATGGACCGGGCAGTCACGAGGTACAAGCCTGAGTTCTGCACATCAGCCTCTCCTGTGCGCACGCTGTACATGTTGCAGTTCAGCCAAGACAGCAGCGGAAAGGGGAGCGGCAGATAGTCGCTAGACAGATGCAGCTTCTGGTTGAACATCTGCGCGTAGCGAGCATTCTGATACTTCGCACGCTCCTTGGTCTCGCTGCTGTTGCCAACATCAATGCGACTGTGACGAGGCTTGCCTGTCAGGATGATCTTCTTGATGTCGGCATTGTAGTTTGGGTCGGTCACGTTGGGTGTGAACGTCAGGGTATCGACCCGGTCCGCCTTGATGAGGGACTGACGATACATCGTGGACTGGTAGCCTATGTTCTGGTTGGTGTAACCAGAGATAGACTCCGCATCGTAATGCGTGGCGAAGGCGCACCCGTCCTGGAATTGTCCGTTCACGACGGTTATCAAGGGTGCCTGTGGAGTGTTGACGTCCTTGTAGATCAGCCGGTTGGACAGATCGTAGGCAAGGGTCATGCGGGACGTGTCGGTCTTGAAGCCGTGCTGCGCCACGTAGCGTGCGAAGTCTGAGTATCGACGGTTCTGTTGATTCCAACTCTGTCTATCCGCCGTCTGCTCTCCGCTGTACTCGATACCGCACAGCTCTGCGATCCTCTGTAGTACGTCATTGGTCGTGCCGACGTAGTGCTGGAGACTGGTGCCCGCCCACCACAGTGGTGAGTCCAGATAACCCTCGATGATCCAAGTGTTACCTCCAGAAGAGTCGGGGGCCTTGGTGTGGTTGAAGAGTCGGAACGTGTATGTGGCGGGATCGTCCGTACCTGCCGCAATCTTGACCTGGATGCGCGTAGCGTCCTTCACCATCGGGACTGCATCGAGCACTCCCCAAGCATCGGAAATCTGCAGGACCATGACTGGCAGCTTCATGCCGAGCGTGGAGCCGATGTGTAGCTTCAGTACGGACATGTAGCCCGATATAGGGAGTTCAAACCCCTCGACATAAATAGATAGATTGATTTGGTTATCGAGCTGAAATCCCATCCTGTATCCCCAGTAATTTCTGCTCTCCGCTCAGGCGAGCGTGAATATAAGATTGAGGTAGCCGCATCCTATAGAGTTCGGCGCCATCCTGATCGAAGAAAATCACACCAGCTGAACGAAGGGAGAATGTGAAGTTGACCCCCTTAGGTCCCGGTACTCGGAGGCGGGAAACGGCTTTGAGGTGAGGATTTCTCCGCCGTCCGTATACTCGCGTATCAAGTTCGAGGGAATATGTATCGTTACCGCAATGATAATGCTCCTTCGGTAAAGAACCGTTCAGCATAGGAACGTCCTTGTACACTTGTTCCCCAGAACAATACCTGCAACGGAATAAAGAAGTCTGAGTACCAACATACCGCTCCACGAGAACGAAGAGTGGATTGTGCCACGCTAGGCGTGCGTTAAACACAGAATCAGGGAGGGTCCGTGCCGCCCTGATTTTAGATCGAGTCTCATCAGAGACAACCCTACCGGTCTGCGCCCTAGACATGTTGGCCTTAGCTTCAGCGGAACGCTTCTGACCCCGGTTCGAAGCGGATATCTTACACCTCGTTTCATCAGAGTTGACCTTCCCAGAATGTTTAGCCGATACCTTAGCACGCGAAGCCTTAGACCATTTGCGCTGCCGATTTGCCTCACCTATCTTTATCTTAGATGCAGATGAATGACTCAACCCGGTATGGGAGATGGACATAAGCCTCCGGGTTGCGTCTGAAGGGACGTACCCACTCGCTCCATCCCCTCCATTGGTCTGGTTAGCCAAACAGCCAGTCCCCAAATCTTCGCGGCCGAAGTGATTGATTAGGAACATCTCCAGAGCCAGGGAGGTTTCCTCATCCAGACGATCGTATAGAATGTCTATGTACAGGGTACGAGACTCGCGGAGCGCCTTCTTGATTATGTGATTCTTGTGAGAAGATTCCCTTAATCTACTGTCGTCAAAATGAACCTCTGGGCGCTTCTTAAGGCCCTTACCTATATAGTAGGACGGATGATCGCGACCGTCTGCATCCAAACTATAGACCAAATACTTCCTAGTGGTGTCGAGCTTTCTATTATTCCTCACTGCTTGCGCTCGGACTAGTTCTAAGAACGGTGCAAGTTTCCATCTTGGGGGCATTTTCTGCAGCCGGAGTCTCTTCACAAGGGTTCCGCGCAGTGAATCAGCATGCGAATTGACAACCACATCGAATTCTTCGAGGATCATCATTTCGCACGCTGCTTGAGATATGCTTCGAGGGCTATGGAAACGAGCTTACTGAGCGACACAACCCTACCACTCTCTTCAGTTAATCTCAAAGCTTCGCGACGGGCTTTAGCTTGTAGGGTGCGGCTGAGGGTGATAGAGGTGATGGCATAGCCACTCTTGGTCTTAGCGGGCATAGCGTGTACCTTAGTAGGTTAGTAACGCTATAAAATTGGGCGCTGCGCCCACCCGTCGATGGGTAGCTCGAATCCCTCAACGTAGATGCCTAGGTTGATCTGATTACCCAATTGGTAAGGCATGGGTCAACCTCTTAGATGTTAATGGTGCGTTGTCGCGTGCTGCTCGCGGGAGTCTTCTGCGAGGCGATGTACGCGTCTAGCGATTGCTTGGTGAACAGGTTGAGGGTGGCACCTGGATAGAGATCGGTGATCGGATCGATGATGCCATTATATGCCATGATGATATGGAAGGCGTTCTCATCGTTGTAGTAGCGATACGCGATGCCAGGGAGGTTCGCCAAATCAGCCTGCGTCAGTGTGATCCGTCGCATGAACTGGAGATTGTAGCGAACATTGGAGTACAAGGTCGCGAAGGGCGACCGAGCAGTACCAGTGCTGTCTATTGGGGTGTTTTCGCTCCAACTATACGCCATGACTTAGGTCCCCGCGAAGTAGTTCTGGAATTCGTTGGACTGATCGTCCACGTACAGCGGCGGGGGAAGGTCCGTGGCTTGGATGGAGCCTCCTGACCCCGGGAAAGCTTCCGGTGTGTACTCCGACTCGTAGTTCGGGTCGATGGTCTGCGTGGTGTCTGCCGTCCCGTAGACGTTATCGACGAGGTCTTCAGGTCGGATGTGGAAGATCTTCCCCAGATCCTCACGAGTGATGAGGAACATCGGCCGGAAGCGGAAGTCCACTTCGCAATACTGCATATATCCTCGGCTATCAGGCTGAGTATACACCGTCTTGCTGACGCTAAGCGGCACGATGTTGTCAAAGGTGATCTGCGTGCCGATGTCGATGGAAACCTGACTCGCCATCATGCTCTCGAGCCATGCACGAGTGCCGAACGCAGCCGGCTCCGGGTCCTGTTGCGACGCGTTGACCGAGCCGCGAGTACCGGATTGGTTCTGGGCCGGATTGGTCTGGCTCTTCATCGTGGTCTGCGATGCGAAGCCCTTCGGCTGGTTGAGAACCCCAGTCTGCTGAGCTTCGGGGCTGGTCGTGGACTGACCATTCATGTACCGGTCCACGTTCTCCTTGATGTATCCCAGCACCTTCTGGAAATCGATGCCACCCACCGGCGCAGTGAGCATACCGACCTTGTTGGTGCCTGCCGCGCAGAGCGACTCCAGTTGGTAGACCGGCAGCGTGACATCACGGTACGCATCCGTCTCCGCCTGGAAGACGAACTTGAGCGTGATGTCGTCGCTGGAGGTACCTGACCAGACCTGTGCAGTCATGGCTTGCCAGAGAGGCTTGGTGCCGAAGACGTTAAGTGCCTTGAGGAAGCCGCCCCCGAACAGATTGCCGAAGGCGGGCTCGTACTCAGCCGAGCTGTCGTACATGAACTGCTCGGACAGATTGGCGTAGATGGCGAGATTCTTCGTGCCGCTACCATCCTTCACTATTTTTCTTATAACTGCGGTATACGCAGGATTGAATGTGTTTGGGGAGGCCATAGATTACTTGTTCTCGGGGATGTTGTCGAGATTGTCCACCAGAGTGTCCATTTCTACCTTGACCAGATCCTCGCGCTCCAGGTAGGCGTTCACGCGCTCGATACGATCGTCCAGACCATTGGTGCCGCCGTTGATCGCTCTGGTCACACCGAGCGTGTCCCCGGCGCGAGCCATCTCGGGTATGCGAGGACGTTCCACTCGCCAGTACCAGAGAGCAGCCTGCACAGCGATGTCCGGTTGGGCCAGGAGGTCCGGGTTGTTGATGAGATCCAGACCCAGGAACTTGCCACACTTCTCGTAGTTGGCGCGGCCCGTCATCTGGATGAAGCCCCGTCCACGGAACTTGTAGCCGTCGCCGACTTCGCTGTTGCCGAGGTTGAACGCGACGTAGTTGATGTCACCCGGCTTCAGGCCTGGACCCCACGGAGCTTTGAAGTCGCGCTCGTATTTGAGCTGTTGCTTGGTAGGACCCCAGATCTCATACAGGTAGACACCTTCCATGGATTCGTGCGCGAGCTGGCCCAGGAACTGAGCACGCTCTTTGGGGTCGAACATGCCCCCTTTGTTCATGCCGTCAACGAGGACGGCTTCAAAATTGAATTTCGGCTTTGCCATTGCTAGATCCTTCTTAGCGATTGGCGTCTACAACGACGCCGTTGGGTAAGCGGATGGGGTTCGGGGCTTGCTGAGGCTGCGCTTGAGGCTGAGGAGGAGGGTAGGCGGTAGCGTCCACTATAGGCTTCTGCACCTGCGCGTCGACCGCCTGTTGAGTTGCTTCTGCTACTGTCGGGGTTGCAGGTGGAGTTGCAGTGGTTGCTCCCCCATAGATGGCGGCATAACCAGCGGACCACGCCTCGAGCTTGGCCTTCGTGAGCCCCACGTACTCGCTGACGTACTCAGACTTACCATACAGGTTGTTCCGGACGTTCTTGCGAAGACCATCGGGCAGCTCGTCAATGCGCAATCCAGCGTTCGCGGCGTCGATGAGTGTCTTCACTGCGCCGGGACCTTGTTGGTGAGCGAGATACAGATTGGTGATGGTCGGGGCCACGCCCTTCGCCTTGAGGAACTTCACGTTGTCGAGGTACAGACGAGCACCAGCATCCAGGTTGGCAGCTTCATCCATTTCCCGGCCCGCAATGCCGTACATCTCGGCAGTGGACGGGATGAACTGGAGCAGACCCTTCGCACTCTTCTCACCACGAGAGACGTTCTTGCCTCCGGATTCGATGGCGATATAGGTGAGAAAGTCCGCACGATCGATGCCGTAGCGGTCAGCGGTCTTGATGCCGAGTGCCACGACGTGTTCAGGGAGCTTGGGACCCGAACCCATCTTGGCGGAAGAGACGGAGCCTCGGTAGTCCGTGCCAGTGCGACGAGCTTCGGAGAGGCCCAGATCCTGCGCGGTAGTCTCCACCGTGCGGAACTCGAACTCTCCTGCGTCTTCGAGACCAGCTTCCCTGTTCTTGATCGTGCGATACGCTAGATAGGTCCCTACACCCGCAATTATGGCCCCAGACAGGATGGGGTTGGCTGCGATGAACGGCATGAGCAGCCGTATGACACTACGGAATCCGAACCAGACAATCTTGACCATCGTCCGCACGAGGGCGGAGGTGATGCCCACTAGAGCGCGGATGACGCCTCGGCCTGCGTATATCAGGGCTTGGCCCATCGCACGGCCCAAGCCACCGACTTTGTCGAAGACCTCCACGGCTGTATCGAACCAACCTCCGTCCTCTTCGGCTACCGTAGCTAGGGCTTCTTGGCGAGCAATCATCACGCGAGCCAGAGCCTCGTTAGGGTTGTCTGAGAAGTCGTTGCGCTGTTCCGGGTGCTGGAACGCCCGACGGATGGACCGCTGAATGTTCTCGGGGGAGAGGGTCTCCTCGAAGAGTCCACTCCCAGGAGTCCCACCGAGCAGGAAGCCCGAGGCTACTGTCAGTGTGGTCATAGTGTTCCTATCGGATCATGTTGGACAGGGGGAGCAACGAGCTCCCTGAGTTGGGGACATAACCCTCACCCCCTCCAGCGGGAGGTAGCACTCGCTTCAACTCGGCATTGGCTATAGTGTTGCCTACACCGACACGGTCATTCAGCTTGTCGCGACTGGCGGCCAGGATGATCTCAGGCTGCTTGATTTCCGCAGCGCTCATCTCGTTCTGGCCCTTCATGGCCGAGGTCGACGCGATGGTCGTGCTGGCGCTTGCAGGAGGAGTGGATGCCGACGTGTAGCCACCCCCTCCGCTGCCGGAAAGCGTAGCTTCGTCAGCCGCAGCTTGGCGGCGGGCCGCTTCAATCTTCTGCGCACGACGAGCGGCGCGCTCGCCCTGCTTACCGGCACGAGCAGCTTCCACATCCATCTGGTTGGCAGTGACTGCTCGCCAGACGGCAGTGCCTTTGTCGCTCTCGCGGATGGCGTCAGCCTGCTTCTTCAGCTCTTCCGCCTTGGCGTTGAACTGGTCGGCTTCCTTCTCAGCCTTCTCCTGAGCTTCCCTTCGGTCGGCTTCCTGCTGGACGGGGTCCACGTCCTTGAACCCGAAGAGATCCTTCAAGTAGTTTGTGAACTCGTCAGCTTCCTTCTTGATGAAGTCCCACGCCTGCCCCAGGAGCTTCTGGGCGTTATCAATCGTGAAGAAGTTGCCAATCTCGGCCAGCTTATCGTCGATCCACTTGCGGAAGACCGGGCTGAAGATGTAGGCCAGGCCGCCCAGCTTGGCGAGCTCGGTCAGGAGGTTCTTGCCTGCGCCCTTGGCCTTGCCGACGAAGTCGTCCTTGTACTCGTTAAACTTGCGCCACCACTGAGTGGCCCAATTCTCGGTAGCCTCACGGTCTTCCTGCCTGCGAGCAGCTTCAGCAGCCTTCCCCTTCGGTGAGTCTGGGGAGGACAGGATCTCGTCCAGAGAGGCTCCCCCATCTTCATAGGGGCCCTGACCCTCCTCAATCTCACGCAACACGTCTTCGACAGTCTTGCCGACAGCAGGCTTCTCCTTGGGAGTAGCCTTCTCTTTGACCTGGCCCTTGAGACGCCGGATCAGTTCGTCATACTGGGACTTGGCCGTGTCTACGGCCTCAGTGTACTGCTCTTCGCTGAACTGAGCCAGTGAGTCGTTGGCCGAGTCCACGAGTTCTTCGATGGCCTGGAGCAGATCAGAACTACGCTCCTGGTAGACTGCCGCAGTCACGTCCTTGACGAGCTGCTCGGTCTCCGCGTCGGTGAGCTCCTTGCCGCCCCTGGAACGCTTCTTGACCTCCGCGGCGATGCGCTTGTCTGCGGTAGTCTCGATGATGTCAACCCCGCGCTTGAACACGTCGCCGGCGAGCTTACTGTATTGGTTGATCAGCTTCAATAGCCGATCCGTATCTGCCTTGGTAGCCGTTCCCTTCAAGACCTTGTCGATGGTCCCCGACTCGGCCTTAGAGAGTTCAGCCCACTTTGCAGCGGCTTTCGTGGCTGTATCTACCGCCATATTGGGATACCCCTGGTATGCCCCGCAAGACCCTCCGAAGCTCATGTAGGGAGCGCTTTCGGAGGGTTTTCGGAGCGGTTTTGAGAGGGTTTACGGGCCGCCCTATAGAGGCACCATGCCGTCCTCGATGGCCTTCTTACGGAGGTCACGCAAGGACTCAGCACGATTGGACATCCAGAACAGCTCGACTATAGGCATGGTGTCAGGCGGTTGCGACTTGAACTCCAGCATGTACAATGCTTTGCGTTCGAACAGAAGATCCATCCGGTCAAATGGGAAGAAACGAGCGGGCATCGAGCGTGATCTTGGATCGACGCTGATGCCCACACTCCGGACAAGTCACCAGAACATATTCGTCAGGGCCGTAGGACGTCGCGGCCTTTTCGAACTCCCCAATCTTCAGCAGCTCATCGTAGTCCAGGGTTTCCATGAACTCGATACGCCGAGCGAGCGGAGCGTCGGGCTCCCCTTTGATGCGGATGAGCGAGGCAGCACGACACATGTACTTCAGATCGGCGTTGTCCTCGTAATCCGGCTGGGCCAGAGCTTCCATGACGTCGATCATGAGAGCGGGCTTCAGTTCGAAATGCTCGAACTGGTACTGCGACATGTCGGGGGCGCTCCCCAAGTACTTCGTGTGGATGTTGGAGCGCGTGACCTGCATGGTGATCTGCAGCGACTCCGGAGCCTTTTTGCCTTGCTCGACTGCGAGCAGGTGTTCAGGGTTGTTGCACTTCGTCCGGTGCGTGAGGCTGGTCTTGATCTGGTTCAGGCGCAGGAAATACAGCACCCAATAGAAGTCAGGGATAGTCAGGTGGAAGGCCAGCGGCTTCTCCTGCCAGTTCGGATGCGACGTACCCAGAACATCGGACACGGCTTCCAGCAGATAGGCGTAGGACTGCGAGACATACGCCTCGTGCAGCTTGGCGAAGTGCGGGAGGCGGAACTTGCCGACGTACAACTCCTTGAACTCGTAGAATACGTAGCCGGACGGCAACTCCGCGATGGCGGTATCCGTATCCTTGCGAGGTGTGTAGGTCGGTGGATCGAGAGGGACCGTGGGGCCTTCCGGGTGGACGATCTCCGTGGTCAGGGGCTTGATCTCCTGGGCTTCCTTCATCCTTGCCGCGATGTGCGCCTGCAAGGCGGGGCTGATCTTGGGGAAGGGGCGTCCGGTGGCAGGATTGATCTCAGGCTGTTCGGCTTGAGAGGGTTCTTGAGAGGGTTCTTGAGGAGGTTCCTGCGTGGAGGCTCCAGGAGTCAGTCGTTGAGGTTGGCGCAGCGTCTGAGGTTCAGGCTCCGGCTGCTGGGGAGCACTCTCCTTCTGCCGGGTGAGAATGTTGTCAAGGTTGCGCTGGCGCGAGGCTGCGATGCCTTCTTGCGACAGATCGAACACTTGTCGGGTCATAGTCTTCTCGTAGTGTAGTTGATGGAACCTGACTAATAGTCAGAGCGGGATCCCCTGGTCTTGAGCGCCCGCGTCGATCAGGCCCGGAGCACCAGAGATGGTAACAAACACGTCGTCGACACTGATGTCCACCGCATAGTTGACGAGGGTGTCCTTGGACGAGTCCAGAGAAATTTCAGCCACGTTTGTGATCCAGCACCCCGTGTAAGTAATGTACGCGACCTTGGAGAGGTCAGGGGCCAGGATGACGGCTGTGATGGGGCGCTTGATTTGAGCAGGCGCAGCCCACATGCCACCCCTCACGTTGGAGTTAGGGGGTGAAAATGGCACTAGCGGCGAGTTGTGCCATGCGTTCAGGTAGCGGAACGAGAGGCCCTGCGAATCCCCGTAGACCGTGAGCCGCATGTTGCCGACATCGTAACCTGCCGGATATTTCGCCTTCCGGCCGTTGCGGAAGATGGTGCGGGCCTCGTACTGGCGGAGTGGTAGAGTGGCCTCCAGGACGTATTCGTACCCGAGGCCAGTAGCACCAGACACTAGGCTGGAGGCTGAGCGGGTGAGCCCCTGAGTAACGTTTGCCGCCACGCTGGAGGCGAAGCCTGCGTTTGCCCCTAGGCCAGAGGCGAGGTCTCCAGCAGCGCCCCCGATTGCTCCCGCGACGCCACCGACTGCGCTCCCGATCATCCCGGTTCCGGACGAGATGCCGAAGTCATACCCCGGCAACTCGATGTACCACGTATGAGACAGAATCGGATCGGGGAGCTTGGTCGCGTCCTTGAAGGGATTGTAGGGGTTGAAGACGAGGTCGTTGAGAGAGGGGGCGCCGCCAGTGGTTAGATTCACGGCTGCACCAGCGACGTTGATGCCGGGGATCTTGCTGCTCAACCCCAAGGCTGTGTTCACGTCGAATCTCATACTGTACTCCAAGAAAAGAAGCAGGCCCAACCGACGTGCGACGGGATAAGGACCTGCCGAAAGCCGTGTAGAGGAGCATCCCGCCGAAGACTCCAACGGCGCACGATGAGTAGTATCCTAGTAGGACTAGATTGTAATCCACTCAGTGACGTGGACGCATAGAGTCCATGCGATCAAGTTCCGAAAAGAATCGCAATCCCGCTCGGGCTGGTCGGAGCGAACGGGTTCGGGTTAGGTCTGTCGATTAGGTGCATCATCGTCGCGTCGCGCCCCTGCTCGCGGGGTGCTTCAGGGTTCATGTGCTTGCCGATGTCCACCGACTTGGTGATAGGGTCAGGCTTGCGCATGTTGATGACGATCTCCTGAGTGTCATCAGCGTCGGGCACATATTCAGGCTTGAGGTTGGTCTGATATATGAGCCACGTATTCGACATCTCCGGATCGTCCACGCGCTGGATACCGAGGTTGTCCAGCACGAAGTTGATCTGCTGGTCCGGGCAGGCTACCACGAGCTTGATTCTGCGAGTGGCACACCAGCCCTGGATGGAGATCAGATCTCGGTAGATCCGAGCCTTCACGGCGTCATTGAAGACGTCGTAGGCAATACCAAGGATTTCGGGTTTCACAGCTTCCTCCGCAAGCGAGAGGTGAGGGTGGAGTAGTCCTGGTCGTCAAGTTCGATAGCCTGCGCATTGATGACGACAGTGTTCTGCAAGGCCGACACGAGGACCGAAGACCCCGTGCGCAGGATATGCCCCCGCACTCGAATCTCCGGCCCTTGGTAGAAGTAGGGAACCGGAGCAGTCATTGCCAAGCGAGCACGTATCTGATTCAGAGTGGAGTCGTCGTGGTGGCTGGTCTTCAAGTGGTACATAGATCCTGTCATCCGAGTTTGTGCTTGACTGCCCCCAACCTGGAGCTATTGCGCTTCATCAGGTCCAGTCGGTAGTTGGGGTCCTTGCTGGCAGTAGCAGCGATCTTCGCGATGTCCGCATTGACCTTATGGCGCTTCTCTGCCTGAAGCATGGAAGGTACTGCTTTCCGCTTCCCGGTCCGAGTGTAGTCGTAATGTTCAGTGGGAACGCCGGGGAAACGAGCGAGCAGCGGAACCTTCGGCACATACTGGTCGTACTGCGACAGGGGGATGGTCGGCATGCGACGGTAGGAGGCTTCGGCGTGGTAATCGCCTTCGTCAGCGACGTCGTCGTAATCGCTGACCCCGAGGGAGACTTCGGAGTCGGTCTCGTGCGAGGTGTCCTTGCCAGTGATCTGTTCAATCTTCCGGCGAAGCAGGACATCTTCATCCATATCGCGCAACAGGGCTTCCGGATCGATCTTCGCAGCGGCCATGTAGCGCAGCAGCGGGATGGGTACACCGTGCTCGGACGCCTTCTCCAGCATCTCGAACGTGTTAAACTCGTCCAGGGCTTGGAGGTCCTTCTTCCAGTGGACGCGAGGCATGATCAGGTTGGCCCGATCGTTCGCGTTGTAGAAATAGTCCTCGAAGGTCTTGCTGCGCGTGAGGGTCGGGTCCTTGAAGAAGCCATTGATGATGGCAACCATCGGGAAGATGCGCTGGTAGAACACACGATGGGTGAGCTTCTCCCGGAATTCGTTCAGGCCCTCCAGGAACATGGAGTAGGACGATTCGTGCGCCTGGAAGGTCACACCGTCTGCGCCGAGGAACGCCTCAGACACCCCGAGGGAGCGGAGCTTGTACTGGACGAGGGAGTCCATCACATCAGTCCACTTCCAGAAGTCACCACCCGGACGCAGGTCCGTAGCCTGGACAGAGTTGCGCGTCGTAACCCACCCACCAATGGGGTCCAGCTCGGCTGCCATGAACTGCTCAACGAGGGCGGCAAGCTCCTGGCCTGTGGGAGTCCAGTCGCTGTCGCCTGCCGTGACGTGTGTCATGGCACGCTGACGACGTTGCGCTTCTGTGAGAGTGCCACGGAACATGGCCTTCTCGAACAGATAGATGGGCAACAGGCGATGCAAGAAGGATACGTACGGACGATCCGTCATCGGGCCACGCGGGATGAACAGCGTGGTTGCCGGGTTCAGATCGAAGCGCCCCGTGTTCAGCAAGTCCCGGAACGCCGCAGGCAGAGAGTTGATGTAGCGGAGGTTGTACTCGGAGTTGTTGTGCAGGAACTGACTGATCGCGTTCGACACCGTGACCTGGATGTTCGGGTCCTTGTTGAAGAACGGAGTGGTGCGCACCGAGCATTGCAAGGCATCGTGGATCATCGTGTCCGAGAAGCGCTTCTTGTACGCATCGTAGATCACCGTGCCACAGAAGAAGCCGTCCACAAGATGGGACCAGCCGATCTTCTGGAACATGCCCCGGAGGTTGAGCTGCGACACGGCATCCGTGTACACCCGCTTACGATCCGGGTCGATGCCGTTCAGGTCGAAGTCCGAGAACGGGAGGTTCAGCATGAGGTCCACGACCGAGCCGCCGACGCTGTCGTACAGGTAGATGTCGCGCCAGAAGAAGTTCAGCGCGGCAGGGTCCGACAGATAGGGCTCAGCCGGGAGGATCCCTGTGAAGTAATACTGATACTGCGACGGCCACAGAGTGTTGACCATCAGGTTCGCGCCGTTGCCCAGACCATTCAGGTTGCCGTTGCTCGGGGCCGCATCAGCAGTGAGCTGGTGCGGAGGTTTGGGCCGGAAGGTCGGCGACGAGACAGGCTGTCCTCGCGAGGCTTGGTTGGAGGCTATAGCCCGGATGATGTGATCTTTCGACATAGGTCTTATAGTCCCGTGGGGCCGTAGAACAGTTGGTCCTTGAAGGACAGGATCTGACCGCCGAAGCGCTCAGTGGCCTCCTCGGCCCATTCCTTGTGCGTTGCACCCTTCACCATGTTGATGTGGGCATTGTATTCGAGGAAGCCGTGCTTCCAACCATTGGTGGCGAGGTTACGATGCTGGACCACAGCCTTGGGGAAGTGTAGGATGCACACGATGATATCGCGGCCCTTGTGGTCGGTCCAGCATTCGAAGTGCCGGATGCGGGCGTACGGAGGGATGTCGCACTCCTCCCACGGACGCCCGGTGGTATTGCTGAACATCACCGTGCAATGCCACTCCATGGGAGGGACGAGCTGATCGCGTTCCGGATAGGTGGCAGCAACCTCGATGAGATCGAACATCGCCTCAGGCGTGAGGTGGTAGCAGAAGTATCCGCCCTCGCGGCCGAGCACGTCGTTGGCGTTGCGGAGCTGATTGTATTCGAGGCTGATAGCCATTGGTGTTCCTTAGCCGGACATGAACTTGACGAGATCCGTGGAGATCGTCGTGTAGACAGATTGTACCGACGAGGCGAGGCGATTGCGGGTTTCGCGAGTCAGGTCAGAAACCTTGTCCTGGGGGGCTGTAGACAGATCGACATCCAACGTCATGAACTCACGCACCAGCGCCTCAGCCAGAGTCTTGAACGCAGGCTGGATGACGCGCTCAACCAGATGCTGAGCAAGCTGACCGCGATCGGACTGAGCACGCGCAGAGTTGAGCGTCTCCAGGATCATGGACATCATGCTGTTGATCTGGTATACACCGTGCCGACCGCCTGAGTCGCGTACAGCCTGTTCAGCGAACGGGATCAGGTCGGTGAGCGTCTGCAGGATGGCCTTGTGTACCGTGTTGGTGGCGCTCTCGAAGTTGCCGTCTTCAAGCAACTTCTGGATGGTCTCAACGTTCTTACCGACGATGGAGTTGCTGAGCGTCTCATCGTCGGTGAGGCTGATTCCCTGCCGATTGCGGATCCGGTCCAGATTGCGAGCAACCTTGGCAACCTTCTTGATGGCCTTCTTGACCGCACGGGGATTCGTCAATGCAGTAGAAGCTGATTTCTTGACCGCCTTCTTGACAGGATGCTGCTGACGGGGCATGGGCGCTGAGTCAACCTCACCGATGTCGTGAGCGCGGCTGTAGGCAACCTTCTTGACCACCTTCTTCACAGGGCGACTGAATTCGCCAGACAGGTGTGGAGGGGGCGGGCGCTTTACAGGACGTGGCCCACCTGAAGGAGGGCGTGGGCCTGGGGGGCGAGGACCACCGCTAGAGACACGCCCGTTCTGCACGGGGCGGCGGGGCTGCCCCTCTCGGTACAGATTGATCGTGGTCATGAGAGCTTAGTACTGATCCCACTGCTGGAAGGTAGGTTCCGGGTATGACGCAGGGGCCGGCGGAGGCATGTTCGGCATCGTGGCAACGTTCTGCCGGGGTTGCTGAGCCGTCAGCTCGGCCAGCTTCTCGTTGGTGAGGGGCAAGCACACCCGGGATTCGGGATGCACGGCGACGAACGAAGGATCCATCGAACCATCAGCGTTGCGATAGAAGATGCGGACGATCTTCATGGGCTGACGGGTGACAGGGCAGAGCAGGTTGTTCACCGTGTCCGCAGACATGTCCACCCCAGCGGACACCGGCTTCGGCTCCGGGCGCTTGCGTGCGGTGAGCGTGTTCTTCGAGGAGTCCCAAGCTTTGGGTACGCGCAGAGTGGTCATTTTCGGGCCTTCCGTTTGTGTAGAGGTTCTTGCGAGGTTGCTTCTGTCTGACGGATGATGTCGTCGATGTCGTACTGGATCTTGGTGTTCAGACCCTTCTCCAAGCCGTAACATCCTTGGAAGACAGCATCGATCTGGTGCGGGGTCGTCATACATCGCTTGTAGACACCATCCAGCTTCTCCGTTTGCTTCTGGAGTGGGACCTTCCACGAGGCAGCGGTGATGACCTTCATCGGCATATCGATGAAGTGGATGCACAAGGCCCCTAGCATGATGCCAACCATCTCGACAGTCGTACCCATCAGGCCGCGAGACTGGAAGCGCTCAGCGATGATGGCTGAAGGGTTGTATTCGTTGACCCATTCCTCGACTTCAACTAGGAACTGCGACACACCGTCGCGGAAGCGGTCCTTGATGTTGTCGAGAGGGCATTCGAGGATGCCATTGGCTATGACTAGGGGCTTGTTGGATCCTCGGGGGAGCTCGACAATACCGATGCCGAAGTTGGTCTTCCCAGGGTCCAGCCCGAGTATGCGTCGGGTGGATGTTGCCATGATCTGGTGGTCGTGAAGCGTTGTATGCGCGGGGCGCATCATAAAATTGGGCACAGGATCATAGGCACCAACGAAAAAGCCTCCCCACAGATCGCTCCATGGAGAGGCTTTGGGCACTATTCATCGTCGCGTTCAATCTTACGCACGACGCTTTCCATGCGCTTCTTACCGATCTTGAAGAGCTTCTTGCGAGCCTTTGCTGGCGGAGCACAGCAGGCACACCTAAGACCACCGGGACCTACCTGGAAGCCTTTGTACTTGGAAAAGAATCGCTTGTTCTGGATCATGGGTATCTCCTATTAGGATATACGCATGAGTGCCTCCTTGTAGATAAGTGTGCGTAGGACTGGTGTTGATCAGATGGGCGTGACCCGTTCACCAGCCTTGATGGTGACCACTTCGGTTGCCATGACGTGGAGGGCACTGATCTTCGCGTCGCCCTTGGACAGATTGACCGACGGCGGCAGAAGCAGAGCCTTGCCCTGGAAGTTCTTGACGTAGTGGCGACCAGCCAGCTTGAACACGGAGTTCTTCGGGACGTCGCTGAACTTCACCACCGACGACGCGCCCAGCTTGGCGACCTCGGAGTCGAGGTCGAACTTGCTGCCTTTGAACACGGCGTTGCTCTTGCGGGCGGCTGCGGATTTCTTGGTCACGACTTCAGCCGCCTTGGCAACGGTGCGTTTGACATTGACCTTCTTCACGACAGGCTTCTTGGCTTCGGTCTTGGTAGCCTCGGTGGGGGTCTTCTTGGTTTTGGTTTGCGGCATGTTTGTGATGCTCGTGTGCTTGTGGTTGAGGTTACTTGGTCTTGACCCGGTTCAGCGTGCGCCGCACCGATTCGAGGGTCTTGGGCTTGTTGGCGAGAGCGCCGGACGCGACCCAAAACTCGATTTCCTTGCGCTTGAATCGCTTGCCATTGGTGCGCAAGCTGTTCAGCGTTTGGACATCGTTCTTGTTGGCGACGCCGATCATCCAGGAGTTGAACTCGCTGGACACTTCGGCAGCATCCGTTGAGGGGTGGGCCGCCGTGGTCTGCTTGATGGTGCCGGTCCGGCTGGCAATGTAGTCGTCGGACAGATCGGGAGCGCGCTTGATGCGACCTACGTCTTCCGCAGCCAGTTCCGCGAAGGTCTTGGCTTCGCTGGCATTGCGCTGGCCGTCCATCAGCACCTTCACAGGCGCGTCTTCCAGCGAACGTGCCGACGCGGCTTGCGTGATCTTGGCTTCACGTTCAGCGATCTCGGCGCGCTCTTCGTCGGCACCCTCGTAGTTGTTCAGGAGTTCGGCGTACTCAGGCGTGATGAACTTGATCAGCTTGTCGTCGGCGTAGCGACGGAGCAGCGGAGTCTCCAGCAGGTGACGGCGAGGGACGCGATTGGTCAAGCAGTACGGGAGCCACGTAGCCGGTAGCTTGATGTGTTCGGCCGGGGCATTGGGGATCGGTACGGCCAGGATCAGCTCGCCGATCTGCTTGGTGCGCGGATGGTCGCCGGACGTGTTGATGACCCAGATGGGTTCCTGGGGATCCTGGCGTTCGACTTCGTTAATAGTCAGCTCTTTTTTCATAGGTGTGAGGGTCCTCTTATTGATTCGTGTAGAGAGTGGTAGTTCCGTCGGATACGACAACGAAAGAGCCAGCCGGGAGTATGTTGTTTTGGTCGTACCAGACATCGCTCGCCCAGAAAGTGCCGAGCACTCCCTGACTGAACAGTTCGTACCGTACAACTGGATCATATGCCTTTGCGAACCAGTGGTTATCGTCTTTCTGGATGTTCTCCAGGAGAACGCTGCTCAAGATGACGGTGGAACTCGGTCGGATATTCAGAGCGATGAAGGACTTGACGTCGTTGAAGTCGCACACGGCATGTTGGTCTTGACTGGCGATGGCCGCTTCGATTTGCTCCTTCGTGAGAATGGTCATAGGTTGGATACCTCTTTAAACTTGGATTTGATGGAGTCTGTGATGCGGATGACGACTGCCTCAGAAGGGGGACGCTCCCCAACCAAAGCAGCGATGGTCTGTGCTGACGGTGGATTGCCGTCGAAGGCGCTGGAGTACTTGCATACTCCAGTCTTCCGGTGCTTCCACGTGCAAGACCCTGAAGGCAGGGGGCATACCGGCGTGATGAGCTTAGCGTTGATGACGACGCACTTGGTATGGTCCTCACCTTCCGAGGCGGCGGAGACAAGTCCGGCCGCTAGGTTGGCTTGGTTCATAGAATACTTTACTACATTCGTTATGTGGAGATCTCTCGCTTGCGAGCTGCTCTGGCATCCAGCATGCGCTGTCGGTATTCGGGATCTTGCCAACGCTTTCTGATGAAGTCACTAAAAGCTTTGCGGCGATCAGGATCATCCCAGTCCTTCTTCCTCTGTGCGGAAAGTGCCGCCCGATGTGACGGATCCTGACCGAGCTTCTTCATTGACTGGCTCAACGTCTTGCGGTACTCTGGGTCCTGAGCAGCCTCTCTTCGCTTGGATGTCAGACGTGCCCTGTAAGAAGGGTCTTGCCAGAGCTTCTTGTTGGCGTCGCTGCGTTCCCTTCGTAGTTCTGGATCGGACCATTCAGACTTCCGTACTTCGGACATCTTCTTCCGCGTCGATTCGGAATGACGGAATCCAGACACCCCTTCGCCTCCAACTGTCAAGTTCGTCAGGCATCCTGTACCATCAACTTCTCTGCCATAGTAGGCAATCCATTCACATTCTAGTTTGAATGCCTGAGCTTCAGTAAGACTTTCGGCGAGTATCTTGATGCGGATGCGCTTGCCTTCCGCCAGATCCTTCTTGATGATGTTGTTCTTATGCGTGTTGGCACGCAACTTGCTTTCTAGGAAGTGCTTCTCTGCGCGGTAGCCTTGGCCCTTACCTATATAGAACGGCTTCTTCTTACGCTCGCGTTACAGGGCGTACACATAGAAGATTTGCCGATTGGTGCTCACTTCGCACCCCGCTTCTTGAGCGACTGGCGGACTGCATCGCAGATGAGCTTGCTGACGGATACGTGAGGACTACCATCAGCAGAGCTTTTCAACGAGATCATCTTGAGTTGGTTCAGGAGCTTACGCTCGATACTCAAGGAGGTGACGGTGAGTTCAGGCTTCTTCATGGCGCTAGTACCTAGTGGTTAGTAGTGCCATAAAATTGGGCCTGGTGTGGTCAGGCTGCCTTGAGGACAGACTCTCTCAAGCGTAGCAGGGATCCAACCTTATCTACTTCCATGCCTGCTGCTATAAAATGCGCTTCGAGAAATTCAGGTATGGATATGCGGATGGCCTCGCCTTGAGCGTGGTCCACATTCATGATCGCCTTGAGGTCCTCCTTGGTGCGGAAGGAGTTCGTCTGGCGGGTAGTTAGGTGCGCCCAGTCTTCCTGAGTGACGTCAGCACCATCGCTGATGATCAGACGATACAGGATGTGCGGGCTGGCATCGGCGTTGTCGAGGTCTTCCTTCGACTTGACGATCAACGTGCGGAGCAAAACTGCTGGATCGTGACGTCGTAGTTGGACATTGTAGTCGCGAGGCGAGTTGAACCGCACGTGAGCGAAGGACTTGTCCTCGCTTTCTCCGTAGCGTGTCTGGTACAGAGTGCCTGGGAAGTACGTGTTGCGCACCCGCTGAGCCTTGTGGATGTGGCCGATGATGGCGACAGCCTTGGACTCGTCGTCGGACTTGACGGGACGCCCGTTATCGTTGACTGCTCCGGCGACATCGACGTGCGCAATGTTGAGCGCGTGAGGGTCGAAGCTACGATGCGGGAATGGTAGGAACTGCACCTTGCACCCGTCAATCAGCTTCTTCGTAGGCTTCGTGTAGACTGAGACGTTGGAGCGACGTGCCTGCATCAGCAACTGAAGGCTGTGACCTGCGGCAGGGTCGTCCCCATACATGTCGTGGTTCCCGAGGATGAAGTGGAAATGCAGCGAAGGGAACTCATCAAGCAGGCCCAGGAGGGCGATGTGCGACTCGTAGGACATGCGTGGCTTGCTGCATGTGTCACCGAGCATGAAGACGTGCTGGATGCCGCGCTCGACTGCATAGTTGCACGGACCTCGTAGTTCATTGGTCACGAAGCTGGGACCATCCTCGACGAGGTTGAAGATGTTCCCATCGTAGTGGGCATCGCCTAATGCAATGGCTTCCACGTTGCTACCTGTTAGATGAGGCGCTACCAAAGAGTACAGCGCCGGGTTGGGGTTGGGGAAGAGGACCACGCTGATGATCGGGAAGTCCATCTCTTCGTTCGACTAGAGCTTCTCACCGTCGACTAGGACGGAACCTTGATCCAACCAGCGTTGGAGCTCACTGCGGCTGGCGGGGCTTGACCTCGCGCTTCTCCGCCTTGGTGTCCACTTCGATAGTGATGAAGTTGCAGACCTTGTGGAGGTCTGCCAGCCAGTCACGCGCTTTCATGCTCACGCTCCGGTAGTGATTGTGGCTTGCCGAACACTTGCTCCATCTCGGCGGATGATCTTATGATGCGAGGGCTACGTGGTAGCGTACTCACGTCGGCCTCTCGGGCCACCACATATGATGGAACATATTTACGCCGCTTGATGCGGCGAGCAATGAGCGAGATGAACTCAGCTATCAGGCGAAAGAGGTCCATTCTTGGCCTCCTTAGTTTGAGGGACTATCACAGATGACGATGTCGCAAACATCCCGACGCAGATCACGGCCGTAGTACTCGCCAGCGAGGAGCTCGCGTTCGTCGAAGATGCTGGCACGGTGCCAGAGCCCCCATCCACCACATCGGGTGCAGATGACCGTACCGTGGCCGAAGGTGGACTTGCGCGGAATGTCTGCAAGGTCGCGCAGATGGCGACGCAGGGGCTGTCGGGGCGTTCCATTAGCGGCGACGCTGAGTCCGCCACCATTCGCAGGTCTTCCATGCTAGGCTCGTTTCTTTTCGTTGAAGTATTCTTCGGATGCGGTGATCCAATCGCGCACGAACTTGGACCGCACGATATCCTCTTTCTGGAAGTCCACGTACGTCATGCCGCCGATGCGTTGCATGATGTTAATGAAGTCTTGCAGGCCCGAGGTCTCCTTGCTGCGCGTGGAGAGGTCACACTGGCGGGTGTCACCGGATACGATGATGCGTGAGTTCTTACCTACCCGGGTCATGACCGAGTTGATCTCGTGGAACGTCATGTTCTGGGCTTCGTCCACCACGATGATGGCATTGTTCCAGGTGACGCCACGCAGGAAGGATGTGGACTTGAATACTACCTTCTTGGCCTCCTTCATGTCACTGTAGGTAGCCTCGCGACCGAAGATAGCAGCCATCGCTTCCTGATAGGGTTGCTCGTACTCGGCCAGCTTCTCGTCGACAGTGCCCGGGGTGAAACCGAGCTCACGCCCCTGGACGGCACTGCGCACAATGACGATGTGGTCCTGCTCGGCCTCCTTATCGAAGACGGACTGGCACGCAAAGTACGAGCTGAGGAAAGTCTTGCCCGTACCAGCATGACCAGTCAGGGTGAGCGACTGGCCGGAAGCCCATGCATCCCGGGCCGCGTGCTGACGATCATTGGCGGGGCGCAGCGCACACATGTCGAGCAGCGTCCAGCGCTTCCGCTTGTCGGGTCCACGCTGACGAGCAGTTTGATCCTCAACCACCGCTTCGAGTTCATCGTTGAGGAGCGCGGCACGTTTGCGAGCTCGTTTGGCTACTGCTGCGGACTGAGACTTTGCCATTGGATGCTTCCGTTAGAGGTTTGCAGGAGGGGCGATGGCGAAGGATCGAAAGTCCGTGTTACCTTCGCGGTTGGTGTGGAACTCCCCATAGATCACCTCTGCCCTCCGGACATTCAGGAGCCTTGAAGCCAAGAGGTTCTTTCTCGCCGCGCTGACCAGGACCCCAATCCAGGGCATCATACTTGCCGGTCAGGACGCCCCACGCAGCCTTCAAGCGCCAGATGAAGGGTCCACCTCCCGGGCGGCAGGGCACGTAGGTCTTGGCAGAGGGATTGCCGAGGTCTGTGGAAATTTCCCAGTCTTGGATTTCTTTGACGGTGAACTTGGGCATTACGCTCTCCTGAAGCGTGATAGAGGACTGCCAAAGCCTGACCGCCCGACGAAGATGCCGACGGGGTGGCCTGAGGAAGCGTCATTCGCATACACACACGCAGCCTTCTTCACGATGTCATACGTTGTGCGGAAAGTCACGGCCCATACACCTAGGACCACGGCGCGGAACACGTCGTCCGTGTAGTCCACAGCTTTCTCAGGACACGCACCTCCACCACCTTGCTGCACGGTGAGGAACTGATGGAGCAGATGATGGACAGGCTTGTTGAGGAAGTACGTGCGGTAGTCGTCAATGTCCGCCTTCTTGATCTCGGTCGCTTCCTCAATGGAGAGCTCCGGCAAGATCAGGTTGGCATTCCATAACGTCTGCAGGAAGTTGTCGAAGTCCGATCGCTTGAGCGTCTGCTGGCGCACCTGCATGCCCGGGATGTCGTCTCTGATACGCGAGAGTAGGTCCAGCGAGTTCCAACGGTCGGCCACCAGGAGCTGCCCGTTCATCGACTTGGTGAACGGGAGCAGCACGTTCTTGTAGACGCGGTTGAAGTTAATGGTCTTGCCACCACGCGGGATGAGCTCGAGGACGGCAGGCACGGTGACCTTGTACTCGTTGTCCGGATCCAAACCTACAGCAGCAATGCCGAAGCTGTTGTTGCTGTAGCCCGCGTCTATTGAAATGGCCGTGGGAAACTTACATTTACCCGGTACAGCGTTCTTGAGGGTTCCCCAGATCTCCTCTTCGCTGGCTTCATACTCCAGCTTGATGGCGTTCTTGGCACCACGGAACGGGTAGCGGTCCTTCGTGTAGTGAGTGTGAGGGATGAAGGTGTTGGTGGTCAGCGGAGGTTGGGCACCGAAGTCCCGCATCGCCCCAATAGGGTCGGCCAGGAACTTACTCTTGATGAACTCAGAGTCGCGAGGAAGCGTGGGGTTGATTTCCCACGTTGCCATGTGCGAGCCTAGGTAGATCTTCTTACCTTCCTCGGTTTGCGTCAGACGATACCGACGCATCACCATGTCTTTGACGTGCTTGGGGGACGACAGGCCGAACAAGACAGGCATCGGCACGTAACTGTGACCGCGCATGATCAGCTCACGTGCTGCGGCGTTGACCGTACCGAGGCTGGACTCCAGCGAGTTGATCGCTTCCTTGGCGTTGGCGCGCTCGGAGGTCTCATCAGCATCGTCCTTGATGACATCGCTCGGCATGGCGAACAGGCCAAGTTCGTCGATTGCCGCAAAGATACGAGTGTCACCACGGAGGATGGAAGCGTTCGGGTGGCTGGGATAGATCCAGAGGTTCTTGCCGCCAGCCCATACCTTGATGAAGAGGTCCTTCTTTCGATACAGCTCAGCACCGTACTGCTTACCATAGTGATCCAGGAGCTTGAAGTACTCCGCGAACCACGGAGTCATCGTCACGTAGCTCATGAATGGGGACCACAGAAGCGACACTGCCTTGTTGAAGGTCAGCGACACCATAGTCCCGGTGAGCGGCGTGAAGGGCTGGATGCGGTGCGGGGCAAGCGTTGCCATCGGAGGCATCTTCAGGTGGCGATGGAAGATGTACGCCATAGCTGAGGAGCCGGTGAGGGACTTACCAGCCCGCTGGCCCCACATGAGGTCGAGCTCCTGATAGAGATACATCAGGCCACTCTTGACGAAGTCTGCCTTGGTGCGCTTACACTTGGGGCACTTCCCATATTCCAGGAGCGTGATGTGACCCTTGAGGTCCGCCGTGCCGTAGTCCACAGGCACACCAAGAGGGTCTAACCACTTGTGGTCCTTGGTGCAGACCGGGCAGTAGTCCCCGAACAGGCGTAGATACGTCAGCATCTGGCGAGCCCACGGAGGGTTCGCCTTACAGTAGTTTGTCGAGAAGTCGAAGTAGTTCTTCGCCAGCGGCAGGTCCCGATCATCGATCTTCAGGTCGCGCATCGCACCCGTCGCGGGGTCGATGGCTTCGTTCATCAGCTGGTGGATGTCGAAGTCCCCCGGCAAATTAGCCGCAGCCGCGAGAGCGGGATGGTCTGGTTTGACGAGATCTAGGAGCTCGGGGTCGGTATCAGCGGTCTGACTTGCCGTTCCGAATAGTTCCGGGAACAGGAGGCTGATTTCGCGGGATAGCGTGTCCTTGTCCATTGAGGAATACCACTTCCTTCGGCTGAACCGGAGTCTCTACCGTGAGGGCCTCGGGGTCAACCTTGAAAAACGAACCGATGAACTTCGCCATGCGGGCCTGCACGGCGCGGCGCACTAACTTGTCGAAGTGAACGTAGGGCGCACCGTCGACAGTGATGCCTAGCATCTTCTGGATGACGTCCTGTGCTTGGGCTGCGCCGGTGCTGGAGGCCAGGAGTAGTGGGTTGATCTCGTTGAGGAAGAACTCCCGCACCTTGTCGATGTTCTTGGTGACATAGTCAGGGAACTCGTCCTTATATGCATCTACCCGCCGCTGGATCACATCTTCGATAGTCTGCGATGCCCTGCGTCGTGAATTGGCGGTTGCGGCCTTGAGACGAGTCACTTCCTCTTTGGTCGATTCGGGGAGCCGATAGAAGAATCGGCTGCGGAACTTGCGAGGCGCATCGACAGCCGGTGCGGGAGTAGCGACTGGCCGCACCGGCTCAGCCATTGCACGCATGAAGTCGGCGGTGACAGCCTTACTATCCTCCGTCGACATCCCTGCGGTCAGGCTCTTCGATCGCCCCCGTGAGAGGGCGATTGTTGCCATACTCAACCTTCTTCGTTGTTGTCCATAGGCTCGTCGTCTTCGTAGTCCTCGTCGTCTTCGTAGTCTTCGTAGTCCTCGTCGTCTTCGACGTCGCGGCCATCATCGAAGATGGTGACCCCCCAACCGGCAGGTAGGACTAGAGTACCATCGTTAATGTCCAGGGCATCCTGGATTTCGTCGAGCAGTCGGTCCTGGTCATCTTCAGACAGTTCCTCAGCACCGACGTGTCGGGTCAGAAAGATAACGGGCATTGTTTACTCCTCTTCGTTGTGAAGTTCGGCGGTTTGGTCTTTCGGCAACTGCTTGGTACTGGCGCTTTCCAAGGCAGTGTAGAGCTCGTCACCGCGACCCGACAGGACTTGCTTCTTGCACCATTGGCGAATGGGGAAGGGCTTCCCGAGACCGTGCTTCTGGCAGATCTCAGCCGCGCAGGAGCGTGGGTCGAGAATCCAGCGCTTCAGCTCAGCCCACGTAATGGTCTTGGTGGACTTGCCGTGCTTGTCCAAATTCAGAACCATTCGATTGCGGGCATCGCGTCCACCTGCGATCAACTGTCCGGTGAGATACAGGTAGTAGATCGTATCGAATACCGGGTCGATACCCTTCGCCTTGCCGTCGCGGGAATCGTGCAGCCAGATGCGCTGCCAGATTTCACGACCGGCAGGGGCTAGTAGCTTGTTCTTGTGAGTCTTGACGGACACATAGGAGTAGGCGTCCACGCCACCGTTCAACCCAGGTTCAACCTCGCATCCAGGCTTCTTCTTGGATGGAGTGGGCCATAGAGGGGCGGAGTTGATGGAGCGCTTGGTATGGCGGGTGCGGACGTCGCTCATGTACTTCAGGGCATTGCCACCCTTCTCGTCTTCCTTTGGGCCATACATCGCCATCGGGATTGCCGAGAGTTGATTGGTGCCCAGGACCGCAACCTTCTTCGCGGCCAGCATACCCTTGAAGCGCTTCAGACCAGCACTGAACATGCGGGCTTGCGAGGCCAGCGAATTATCGCCTTCGTCTTCATCCTTGGCGTCCGGATTGAGGCCAGCCCATGAGTCGATGAACACGATGCCTTGCAGTTTGCCGTTGGGGGCCGGGATGTAGATGCCGTCGTTGTTCTTGACAGACTTGTCGTGGTATTGAGCAAGATGGAGGTTGGCCTTCACCTTCTCGTACTTGAGATACCACTTGTCCCCGATCTTCAGCTTGTCCGGCAAGCGCAGTAGAGTCGCTGTGAGCCAGTTGAAGAATATCTTGCCACGAGTGACGGTCCGGTAGTAGACGCGACCTGCGTGCACGACCCGACCTTCGCTGTCCTTCTTGCCGAAGAGTTGCTCACGAGTCATCTTGACACCAACCCCGTTCAAGATGCTGGTGATGTACGGAACCGAGTTCTTACTCGAACCCTCGGAGTCGAAGAACGCGATGATGGGGATTTCCGCGGCGATGGCCTCGCCCATCGTGTGGAACATGTTGGTCGTCTTCGCTGTCTGCTCGAATCCAGAATTAATGTTCAGCGACGGCAAAATGCCGCCACCCAAGGCCAAGTCCATGCAGAGGGAGCCGTGCGACAAGAGCTCGGTGTCCTCCATAACGTCAGCCGAGCCAACCAGCTTCTCGACTTCGCCCAGGATGCCGCCATACAGGTTCGGTACGCTCGAAGTGGCCTGCGAGGCTGCTTTCTTAACTGCTGCCTTCTTCACGGCCTTCTTGACCGCTTTCTTCACTGCCTTCTTGACAGCCATGTGTGAAATTCCTATGTGAAAACGAAAACGGCCCGGTACACTGGTTTAGCATACCGGGCCGTGTCATTTACTGCCGGGAGGGATTAACCCCAATCGTCTTCGGAGGGGCGGCGCAGAGCCTTCTTGGCCGCCTTCTTCACCGGACGTTGCTGCTGTTGAGGAGGACGAGCAGCCTTCTTGACCGGACGCTGCTGTTGCTGCGGGCGCGTAGCCTTCTTCACCGGGCGGCGTTGCGGGGCCGGTTCTTCCCAACCTTCGTCGCCACCTTCGGAACCGTCTTCCCACGGGGCGTCATCTTCACCGCCGGAGCCGTCATCCCAGCCCTCGTCACCACCTTCGGTGCCATCACCTTGGTCATCGGACCAGTCCTCGGTGCCGTCGCCGGATTCATCCCAGCCACCTTCGTCTCCACCCGACTCGTCCCAGCCACCTTCATCGCCGGAACCATCGTCGTAGCCACCGTCGCCGGATTCATCCCAGCCTTCGTCGCCACCTTCACTGGAGCCGTCATCCCAGCTTTCTTCCTGCGGTGCCGGGCGCGCAGCCTTCTTGGCCGGACGACGCTGCTGCGGAGCGGGTTCATCCCAGCCACCTTCATCGCCACTGCCGTACTCGTCCCAACCTTCGCCGCCATCGTCACCACCTTCGTCCCAGCTCTCTTCCTGCGGAGCCGGGCGGGCAGCCTTCTTGACGGCTGCCTTCTTGACGGGGCGACGGCCACGGCCCGGATTCTGGTCGTCATCGAAGCCGTCGTCACCGCCGCCAGCGTCGGCGAGGCCCATCTTTTCGGCCCAGCGGTCGTAGCTCTCGCGGATACGGTCCTCAGGTTCCGGGCGCTCCAGGTCGGACAGGTCCCAGGTCAGATACTTCAGCTGACGCTCGCTCAGCGGCATCCGCTCACCGGGCAGGATCTGATACTGGCTTGCCGCAGGCTTTTTCGGCGAGTGCTTGATGCGGATCGTCATACCGAACTTCGGATGCGCGATCGACATGGCCTTGGTTTCGCCAGTGTTCTTGTTGGTGACGATGTTGGTCTGGGCGATACCCTGGATCTGCTCCAGCATCGTGGAGGACAGACGCAGCACCTTGACCGGGGTCCAGGAGTCAGAGTCCTTTTCCTTGAAACCCGTTGCCAGTTCCTGCTCGGTCGGGCGCGGGATCCGCTCGGGGCGGCGTGCTTCTTCGTGCAGGATGATGGCGTTGCAGTAGCCATACTTCTGGATCTGGATCAGGCGAGCATCACGCTCGACGCCCTTCTCACCCTTACTGATCTCGAAGAACGGATCGAACACAGTGGTGTCGAACGACTGGCTTTCGGGGTCGTAGGACGGCGACGGCATGTAGAATTTGGTCGGGGAGCCGTCCTTCTTTTTGGTGGCAACCCAATAGCCCGCGTACATGAAGACGGGGCTGATGATCCGCACTGTGACGAACTTATCGGGCGGGAACTTGAACAGGTCGACCTGCTCTCGGATCGACGGGGATTTGTCGCCACCAGTGTTGGTGCGGACTTCACTGAAGTCGTGACCACGACGCTTGCTCATAGAGGTACTCCGGTATGGTAAGGGGGTTGGTTGCGTTCTTACGGGTCGTCTCCCTAGGGTGACTATCCTGCGCATTGGTTATTTACTGCGTCTTGGCCGGTACGTGAGCGTCCAGCCATGCAGTAAGCTGGTTGAAGACCAGCGCCCCCACTTTGACCGAATCGGTCTTGCCATCGCGTAGGAGCACGAGGGTGGGGAGGCCGCGGACGTTGAACCGCTGGAGGAGCTCCGGGGCGGTGTCAACGTTCACCTTGACGATGCGGAGGTTGTCGCCGTAATGCTCTTCAGCCCGTTCCAGGACCGGAGTGAGCATACGGCAGGGGCCGCACCAATCGGCGAAGAAGTCCACCAGGACCAGAGGGGCTTTGGTGTCTTCTTCGAAGGTTTCTTGAGTGGAGAGGATCATAGGGTCTTCGTGAGGCCATCTTCGCCGAAGCGTGACAGCGTGAGGGATACATTAGTGTTGAGTCGGCGCATGACGTTGGGGAGGTCGGCGCTCGGCTCGCTGTTCGAGGCAATCACCCCGGTGATGTCGCGAACGTACAGCAATGCCTTGCGGTACGATTCGGCTTGATGGACGGCCCGCTCGTTGACGTGGTTCGCCATCTGGAGGGCGGTCATCTGCGGATCGAACGGACGGTCGGATTGTAGCATCTGCACCATCTGTTCCGCTTGAAGCGCGCGCTGCTTCCATGTGTCACGCTCGTCAAGGAGCATCTTAGACTCGAATGTCGCTGAGAGACCGGACAGTGTGGTGGGGATGTCAGTCATGTGCTTTCAAGAGCTCCAGAAGTCGTAGATGGCGATAGCTGACGTGTTCAGCAATGCCGAGTGAGGCCCGCACGCAGCCGCGAGGGTCTACCTGCTTGGCAATGTAGGATAGGGACTGCATAGCTTCCATGTCGCGGTTGGCTTGCGTGCTGTACTGTGCGAACGCCGCTTCGCCGTGGTCTTCCACCTGCTGATCGTAGCTGGTTTCGGCAGATTCAGCAAAGACTTCGTCGAGAACCTTCGATCGAGCACCTCGCAGCCAATTCGTGATGAACGTAGTCAAGACTCCGTGACGAGAGTCGCAGCGGTCAATGGCCTTGTACAGCGTGATCATGAAGACATTGACGATTTCCCCGAGCTTGCGTCGATGGCGGGCAGTGACATAAGTCTTCTGCGCACCGTTGAGGGCAAGCAAGATGTACTTCTCGACAATGGCGTTCTTGAAGGCTGAAGCCTCACCCAGCCAATGCTTGGCTTCCAGGGTAGCACCATACAGATTGCCACACTTCTTCACCTCGAGATTCGTTTCAACTTCACGCAGACGCAGAAGACGGGTGGATATCTCCAGCGGATCTCCTGACGGAGGGGATTCGTGCAGACGTCGGTACTCGTCCGTCAGATTCACGAACACGTTGAGGAAGGCGAACAGAATCCCTCGATTCAAATGGAGTTCCTTGGCGGCTGCTACACGATCCTTAGCGAGTAGCAGGTTCATGAACGCAACTGGCAACATATGCTTGTCGTCAGAGGTCATCTTGATCGGGCGAACCGCCTGCTGACCCACAACCTTCGCCACGTAGTTCAGGAACAGGTTGGGGCAAGTGTTGATTACAGGCCCGAGGGCCAGCCACAGGAAATGATCCAACGTCTTCAGATACTGCGCAGACGTGTAATTCGCTGTGATCTGCTCCTTCCTGTTCTTCAGAGCAGCGAAGGTGAGGTCATGTGTGTACGTTGCCATGTCCCTACGTCTTGGGGAGCTTGCTAGCGATCTTGAGATATAGTGCTACTAGATGCTTGCACAAAAATGGAAGATTCTTCGGGTTCGTGATCCGTGCAGGCTGACCATTGGAGTAGTAGATATCCGCCGCACCGTGCTTATGGTTGGCGAATTCTGCACGAAATGTATTGTCTAGGCACGAACATCCCACCTTGACGTTTAGCTTCTTGTCGATGAACACGATGGCCGAGACATACGTGTTGCGGTCCGACGCAGGTACTGGGACCAGGAAGCCATCCCGGTCGAGGCGTTTGATCGACGACGTGTGTGCGGCAACGAAGCCAGAACCGTCCGGCAGGTGGCCTGACTTCATGTCCTTGAGGCGTACAAACTGAGCGAGATACTTACGCTCGTCAGAAGTGCGACGATAGAGTTCCTGGATTTTCATGGTGCAGCCCCGCTAGTGGTGAAGACCTAAAATTACGGTACTACGTGGATAACTAAAGTGGATCCAGGTTGGATCTCCACCCGACCGCTTACGTCTACCAGGAAAGCCCGGTTAGCACCATGCTGACCGGGGCTTTTCGTTTGTGGGTTGAATGCTAGAGATTCAACCGCCGTTTACCGCTCCACCGACACGACCATCGTCCCAAGTTTGGTGGATAGCTCGTCCGCGCTCTCGTAGACCGTCTTGTCGAACTCCTCCATGAAGGATTCGGGGAACTGGTCTTCCGTGAGGTCGAACTGCGCGGCCACGTTGGACAGGATGGCATTGCGGGTGAAGGTGTCGTCCAGGGCCAGCGGGTACGTAATGTCCATGCCGGACAACACTTCAACGACCGAGCAGATGGCGTCTGTGGTGACTGCCATGTCGAGGTACTCAATGTCTTCGTCGGTCAGGTCGCGCTCACGGACGGGATCGGCGACCATCTTACCTTCCACACCGGCGTTGATGCGGGCGCGAGTGCGTTCTTGGAGCGCAGCCATGGCCTGCTCGATGTAGATCAGGGCGCGCTCGTTGTAGTCGCTCGGATACGGGCCGCCCTGGAAGCAGTCGAGGCGATGCTTGCAGATGGCGAGCAGAGCTTCAACTGTCAGACCGTTGGGAGTGTCGTTCTCGACAGGACCTTGCTGGAAGGCGATCAGGAAGCGGTTGCCCACCAGATTGGACGGGTGAACCGACGGCACGGTGGCTTGGTATAGATGGTACGCGCCGCCGGGGCCAGGCAGGTCGATGGCCTTGATGTCGATGAACTTGTCAGCCTTGGTCAGCTGGAAGGAGTCGACGATGGGGGATGCTGCGGAGGTGTATGCGCTCATTCGGTGCGCTCCTTGGTGTGTGCGGTTTCGTCGATGGCGGGCACATCGTTGTCGTATTCGTCGATCAGCAGATCGATCAGTTCGAGAGCATGCGACAGGTCTTGGGTGCCCTTCCACGTGCAGAGCAGGGTGATGACCGACTGCGCATTGGTGCAGGCCGGGGGACCGCTGAGCGTCGACAGGAAGCGAGTCAGCGAAGCATTGACGCGGATCTCATCTACGAGATGGTGACCCAGATTCGCGTTCTGCGTGCTGATGCGGCCTTCGTTGTAGACCTCGATCAACTTGACGACGTAGTGACGTGCCTTGCTGAGGTCCTTGAAGGCAGACTCACCCTCCTTGTTGCCGAAACGAGACAGATACTTGGTTGCTGCGCCCTCCAAGTGGCGAAGGTGGAGGTCAGTTGCCATGTCCCAGTGATTGTAATCACCGCCCTTATAGTGATCACCACCAACCTGCATTTCATTTGCTTTCATGAGAGTATCCATCTAGTTAAGTGTTCTTGATGTCTTTGTTGAGGCGGCGTTCCATCCACAGGCGAGCAGCAAGCAGCCAATCATTTTCGCACTGGTAAGCAGCGTTGAACGCCACCTTGGCTTCCAGGATTCGATTGTAAGCTGCGGCACGGTCTCCGCTCTTCCAGAGCGCATACGAATGGCGCATCGGCTCCGCCACGTAGCGAAACCAGGGTACGTCATTGAAGCCAATGTGCTCACACTGATCGTAGTGGCCGACCAGAGTCTGTACCGCTTCTTCGAAATTCGGATAGTCTGCGCCCAGCGGGTGGGAAACTACCGACGAGTGATAGATGTCTGCAGAGGCTGCGTACTCGCTGGTCAGTTGGTATTGACCATCGCCACCTTTCTCTACGAATCGCTTAGTGATGTCAAACTCAGTGTACAGGTGCAGATTGTTTGACACCTGATAGTAGGTACCGACAGGGAAACCCACACGGTTCGCAACGTACTCGTGCAAGAATGAGAAATGCACGACGTTCGCGCCGTAGCAGCCCCAGACGATGTCGTTACTCCGGTTATAAACCGTCATGTTCACCCGATCACGAAGGATCTCAAACAGAGCAATAAGGTTGCACGCCTTGTCCTTCGTGCTCTTGGTAAGGTCCTCATGGTCCCAGATCTGCACAACGGCTTGGCGTGAGTTCGGGTCCTTCTTGAGGATCTGCACAACCTCGTTCAGCTGATCGTGCCCAAAGTGCTTGCGCCACCGATATCCGTAGGCAGCATTCTGAGTCTCGCCATCATCGCTGTAGGCGAGCATCTGCTTGGCGTAGAAGCCTACAGTGGCGATGTCATTGTTGCCAGCAAGCATCCACATTGCCTCCATCAGATGGAGGAATGGATTCGCATCACGGATGGGGTTGAACGACACACGCTGGAGGGGGTTGGTCCACACCGTCGTAACGGGCGTGGGGAATCGCAGGACAGGCCCGTTGCGACTGTCCATTGGAATGCCGTGCAGCAGAACTTGCTGCAATGCCTGAGCTAGTCCCTGGTCTGGATTGCACGCTTCGAGAATGCGCATAAGTACTCCTAGTTTGTATGAGGCATTTACTGCATATCCCACAGGCTGAGCTGATTGGCGTCATCGCCGGAGGCTTTGTAGCGGTTCTTCGACCGCCCCCCAGCCAGCAGGCGAGCCATCTTGCTCGTCTCACACAGGCAGTTCTGCAGATCATGTGCTTCCAGCTTGCGGTCGGCGAAGATGGCCTTCAGCCGGGCGTCGTTGCGGAGAGCCGTGGTATATACGTGGAAGGCTTCCAGCCACGTAGAAGGCTTGATATCCTTCGGCCGAACGTTCAGGACGTAGGAAAGGCCGCGTGTGGAGCCCGGACCCTGCGGAGCCCACGTGTCTTTGTCGGACCAGGTGCCCTTGACGATGTGCCGCAGGTCAGCGACGACTTGGCCCGCTATGAACGAGCCGAGACCACGATACTGCATCAGGTTGTAGTGTGTCTGCTGCATGCTCGTGGTGTCGACCTCCTCATCGGAAATCGTGTTCCACATATCACGGAGGTTGTTCAGGACCGCTTCCCACTTCGCTACTCCACCGCCACCCCCGTTGATGATGTAGACGCCGGTGAAGATTTGTTGCTTGGCCTTCGCCATCTGCGCGAGCTTGACGTGCAGGTTCTTGTAGTGGAAGCCGTCGTAGCCCTTGGGGTACAGCAGCCCCAGCGTCTCGGGGCGATTGATGAGGCGGGCCAGCGAAGCGCCTACGGCCATCTCGGACGGGGCGAGGCGGCGATTGGTGTAGAAGTTCTCGAGCAGCCAAATGCTGACCTTGTCATCCATGCGACGGACGTTGCACCAGCGCGTGTTCGCCATCAACTCGTTCTTGGTCCACGGGGCAGGCTTTCCCATGGCGCGGTTGCGACGAATGTTCTCGCGCTCGATGATCCACTTAACAGAGACTTCGTAGTGCGGCTTGTAGATTTGGAATTGGCTCACGTAGAGCTCCTCTGTGCGGCGCGCCATCCATCACGGCAGGCGTCCTGGATTGTTCGATTGGGTGCCCAGCCCCACGCGGACATCGCGAACGACGCATCGGCGACGACATAAGCCGGATCGCCAGCGCGAGGGTCGGTCAGCACGCAGGGTACAGACACCTTATTTACTTCCTCGAAGGTGTCGATGAGCTCCAGCACGGAGGTGCCTTCGTTGGTGCCCACGTTGACCGCACCGTGCAGGCGCTCCTTGGAGGACACCAGATACTCCAGCGCGCATACGTGAGCCTCGGCGACGTCCATAACGTGGATGTAGTCGCGGACGCACGTACCATCCTTCGTGGTGTAGCGGTCTCCGAACACCTTGAGCTCGGTGCCACTGATCGCAGCGTTGATGATGCGCGGGAACAGGTTGCCCGGCGCACCCAGACCCTGGTCGGTGAGTAGGCCGGATTGGTGCCCACCGATGGGATTGAAGTAGCGCAGGCTGAGGCTGTTCAGGCTGGTGCAGTCGGCGAGGAACTGCTCCACCATCAGCTTGGTGCGACCATAAGGGCTGATCGGGCCGAGCGGCGAGGATTCGCTCAGTTTGGCCTTGTATACTGGCGGCGCGTACACTGCGGCGCTGCTACTGAAGATCAGGTTCTTGATGCCGTAGCGTTCCATGGCCTCGACGAGCGCAATGGACTGGGCCACGTTGTTCTGGTAGTAGCGCACCGGCTGTTCCACCGACTCCGGCACAGACTTATATCCGGCCAGATGGATGACCGCATCGACGCCGTTCAGTGCCGGAGTATGGTAGCCACGCAACGCCCCCACAGACATCTGCAGAAAGTGTTGGGCCGACACATCCAGCTGACCCAGCGCATGTAGCGTGTTCAGGGAGCTATTCGACAAGTCGTCCATGATGACGATCTCGTGCCTGGATTCACGGAGGGCCACGCAGACATGCGAGCCTATGTAGCCCAGGCCACCAGTGACGAGAACCTTCATACCTTTCTCCAGTTCGCCAGCACCGCACGATTGATTTCAGTTGCCAGACCCTTGGCGTGCGGCTTGGGGCGCACAGCTTTCAGCTCCACACGCACCGCCATGCCGCTGGTTACGAGTTGCTTCACGCGGGACAGGATGGGCTTGGGTTCGCCACACATCTTCTTGCCGTCGTGGTACAGGATGATTTCCTCGTTGTAGATTTCGAGGCGCGTGACGTCCGGGTGCGCTCCAGCCATCGTCTGGAACTTGCTCATGATGGCGGTAAGGTACTTCACCGCCAAGCCAGACGAGAACGCTTCGTTGGGCTTGCCGAGCTTGGTCAGCATGGAGCGCGCGCTGGCGTACCATTCAGCCCACTGGAATTTGCCCAGGTCCCAGGTGTTGACCGGCTTCCAGGCGTGGCGGTTGATTCGACCGAGCTCGAAGCGTTTGTCCTGGTCCTTGCCCTTGGAGGTTGCGCCAGGGAACAACGTGACCAGCAGGGCGATGGCTCGATTGTTCGTGAACTCGTTGCGGTACACGTTCATGCCGCCGCTCGACTTCTTCATGTCGAACTCGGCACTGAACGCCACGTCGTAAATGCGCACGAAGTTGGCTTCTTGCAGCGTCGTAAGGTTCGACATGAGGTCGATATACGCCACGTCTTGCAGCAGGCCGTGCCGTTCCATGAACGCGAAGTGGCGCACGAACATGTCCGTCTTGTACCCGAAGATGCAGGCGTTCTTCGTGTTCTCGTGGACGTACAGACCCGTAGCGTGCTTACGCTCGGGCGTCATCAGGTCGTAGTTGTTGCGGCTGGCACCGGCAAAGCCAATGCCCGCGTAGTCCTTCCAGAGGGCCGGGAGCTTCTTCCAGACGGCGTTGAGTGCGGCTTGCCCAGCTTCAGTGCGCGTCGTCTTGTACTTGCCGTCGATCAATACCTGCAATGTGAGATCGTCATCGGCGAACAGGAATTGTTTGCAGCCGTTTTCCTGGAGCCACTTCGCCATCAGGTAGCGCTTCGTGATCAGCTTGAGGTCGTCGTTGAAGCTCTTGATCAGGAGCGGCTTGATGCCGTCTTCCTTGAGACGGTCCTGGAGCGCAAGGCGTTCACTGGCGCAGGTGACCACGATGGTGTTGGAGATGATCTCCGGCGTGAGGTAACGCAGCGTCTTCTGGCGGTCGATGCGCCCACGCGTGAACAGGACGACGTAGGTTTCTTTCGGGTTCAGCCGCATTTCGGAGGCTCCGTGGTCAGGATTTCCTCGTACAGCGTGCTGTCGTCGTGCGGCGGCTGCTGGAGGATAGGGTTGATCTTGGGGGTCTGGATTGCGCGCACTTTCCACAGGTACGAAGCGTGGTTCAGCGGCTGCGGCTGGCGGCGCGGATACAGGTAGCCTAGGTGCGCACAGAAGTCGTAGTCGTAGGAATACAGATACTCGCACATGGTGAGGATCTTGTGCTTGTCCTCCTCGGGCAGAGCATCGTACCACGCCCGGCTGCTCTTGGAGTTGAGGTGCTTGAGCTCGAACTGGCCGTCAGCACCGAATAGAAACCGGCTGATCTTCGACTCCAGGTTCGGGTCTTCCAGCGAGTAATGGGCGTACTCGATGGCGTATGCCTTGGAGGGGAAGAACGCAGCCTGAGGCCGGAACCACGGGAACTCCGGGAGCCACACACTCTCCGGTGTCAACATCTCCCACAGGAAGTCCACCAGCGGCAGGTTGAATCGTGTGTACCAGTCGTGCCGCTTGACCTCGAACTCGCGAATGGCGGAGAGGAAGCGGTCGAGCGGATCACGCACGATTCCGAAGAAGCGATACTTCGACAGGCGGTGTGGGCTGAGAATGCGCGCCACCGACTGGAAGTCCAGGTGGGACATATTCTCCATGTGGTATGCACCGTCGCGGGGGTCGCGGAAGAACCCCTGGTAGCGGTAGGTGTCAGGTACACCCAGGCGCTTGAGGAGTTCGGTGCGGATGCTGGTGCCGCCCGCCTTGGGGTTGTGCAAGAAGACGATCTTGCGACCTTCATCAACGATCATTGTCGCTCCAGAGCTTCGGCGCGCTTGCGCCAGTACATACACTGCTCGCCCAGGCTGAGATTGCGGGGGTCCTGTTCATGGTGGTATCCGGCAAGCGGGATCGCCATACCATCGACGATGTCCGCATGCGTGGTGGGCGGGGCCACGCTGCCGACCATCTCGTAGCCGAACAGCAGGAAGTCCCGGGCATACAGCCTATTTACCAGACCCAGCACATCCTCGTCCAACTGGTCGACAGTCAGGCGCGCGCCAACATCGTACTTGCGCTGATCCTTGGCGTGATCGAGTTCGGTACGCTGGATGCCCAGGTGCATGGTCAGCTGGGACCAATGCAGGTCCAGCTCTTCGAAGCGCCCGATGAAGTCCGCGAACTTCGTGTTATTCCAGTAGAAGAAGTAGTGCTGCGGGCAGAAGTGGGTGTACCGCCAGTCGAATCGGAGGTTGCTCACGGTCATGTGGCGGCGCGCCCATTCGTTGAAGTCGGTGTCCGGGGCCAGCTTGTGCTGGTACTTGTGTTCCGCCCACGAGCTGAACAGGCGGTCGTAGGGGTTGCGCACGAAACCGAACTTCGTGTAACTGGCGAAGTCGCGGTCCGGCCACACGTGGGGTACGTCGCCAGCACACACATGGAACAGCTCCACCACGCGCTCCAGGGACGGGATGTATTCCTGGTACGCCAGCCGATGCGGGTTGCTGTCGTACTGGAAGAGCTGGCGGCGGATGCTGGTGCCCGCAGCCTTGGGGTTGTGGATGAAGAGGAACTTGTTAGTATCGGAGATGATCACGATGTGCCTTAGACGCGCTTACCGCGTACGAACTTGATGTACTTGAGATTGGCCTGATACGTCTTCGCATCGACCTTGCCGCCCGCCGCCTGCCATTCGTAGGCCACGCGGTCGCAGATGTCCGAGAACTTGTCCGTGTCCTTGTAGGTGAAGATCTTGGGCGTGCGGCTGAGGCCGTTCAGCTGGCAGAAGTCGCGGATGAAGTCACGCGTTTCCTGGACGTGGTCCTCGGTGATGCCGGTCACGATGCGCTTGTGGCGACGGAAGATGATGAAGTTGCCACGCATCTTCTCGTCGCGGGTGAAGCCTTCGATCACACCCGGGAAAAGCTGCATGCACTTCAGCGCATCGTTCGCTGTCAGGAAGTCCGTGCGGCTGTTGCCCACGCCGGATTCGCGGATAGCCTTGGACGTCGACGGAAACGTGGCAAGTCCGGTATAGACTGCAGCGGACTTGGTCGCCATGAAGTTCTGGATCGGGATGGGTTGGTCCACCGTGAACAGGATGCGATTGTGCCAGATATCGCGGGGGCGGCGCGCAGAGAAGCCTGCTGCCGCGCTGCCGAGCTCGTTCTCCAGTACCGCCCTGCCGTTGCGCGCATGTCCGAATGTGCTGAGCTGCTTGCGGCAGATGGCGACCATGTTGTAGACCTCGAACATGCGCGGGATCACGTCCAGCATGCGGTCCATGAACAGGCCCGGAGCATCCTTCGCCTTGACGTAGCGTCCGGCTTTCTGGTCCCATGCGAACATGTACTGGTCGTCGTCCAGCTGCATGTAGTGTCCCTTCAGCTTCTCGTAGAAGAAGCGCTTCTTCTTGTAGAGGCAATCCATGTACGGCTCGAAGCGGTTGATGGACCGCACCTTGTTGCCGTACCACGCGTTCTTGTACTGCTTGTATTCCTCCGGCATGACCCACAAGTCGATGTGCTGCAGGAATTGTTCCGGCATGCTCTCGAACGCGACCATGTTGTTGGCGCGCCCGTAGGAAGTGACGACGTAGCGCATCAGATGAGACCTCCAATCTTCGCAGCGCTACGCCACGAGATACGAGTGTTGGAATCAGGGTGCTGAGCCGACGGCGGTTTTTCCTTGACCACGTCGGGGTGCAGCTGGATGAGTTGCTTCAGGCAGCGTGCCGCTTCCTCGCGGGTGCGCTCGCCGGACAGGCCACCGTCGCCTTCAGCGCCGCGCTGTGCCACTACCATATCATATGTCAGAGCAATGCGCCATCCACCCTTGAGCCATTGCAGCGTGTAGTCAATGTCTTCGTAGAAGTGGATGCGCCCCCACTCGATAGCTTTGATGGCGGCACGAGAAGCGCCGAATGCAAAACCGAGATGGAAGTTTTCTTTGATCCCACCCTTCTGGGCGAATGCCTTGGTGCCGAGTCCGATTACAGGATAGTCGCGCACGAGCTTCGGCATCGTCTTCGTCCAGAACTTGCGCGTGGCCGCCGCGTTGGTGGAGGCCACGACGTGCTTATCCTGCTTGGTGTCGAAGACGTACAGGTAGAGGTCGTCGTCGAACATGAAGCTGAACGGGTATTTGCTCTGCTTCATGATCCACTCGCGCTTCTTGTGGAGGGTCTTGATGTTGTCCGGCTGCGCCAGCACGTTGACGCCAGGGTAGTTGCTGCGCAGCGCGTCAACCTCGTCACGCGGACACACCAGGGTCACCAGCGACCGCAGCGGGAGCGGCATACGCTCGACAGTGAGTTGCTTCGTGGTGCGGCCACGGGTTGGGATGAAGATGTGGTAGTTAGGCTTCGACATCGGGGAGAAGTCCTTGGTACGATCTGAGTTCCCCGGGCGTGCCGAGGCAGTGGAAAGAGGTGCGAGGCACCGACAGAACAGCAACCTCCTGCGCAGCCGTCTTGGAGAACATGTCCACGAACGTGGCTTCCCGCCCTTCTGGCAGCTTCTCCAGGTACTGCGCAGCGAGAGTCTCGAACTCGGACAACGAGCGGAACCAGTAGATGCCGCACGCGCCGAGTACATCACCACCAATGGGCAGGTCCGGCTGGCGCTCCCAGGCACGTAGGAGGCGCGTGCGGTCGGCGGACGTGAACAGCTTGGCCTTGTTGGTGTCGTCCGGGCTGGACTCGCCATAAAAGCCCACGAGGCCACACGTCGTATTGTGACGCTCGAAATACGCTGCGGTCTCGTTCATGGGTTGACGGATGTACGAGTCGCAATCGTAGAACAGTACCGGGCGCAGTGGATTGATCTCGGGCCATAGGTTAACTGCGTTCAGCGCAGATTCGACGGGGCCGCGTGTGATGGCTTCCAGCGCGACGAAGTTCTTGAACGCGCCCGAGCCGAACAGGGTCTTCCCGGATGCCCACGGAGGCAGCGCCCCGTACAGATCAGTGGCTCCAGGGGAAATGTGCATCATGCTGGAGACGAACATCCACATGGGAAGCTTGCCGTCCACGAGGATGAACGGCTTCGGCACTTCGTATCCAGCGTCGGCAAAGCGTTGGCCTGCGCCAGCAGCGAGCAGGCAGAGTTGGGTTTTCATCAGATTTCCCCGACCAGCTCGTTGGCGAGCCGGATGAATTGGTGTTGGTGGTCGGGCCGGTCGCTGTGCAGAGGCACCATCGAGTAGAACAGCAGCGCGGTCTGTGCCAGCAGCCATTCGCGGCACACATCGAAGCGCAACCGGATCGACCGCAGGAAGAAATCGACCAACGTCTGGTTGCGCTCGAACGGCCTATCGGCCATGATATGGTCGTAGCCCACCAACGAGTGGAACAGCTTCGCTAGATCGTAGCGGATGTCCCCGAACAGCGTCGGCGTGTTGTCGTTGTCAACGCCACGCGGATCGATCAGCACGATGTCGCGCAGGCGATGGTCGTATAGGATATTGCTGAAGCACAAGTCGCCATGCACCAGATACGAATACCTCCGTGTAGCGTTGCCGACGATCTCACGGCAGTGGTCGATGTTCTGCTGGATCCGCGTGGTCGCCATCCCGTCGGGGTATTCAGCGAAGCGTGCAAGGGGCTTGTCCTGGAACAGGGCAGTGGACTGCTCGATGGCGGATAGTGGCGCAGGGCCAACGTCCATGGATGCGTCGAGCCATTTGAAGCAGCGCTCCAGGATGCATTCCCACTCCTGGTCGCGCAGCTTGCCGTGGACGTACATCTCGGATAGCGTAGGCAGTGGGCTGTACTCCAGCGAGTATTCGCCGTCGAAGCGGCCGGGATTGGTCAGCAGCTTCGGGGCGTAGATTTGCAGAGCGGGCGGCAGGTTAGCGAACCAGTTCAGCTCGCCGAAGATCTTGTGCTTGGGGCCACGTTTGGTGACTGTCCGATGGTCCACCGATTCCAATGCATTGAAGTTGCGCGTGGTGTGCTTGAGGTAGGCGTGCTTGGACGTGAAGTACGTGCTGAGGTGACCGAAGTCCTTCCACGAGTCTGGGGCCACGCGCTCGACATGCAGCGCCCCGAGGAACTTGATGAACTCGGCGCGATCCTTGAGCGGGCTGTCGTGCAGCTTCTTGACGGTGCTACGGCACGCCGTGAAGTGACCCACGAAAGCGCGCTCGGTGCCAGGCAGGAAATCCCAATGGCGCGTCGACCCGACGTAGTCGTTCGTGGTGTACACGATGGGGAGTTCACGGCGCAGGAAGCTAGTACGAAGCGTGTCTCCCCAAAGGAAGTGGACGCACGTACTGTCGTCAATGCGGCAGACCAGTTGACGTATGAGGAAGTTCAGAACCTCATGCAATTCCAGGTCCCGCAGATTGGCGATGAAAGTCACACCCTCAATCTGAGGCGTGGCAGTGTCGGGCCAAGTCACGATGATCTCGTCCACTTGGTCCCGAGCGGCCTCGATTTGAAGCTGCAAAAGGGTCTTGCCGCCAACAGGTACAGCGGCGGCAGGAATGGGTCCGAAGAGGAACTGCAACTCCGCATCACACAATGCGGAGCTCAGGATAACGAGGATCTGTTTCTTCATTGGTTCGTCCGGTAATCATCACCAGTATACGCTTTGGTCCAGGAGACCACCACTTCTTGACGCACTTCTGACGTACTGTATTTACGGTCTTGGACCCTGACTAGACCGGGATGTATCTTGGCGAGTCTGAACGCCTCCGCGTTCGAGGCCTCCATTGTTCGTTCGGTACTGACTCCCCCTTCTGCACCAAAATCCAGCGGGTTGATGACGAGGTTTTGCATGATCGCATTGGGGTAGCCCAGCTTCAGCAGATGCAGCGTGACGTTGAAGTCCTCGCGGAAGCGCACTTCGTCGAAGCGGATGCCGTTGTCCAGCAGCGTGCGCCGGTGATGACCGATGGCGTGCATGGCGCGGCCCACGATCTTAAGCTCCTTGCGCACCGCGTTGTTCATCATGCGACTGGAGATGCAGGTATGGGCGTACCCATCCTCCACCATGAGCTTTCGTAGAGCTTTCCAGGCTGCGGTACGCTGCTTATCGTCAAATCCATCTTTGAATAGGAATGTGACGCCCTTCTCCATCGCTTCATCAGTAACACGCCATTGGCCCGACTTCTCCGTACCGTGCCATTCGCGCATACTCATCGGACACCGCCGGAAGAAGTACATGTCGTCGTCCATCTGGAAGATGTTCTCGCTGCGCACGTTCTCTATAATCCATTGGCGTTTTTTGGCTATTCCATCTACAGAGGGGTCATCAACAGCCCATACCAAGTCGTGCTTGTAATAGCGACGGATTTCCTTAGCCTCATCCCAATCGCTGGTCAGCACGAGGGTGTTGGCGCGGATTTCGGGCGGCAGCTCCAGCAGAGTGATCTGGCGGTGCGGACGCCGGTACGTCGGGATGACTATCTGGAAGTCCTTATCAGCCACGGGTGGGCGCTTGCCAGCGGGCTTGAGAACAATGCGTGGCTTCACATCAATGAACTGCGCACGGTTCGAGTTGACTCGCGATTCCTTCGGCTCTTTGGCTTTCGCTGCCTTGGGTTTCGCGGTGGACTTGGCACCCTTCTTGGTCGGTGCCTTGGGAGGAGCTTCGGCTGGCTGGGGCCGATTGGCGAGGATCCGAGAAAGTATGCCCATGAGATATCACCCGTATTGGAGAGCGCAGACGCCTAAGCGCCGGTACATTTCGATCTGGTGGTCGGAGTCGTCCACCGCGAAGAGGATGTCTAGATTGTTGGCCCGCAGCATTTCCACGAATTCCTGCTTGAACTTGGTGGAGGCTGAGGCCCCGTGCCCGTAAATGCTCACATCCTTGAAGTGCGTTGCCATGCGGCCGGACTGTAGAGCCTCATCGGCCAGACTACTGCTCAGGCACGACTGGAAGATGCGGCGCTGGTCTGGAGTGTTGGGGCGGGCTGACAAGAACACGATCTGCACTGGCGAGTACCAGAGCATATCGACAACTCGCAGGAACGGCAGCGGAGTGTCCAGGGCTGCGAGATTGTTGTACTCACGGCGGTCTTCAGGTGTGGAGTTGGGCTTGGTAATCAGGTGGAGGCGGTGGCGGTGATCGAACAGAACACCGTCCACGTCCACAAGCACGATGGGCAGCCGGTTGCCACGCGCCCAGTCCAGTGAGAATTCGCCGATCATGACAGCGAGAAGATGACGGTGCCATCTTCGTTGGTCGTGAACTGTGGGAATCCTTCGACGCCGACGTTCCACTTCTTGACGTTGTGCTCAATGGTGCTGGCCGGGTACATGTCCCCGTTCAGGTGGAAGCCATCGACCAATGTTTCAGCCATGTTGTCGGCCTGGATGATGCGCCAGTGCTTCGTGTTGCCGTCACTGAGTGTGTTGTAGCGGATGTAGAATCGCTTGTAACCAGCACGGCTGCGGAGGAGCTTGTCGCAGACGGTGGCCCAATCGTCAAGTTGCTCGGCACTCTGCCAACCCTGGATGACGAGGTCGGCGACGCCAGGACCCGCCAGGGTATTGGAGGTGAGGGGCTTCTCGAACAACATATTGGTGTCTGCGAAGCGACCCTCATCGATGGTGTCCATCCAGATTTTATGGATGACCAGATTGGAGTTCTCGGTGTTGGCGGCAGCATGGAACGTGCGGCGAGTTTCCAGCGTAGGGTTCACGAAGTCCACGACCACGAACGGCGCGGTCAGCGACGTGTAGCCAGCGAGGCTGCCCAGGATACGTGCTTGCTCCAGGCGATCCTCAGGCGTGAAGCCCAGGTGTTTGGTAATCGTGCTACGTGCCCAGTCCGCGTTGATGTGGACCGCACCCAAGAGTTTGCTGAGCTTCTTGGCGAGCGTGGTTTTGCCGGAGCCGGGCAAGCCCATGATGTTGATGATGCGGTGGGTGCGCGGCGATGACGTTGTTTCGATCTTGGCTTGCTGGGTCATATCAGTACTCCATGGAATGTTCACTGATGGTGTCGTGGCATCGCAGAACGCAGATGCCTTCTTCCTTGAACATGTTGATGTTCTTGATGCTGTCGTCGATGGCTGCGACAATGTCCAGACCGGCAGCCTGGATTTTCTTCACGATGCGACGTTTGTAGTCCACCGAGTTTTCTTCGTGGGGTGCGGTGTCCTTGAATTGGTAGTACCAATCTTCGTAGCCGGGGATGAACGGCTTAATCGCGTTCTCGAACGTGCTGATTTGGAACTGGTCCTCCGGGCGAGCCGTCAGGAAGATGAGCGTGTACACCACGGACAGACGGCGCAACATCCTGCACAGCGGGAGAGGCTCGTCCTCCGGGGCCTCCCGCTCGTAAGCTTCCCAGTCCGCACCCGTGGTCTTGTACTCGATGCGACCGTCGCGGATTTCGCAGATGTGATGCAGGCGCGGCAGGTTGTTCAGGAGAACACCGTCCACGTCAACGATGAGGACCTGCGAATCTTTCCGCAGGTTGCGGAGGCCAGCAGCCAGACTGTGATCGAAATCTGCCATCAAGTTTTCCTAGATGAAATTGGTGGAACGCTCACGGAACATGCGAGCATCTTTGAGAGCGATACGCGTAAGCGCACTATCTTGCGCCGCGCATCCAGCATCGGTGGTGACGCTGTGCACGTCAGCCCCCGAATTGTGATCGTGCGTAGTTGACGGTCTTGTCCAGCAGCACGCCGACTTGCTTCGGAAGCGTGGTGCCCGTGTAGTACAACGCGAACGACTCGGCCAGTAATTCGCGGACGTGCTCTGTAGCGTACTCGCTGACCAGGGGTTCCAGATCCTTGTTGGTCACCTGAGTGGGCCAGCACGCTTCGACTTCCGCCCAATTGTTCGACGCTATCAGGATGTTGATTTCCGTCGGCGACAGTTGGTGGTTGGCCTTGATGTACGCCAGGATCTTCGCGAAGTGTTTCTTGGAGTCGTCGTCCAGGTCGCGCTTGAACACGTTGACCGAAGTACCAGCACTCTCGAACGCTTTGCACAGGGCGCGGCAGTCGCGCTCGGACACCGGCGTGACCTTGATGCTGCGGTTGTACAGCTTGACCCACGCACCGTTCAGGTTGTCGTTGTCCATGCAATACTGGAAGTGCATGTGATGTCCGAGCTCGTGCATGATGACATACGGATAATACGCAGCGGTCATCTTCTCGGGGCGCACGCGGATGACCGGCGTTTCGATGCCCTTCTGCTTAGGGTAGTACATGCCAGAGTATTTGCCCCCACCTTCGCCGCTGAACACTTCCCAGACGATGCTGTCTTCGATCAGGCGATGCAGGCCGTTCTTCTTGAGCTTGGCATGGACCATGTTGATGGCGCGCCACAGGCTCTGCGCGGCTTCCTTCTCCGGCTTGTAGAAGAAGTGGACGTCACCGATGACGGGGTGTGACACCGTCTTGGTGTACAGGTTCGGTGCTATCTTCTTGTGGGGCGTGGGGCCGAAATTGGCGATCACGCCCCGCTGCTCCACGTCGATAATCTGACGCAGTTCAGGGATGTGGGCGTGCTTTTCGAGGCGGACGCGGACCATACCTTGCTTGACAGCCAGCACCTTTGCGAGTTGAGGCTTGTCGTTCGGTCCTTCCACCATCACGTAATCATTGACAGCAATGTGCATGAGGGCTCCTGGTTGGTATAGACATTATTTACCCCATTGGTCCGGCAGGAAAACAGAAAAGCCCTCCCGAGCCGAAGCAGGGGAGGGCTTTTGCCAGACACCTATGATGCCGTACTGATTAGCTGAACGTGACGGCTGCGCCACCTTGTTGAGCGCCTTGAGCGGATTGCTGCACTGCCTCGACCACGGTAGCGGCTTGAGCAGGCGTTGCGACGCCCGCTGCCGGAGCGGATTGCTGCGCGGCCAGGGAAGCGGCCAGGGCCGAGAAGTCCTTGGGAGCATCGACGGGGGGAGCCAGTTCGGCTTCGGTAGTGCTTTCCTCAGCAGCCGGAACCTCCTCGGCGACATGCTCTTGCTCTTCCTCTTCCTGCTCTTCCAGCTGAGCCAGATGCACGACCAACGAAGAGCCGGCCCGATTGTGCTGTACCGAAGTCCCCAGATATGCATCGATCTGGATCAGCTCCTCGCCGAGCTTGAACCCTGCGTAGTTCGTGGTGACGCTGGCCGGATCGAACACCGATTCGACGACCTTGTCGAAGTCCGGCGCATTGCTGAACACAAGGGCGATGCGGGTGCCGACATGCGACAGGCCACCGTGGCGCTCGATGATGATCGGTTCCTGCTCGACAGCCAGAAGTGCATTCTGCAGGTCCGAGGACGAGAGCAGCGGGGGATTGCGCTTGTCACCTTCGACCGTCAGAAACTGGATGTCGATCGGAGTGGACGGTTTGGCCTTGAAGACAGCGACGTCTTCGGACGTGACCTTTGCAGGAGCTTCGGCGGTAGCCTTGGACTTGGTTTCCGCTTCGGTCTTGACGAGGGAAGCCAGAACATCCTTGGCGGCAGCACCGGATCGGATCGCTTCGATCAGGTGCTCGGCATCGACGTTGACGTTGTAGAACGTGTGGTTGTTCAGGAACTTTTCAACCGACATCGAGATCGGCGTTCCGTTGTCGGTGATGAAGACGACCTGCGGCGGGTTGGCTTCGAGGAACTTCGGGTTGAAGTTGCCTTCAGTGTTCGTGATGAACAGCGCGGTGACCAGCTTCTGGTTGCGAGTGTTGAACCAATTGGAGCCGGGAGTCAACAGTTCCAAGCTTTCTTCGGTATTCGTCATGACTTTTGATTCCTAGGTTGTTGAGAGACATCCCTGCAGAGGATAGTGAACAGTACCTGCTGCACACCCCTCATTTACTACATCCGTTTTGGAGCTATTTCTGCTCGTTTTGGATCGTCTTGGAGGGGATTTCGGGGGAGCTCACGTTGAACGCTTTGGATATCGCGTCAGCCAGAGCTCGGTGCTTCTTGCCGCAGAGGATCAGCTTGATGGCTTCACCTTGAGCGAACTTCAAGTTCTCGGCCTGCGTGAGCGGTCCAGGCATGAACGCCGGATACTCACACGGGACCATCAAAGATGGATCAACTTCGACTTTCTCCTTGACGGTGACGACCACGGGGTCGGGAACTTTCGGTGGGGTGCCTACGCAGCCCGAGAGGGTAGCAGCGAGGAACAGGAGCGGAATCTTTTTCATCTTGCGAGTAGCGCCTTTGCCAGGAAGTCGTTGTACGCTGAAGCGGTCTGCTTCTGTACGCTGCATTCCTTGGCGATCACGGGGGATTCCTTGGTGAAGATGTCGATATTGGATAGTGACAAATCCTGGACTTTCTGCGTGAGAGTGATGAGATTGAACGCCTGCGTCTTCAGTTCTTTCTGGAGGTCAGCGATCTTGGCGTTGCGGATCGTAGCCTCGGTATTGAACTTGTCGATCTGCGGCTGGTACACCTTGACAGTGGCATTGACTCCGTCCTGATACGCTGAGTTGTAGATCCATTTGTACGTGGACAGGCAGGCGACGAACAGGACGGCCAGGGCGACGAGGATTGCGTAGAATTTCCAGTTGCTGAACAACCCTTTGATGGACGCCCAGATCACTGGTAATGCTGGTAAGGGGATCATGCGAGCTCCGATTGAGAGAAGTGAGTGCGTTTGAGCTTGTCGAGAATTTCCTGCGGACAATTGCCGGGGTCCCACAAGGTCTTCTTGAGCCGTGCTGCAAGGGCATCGTTGCCCGCCTTAACAGCGGCAGCGTACTTCGGCCAGGGATTACCCGCCGTGCGCCATAGTCGAATCGGGGATACCTCCATAAACTTGGAAGCGGATTCTACCACGACATCATTCGCACCGATACCGGCCTCATCGCCATCCATCATAGGAACTAGGTGGTCAACACCACCGGCATCCAGAAGCATCGCCTTGTTATCAGTCCAGCTATTAGTGCCGAACATACACATGGCGGGGATGCGGTTCATGAGCAAGCGCAGTGCGTCACGCTGCCCCTCAACCACGACCATCTTGCGCGTGCCGCTCTTCTTCATCATGCGGAGTGCGAAATCGTACGGGAACAATCCGTCGACCTTGGACCAAGGTCCTCTTGCGTGGATGTACGAAGGCTTCCCCTCCTTCTTTTCCATGCGAGCGTTGGTGTAACCGCGCAGTTCCCCGTTGATGAGGCAGGGCATGTAGATGGACTTGACACCCCACTCCTTGTGAATCATGAGCTTGCAGCCGCACGCGATCAGGAGGTTGGTGGGGATGCCGCGCCACATCTTGTTGCGTGGCAGCGGTGCGCTCCGATAATCCTCTAAGCCGGAGCGGTCGAAAATTTCGAGGGGGTTGTCGTCTGGCTCGGGCAGATTGGTCATGACCACCGAGGACTTCAGCGGCTTCATGGGGTCTCGTACGAACGGCTCAAGGCCCGTCGCTAGGGCTACGTCGTCGTATGTCCACTTCTGCTTGCAGGCAAAGCATTCGGCGATGCCGCTGCGGTAGTAGACGCGCATGGATGGGGACGTGTCTTGATGGAACGGGCAACAGATCATTGTTGCCTTCCCATTACCCATACGCTTGCTCTGTGGTAAGAGAGACAGTTGCGCAGCTATATGTCTAGCACGGTCGTCATTGGAAAGCATGACTAGTTCAGCGAAGACTTAGGTGGGGTCGGGACTAGGGGTTCAGGTAGAGTGAGGCACGAGCCACCAAACTGGAACACGAACTCGTGGAGTTGGGTGGGCTTTACTGCTTCATTTACTATAGCCTCTGTGATGGTCTGCAGGAGCGATTCGGGATCCTGGCTAAAGAACCTCACTTCGTACAGGACGTTGGTTTCGTCACTGATGGTGAGTCGGTGTTGCGTGGCAGGGACCCGCGTGCCAAGCTCCAGAACGACTTCCAGGTGAGTGTCTGGGCCGTCAATGAAGTACGTGATAGGCTCGTCGCACACCTTCTCGCAGCTAAAGCCTGCGAGCTGCCCTGCATTCAGCCATATATTTGCGATACGCGGGATCTTGCCATCGTCGTTTGGCATCTTCACTCCTTGCTTTCAATCGTTCAGGATCTTGCCAAGCCTTCTTGAGCGCTTCAGCGTTCTTCTTCCGATGCGTCGGATCCTTCCACCGCTCTCTAGAAGCCTTGCTTACAGCCTTCAGACGCTTTGGATCCTTCCACTGTTCCGTAGCAGATTCACTCTTACGCTTTCTTCTATCTGGGTCTTCCCAGAACTTCTTCGCAATTTCACTAGCAGCCTTGCGCAGTTCCGGATCTTGCCAGCGCTTCTTCGCAACTTCACTCATAGTTTGACTGGCTGCCCGCTTTCTCGCGGGGGTTGCCCAGCTTTTCTTATGGATTTCGCTCAGACGTTTTCGAAACTCCGGATCTTGCCATTGCGCCTTGGAAAGTTCACTGCGAATTGCCCTGAGTTGAGGGTTGCCCCAGGTTTCCCTCATCTTACGGAGGTACTGCTCAGTAGGTATGTACCCGGATGTGCCGTCTCCTCCAAGAGTCAGGTTCGCCAAGCAGCCCGTACCGTCGACTTCTCTACCATAATATGCGATCCACTCGCATTCCAGCTTTAGAGCCTGTGCTTCGGTGAGACCTTCGTTAAGGATCTTAACGCGGATACGCTTCCCATCAGCAAGATCTTTCCGGATGATGTTGCTCTTATGCGACTTCCCACGAAGATTGGATTCCATGAGATGTGACTCTGCCCTGCGCCCGTGGCCCTTCCCTATATAGAAGGGTTTCTGTTTCCGTTCACGATATAGACCGTAGACATAGAAGATTTTCTTACGGGACTTGGCATTGCTTCTTACAGTGCTCATGGCAGCTCCGACTCAGACAGTGGTTAGTAGTGCCATAAAATTGGGTGCATCACTTACCTTCTCGCATTCCATGCGTGGGAATAGTCCGAGTGGTACGAGCATTGGTTGTCCTTTCGGGGCTTCGGCCCCGAGTGAGATTACTTCTTGTCCTTGTCGGTAGGTTCGAAGGAGTATGCAGCCGCCATCTTGAGTGCGTCGGGGACTACGTTGATGGCTTCAGGGACACCAAGCAGCGGGAATCGCTTGTGCAGGTATGCACGAGTGTTCTTGTTGATCCACGGTGCGAAGGCGCGCCTCATCGCTTCCTTCGGACTGCAGTCCAGCAGGCCCAACTTCTCGCCGTCCTTGATCGACTCGCCGATGCATTCGACCAGCGACTTCATGCTGAAGTCGAACTTGTACGAGTTGGAATCGTCCATCCCGAATTCAGCCTCGATCTCCGGCTCGATGGTGTATTCCAAGCCGAAGTACTTCTTCACACGGTCGCGCGAACCGTAGGTGGCCTCATGCATCATGATGTGGAGCAGCGGGATCACCATGTCTATTGGAACCATGAAGTAAGATGCATCATGGACGATACGCTGCACGTACAGCTTCGATGCGTGCTCCACGTCGAGATCTAGCTCCTTGGCAATAACCGGCGCTTCCATGTAGAACGTCTTGTCGATGGCCCGATTGGCTTCCGTACCCTGCTCCGATGCTACACCCTGGATAGGGGCGTTGACACCTCGACGAACCTGCTTGGCCTGCGCCTGATTCTCCTGGATGAGCGCGGCGTACAGATGGCGGATGCGGCCGAAGGGCGAATACACGTGGAGCTTCTCCACGGCCTGCTTCTTCATGCGTTCGAGCCACGCGGCACCGCGCGGGAAGGCTGCTAGAAGCTTGTCCATGATGCCCTGAGCATATTCCTCACGATCCTCGGCACGGATCTTGGCCATCATGCGCAATTGCTCGGCGACTTCCCTGTCGATCTCAGCGGCTCGCTTGGGATCAACCCCCGCCTTCTTCTCCTTGCGCAGCGCGACGATCTTGTCCTTGATCGCTACGATGTCCGCCGCCTTGGTTTGCTCACCGAGCGAGGCAGCACCCAGGCCGTAGATGGTGCCGAACACGGCGCGCTTAACGGCGTCACGCAGCGAGTCGGACTTCTCGACGATCTTGTTGAAGAACAGCTTGACGTTCTGAATGTGAACATCCCCGTCAGTCTTGATTTTCTTCTTGACCTCATCTGTTGGCGTAAGGATCCATTGCTGTCGTAACTTCTGCCCCTTGCGGAACGTGTCCGCAATCACCTTGTCGCCCGACACAATCGACCAGAACCGCACCTCGTGCGCGGAGAAGTCGAACTTGAGCAGGATATAACCCTTGCGCGCCACGAACGCCCGCTTGATCAGCTTGGCAGCGCGACCTCGCTGTGGAATAACTTGGAGCGAAGGTTCATACGACGCCAGACGACCAGTGGTCACACCCATGTACGAGTAGTCAGGGCGCAGCGTGTAGTCCGTAACACCGTCAATTGTGGTGCGCAGGCGCTTCAACCAGCCCCGCGCATACGTGCCGTAGAGCTTGTCGATTTCCTGGTATTCCGCGTAGGTCTCGACCTCGGCCACGCTCATCTTGTACTGTTCGATGAACACCTTGTCGATGGCAGGTTGACCTTTGTCCGTGAAATCAACTGGCTCTAGCTTGAGTTGGTCGATGAATAGCGCAATGCGGTGGGCGGGCTTGGACGGAGTGAACAACCACTTCGACGCCGAAGCCGCCGACGGAGCTTCCTTGGCCCACAGACCCATGCCCCGGAAACCTGAGTTGCCCAGCAGGGCGGCATTGGTTGCCTGGACGCTGTCGTAGGCCCGCAGCTCCTCGTCCTTCTCGTGGATTTCGATCTTAAGCGGAGAGTTGTCGCTAACCAGATGGCGCAGGTAATCCACGTCTATTGCTGAGCCACACTGTCGCATGCGCGAAAGCTGATGCTCGGTTTCGCCCATGATGTACCGCATGTGGCGCCGGAAATACGGCGCGTAGTTGCGATCACCGATGAGCTGGTGCGAGGCACGCAGCATCTGTGCTCTCTTGAGTAGTTGCAGGTGCAGCACGTCGGCCGCGCAATATTTCAGCAGGCCGGGGTCGTTTGGTGGCACCTGACCGCAGGTGTCCCGCTCTTCCTTACCGAACTCCGCCGTGCTGTAGAAGTCGGACCCATAGTAGTGCGAGACGTAGCTCAAGCCGCCAGACGGCGTACCAAAGACCTTGAGCTGGTTGGCGTTCTCGTCCAGCAGATGCTCGCCCGCACGAATCTCCCAGACGTAGTGGGGCACGATCTGCACACCCAGCACCGAGCGGATGATCCGCAAGTCGAATGCACCGTTGAAGAACAGGAGCTCGGGCAGCTCGGTGTTGTCGCAGATTTGGTGGATGCGGTGATTGGGGTGATACTTCTTCTCCCCGTTGTACTTCTTGCGGTAGAAGCTGCGGTCGCCGCGGAACGCACTGCGCAGCGTGGCCGACCAGCGTTTAGTCTGCTCCGGGGTCAGCGGCGTGGACGGGTGGTTCAACGGGATGATGTACTGCGCCCCGAGTTCTTCCTCGAAACAGAACTGGATCATGTAGATCGCGTTCTTGTACACCGAGAGGCTTCGCGTTTCCGTGTCGATTGCCACAGCCTTGGTTTTGCGCAGCTTTTCCATGACTGCGTTGAACTTGGCATCGGTGTCAACGAAGCGCGGGCGCAGGTTCCTCTTGAACTCCGGGCCAATGTCGTAGGGGTTGCGCCCAATGATCAGGTTGGCTAGGTGATGGCACCAGAAGCCGAACAGATTGCCCTTCGCACCGTCCATTTCGATAAGGCGGGCGAAGTCGAGCGTGTTGACTGTCGGGAGGGTGACTTTGCCGTAGGGCAGTTGGTGATACCAGCCGCGCTTGAGCTGACTGTCCTTCACCGTCGGGTGCATGGCTTTCATGGCCTGATCACCGGCTATCAGGACCTTGTGAGGCTTAACCTTCTGGATGATTTCATGCACGCGGCGGGCGAACCGCGCCTCTTCCTGAGCACGCAGCTCAGGTGGAAGGTGCAAGTGTTTACGAGCATTGAAGTTGACGACCGTGTAGGTCGGCGGGGTTAGGTCGGGATCGATGCGCCGGGCGTGCTGCCGCGCGTAAGCGACAACGGCCTTGAAGGTGGGCATCACCTCCTTGGACAGAAGCGTCTTGGCTTCGATGTCCCGGAAATCCACCGACTGCATGACGATCAGAATATGGTTGGACGTCGAGCGGTGGTCATCCTGGTAGAGCGAGAGGTCGTAGGACTCCCCGAACTCCTTGGGTTCGTACTTGAATCGTGCCATTGTGTGCTGTCTCTCTAGCTATGGCGTTGGAAATGCAAAAGGGCCAGGAATCACCCCGGCCCTGTACTGCTGATGCGTATTTACGCCGAAGCGCGCTGCTCAGCTCGGAGCAGCTTCAGCTCACGGGCAGCGTCGCGCAGGCGATCGAGGTTCTTGGTCGAGGCGTCATCCGCCCACGCAAGCGCAGCAGCCAGCACGTCGGATTCCGCGATCTCGATGTCTTCGGGAACTACGATTTCCAGGCTATGGATACGCACGCTGGAACGTGTGGCGAGAAGCCCCGTAAGCTCGGCTTCCTGAAAGTCCTGCTTGAGCTTGTCCAGCTGTTCCTGGGTAGGTTCCCAGTCCGGGTTGCCTGCCGTGATGTGCGTCATGGTGCGCGTCTTCGCCGCACGCAGGCTGATGGGCAGTTGGGGTTCGCTGCGCTCGCTCATTCGAGTTCGTCCAGTCCTTTGTCCAACTCGTCCAACTCGTCCTGCTCGCCGCGCTCGAAGCACAGCACGTTGCTGATCGAGATCAGGTGGACGTCCTCGCTGATGCGCGTGAAGCGGTCGTAGTACACGGTGTCGCCGACCTTGACTTCGTTGTACACCGTCTTGCCATACTCGGTACGGGCACGGGCGACGGCCTTGACCACGCCGACCTTGTATTCACGGTTCGTGGTTTGTGCCAGCACGATGCCGCCGGCCGAGGTCTTCTCGTCGTCTTTCGGGGTGACCAAGACGCGGTCGCCAAATACTTGCAATGTCACGTGTATCTCCTTGGTTGCGCCGGGCCGGTATGGCCCTAGACATGGTATTTACTGCTTTGGCAGGAAGTCCAGGTTCCAGCGAATGCTGCGGCTGGCCCAGATATTGACGCGAGTTTGTAGGTTGTCGGGGCGGCAATGCACGCCAAACCCGGCGATGCGGCCCGCGCTATGCTCGTTGCGCAGGAAGCGGGTAAGGCCCGTGACGATGTCAGCGTAGGCATCGGATGGACGCTCGTTGTTTTGGACCGCCTGCGCATAGAGCGTCTGGAGCTGGCCCTGCAAAGCAGATGGGTAGTCGGCTGTCATATGGCGAAGATCAAGTTATTTGATGGGCGTGTGCAGGCCGAGTAGCGCCAGCGCGCCGCGTTCTCGCGGGCGATGTACGACTCGTCATACACAAGAACGTTCTTGAAGGTGGAACCTTGTGCCTTGTGCGCAGTCAGGACGTGGCCGAAATCGAAGGAGGACGTGGCCGCGAGTTGCTTCCAGTGCAGCGTGTCGGGGTCGCCAGTGAAGAAATCCACCGGCACCACGACATTGACTTCGTTGGACTCATTGCCCTGTTCACGCAAGCGCATGGAGACGACCTGTACCGTGACTTGCTCGCCTTCGGGACCAGGATCGTCCGGACCCCAGACGGACTTGTGCTCCGTCACCTCGCCTGTGTATCGGTTGGTGCGGTAGTAGAAGCACTTGTGGGTGAAGGGGCCGGTGAGGTCCAGCACTTCCCACATCTGCCCGTTGATGAGGCCACGTGAGCGCTCGTTCTTCAGGCAGATGAGCAGTTCACCCTTTTCGGGATAGGGGCTCTTGTACTCGAATACGTCGCGGGCACGTAGATTGAACTCACGGCGCGTGGAGTTCCTTCCGACAATGATCTTGGACTCGCCTCGGTGATCGAGGATGAGTTGATCTAAGCGACGGCGCACGCCAGCTTTCGTCACTACACGGGAGTCGCCGTAGCGGCCAACTCGCAAGCGACGACCTTCGCGGATTTCTTTCGACATCCAGATGACGGGATTGTCTTTGGCCTGCCGATGGATTTCCGTGAGCTGGTAGTCAGGCGTACAGTTGTCGTATGGCGAGTCTCCCTTGAGGGCGGGCAGTTGGAAGGGGTCGCCCATGACCAACATCGGGATGCCAAAACTGGACAGCGCGTCATCCAGTTCTTTGTCTGCCATACCACACTCGTCCAGATTGATAAGGTCCGGAGGAGACTCCAGGCTACTGCGCAACCGATATCCCAGAAGCTGACCCTCTTCGGAGATGTCGGGCGCATAGCAGAAGGAGTGGATTGTCATCGAATCCAGACCCTTCTTGGTGAGCTCTAGCGCCGCCTTGCCTGTGAACGCTACACCTTGTGTAGCGCACCACGAGGCGACCTCTACAGCCAGGGTGGATTTCCCGGTGCCAGCGAAGCCGAATAGAATGAACTTCTGCTTGTGGCCTGGGTCTTGCAGCCACTTGTAGATGAGGTCGAGAGCTTCAGCTTGCTGGCCCTCGAATTGAGGCGGCTCAGGCGATTGAGTCACCATGGGAGGATTCTCCTCAGTTGATGAAGCCCGCCGCGACAGTGTCGCCAGACTTCTTGTCAATCAGAATAAACTTGCGGCCCGGTGCGCTCTTGTAGTCGCACTCGGGCACCAGCAGCTCGTTTTCCAACTCCAGGGCCGCCTGCGCGATGTCGTTTGTCATCAGCGAGTAGTTCTGCGTATCCACGAGCGCACCGGAGGTAGGATCAAGCAGCGACGCGCCGTACATAATCGATGCACCAGTCGAGCCCAGCTCGGTACGAATGATGTAGCCCGGATGGTCATGGACTGCGAGACTGTCGGACATCCACACCAGCGTAACCTGAAGTCGATTGTGTGGGTGCATCGGATTGTCGGCAGAGGCGATCACGTAGCCCGACTGCATCGTGGATGTCAGCCCCACGATACCGATCTCGATGGCATCGCCTTGCACCACTTCCCCCACGTCGCGACCCAGGATGCCGAGGTAATCCACGTGCGACGTGATGACGCTCCCATTGGAATGGCTCGGGTTGGCCTGACGATCGAACCACGGCGTGTAGACCTGCACGCGCTCACCAAGTCGCAATACACCGCTGAGGATATTGCCAACGGCACGGTTACGCAGCTCCGACGAATGGCGGCACGGAGCCTGGATGGCGACGGTAACGCCACCTTCCGAGATGTTGTGCTGGTCGTCGGCCATGCGAGTCACGAGCTCCATTAGTGAAGGTCGGAAGGGGTTCCCTTCCTCGCGAGCCTTGGACACGTTCTCACCGGTGAGGGCGGATATAGCGATCGTGGCGTCCTGCAAGCCTCCGGTGAATTCGTCGATCACTTCTTCGACTTGGCCGAGCCGATCGTAATCCCAAGCGAGCGTGTCGGCTTTGTTGATGACGAAGACTGTGGCAAGGCCGAAGAGGGAGCAGATGCGATAGTGGAGTTTGGTTTGAGATTCGAGTTCTTTGTGCCCGATGACGTAGTTCGGGTCGACGAGGATGAGGGCGATATCCGAGTTGGATGCGCCAGTTGCCATGTTCCGGGTGTATTCGGCGTGGCCGGGGCAGTCGGCGAGGATGAACTTGTGGGTCGGGGTCGAGAAATATCGATACGCCACGTCGATCGTGATGCCACGTTCGCGCTCCTCGGTGAGACCGTCGGTGAACATGGCGAGATTGAGTTCGCCACGCGAGAACTGAGAATTGGTGACTGCGGCGATCTGGTCTTCCATGAGCGCCTTGGAGTCGAGCATCAGCCGTCCGATCAAGGTGGACTTACCATTGTCGACGGAGCCGCACGTGAGGATGCGGACGAGTTTCTTTTCTTGGTTCATCAGACGTCCTTGTAGATGACGCAGGCTTGCATCAGAAGTATCCCTGTTTCTTGCGCTGCTCCATGGCAGCTTCGGACGCGGCATCGTCGGCACGGGTTGCTCCGCGCTCGGAGATGGTCGTGACCATGGTTTCCTGAATGATCTTGGCAACCGTGTCCGCGTCCGAAGCCACGGGGCAGGTGCAAGTAATGTCGCCCACGGTGCGGAAGCGGACCTTCTCACGCACGACCATTTCACCAACGCGAGACGGCATCAGGTTCGGGAAGTATGGGATCAGGCGCCTGCCGCGCAGGATCACGTTGCGCTCGTGCGCGTAGTAGATCGACGGCAGTTCGATGTTCTCGCGCTCGATATAGCGCCACACGTCGAGCTCGGTCCAGTTCGAGATGGGGAACACACGGAAGTTGTCGCCCTGCTTCGTGTCCTCACCGAACGTGGTGTTGTAGATACCCCAGAGCTCGGGGCGTTGATGTGCCGGGTCCCAGCCACCGAACTGACGACGCACAGAGAACACCCGCTCCTTGGCGCGAGCCTTCTCTTCGTCGCGGCGTGCGCCACCAATCAGAGTCGTGAACGACCCCTGTTCGATTGCGCGGCGCAAGGTCACGGACTGCGCCGAATTGCGGGACTGCCCCTCGGCGACTTCGACAGCGCCGGAGTCGATGTCATGCTGTACGTAATACGGCACATGCTCGAACGGAGTAGTGGCAGCAGTACGTTCGATGAACGCTTCAACTTCCGGGAAGTTGTGGCCGGTGTCGATGTTTACGAGCTTGACGTGGTTGTAGTGGCACGACTCTAGCGCCCTCATGGCGATATGGCGTACCACGGCGCTGTCCTTGCCTCCGGAGAACAATAAGGCCACGCGGCCTGTGGAAGAGAACACGGCGTCGCGGATGATAGAGGCGGCTTCCGCTTCAAGCCGGTCGAGATCAGTGCGATGGGTCATGGTTAACGGTTCTTGGGTTGTTCGTCCTCGTACACAAGGGCACGAGGCTTGTGGATGTTGCCGAACTTGTCGGTGACGGAGTGAGCTTCGTTCCCGTTGAAGGTCAAGTCCCAGACGACAGTACCAGCCTCTTCCCCATCGCCAGTGAGAAGGCGAGGTACTGCCCACGCGGCAGGCCCGAGAGGGGGCCGTTGGCGCTGTACAGCCTTGGAGGGGTGCGTCAGGTGCTTGTCGCCCATCTCGGCACGGCGCTGCGCAAACTTGTCCATGAGAGATTTCCCTGCATCGCTGAGGTCGGTGAAGACGCGCTGCATCGGACGCACGGCGTAGCGTTGGCTCATGATGATCTCCGTAAGAGTTGCGGGATTTACCGGGTTATTTACTGCCTGTCTGCACCGCTCACGGCATTCGCGGTGGGCGTCTTCGGATAAGTGCGTCTGTATACCCTATAAGGACAGTCATTTGAGATTACGGAACCTGCACATCAGGCGGTCCGTACTTGGCGGATTCTGCTTGTGCAGCGCGGCCCCAGATGAGGCGACGTTCTTCCTCCAGCTTCTGTATGCGCTCCTTGTCGTCTACCTTGCGGGCACGACTGATCGCAGTCTTGATGGCATCGAGGCGCTTTCGATCCTTCGTGGTCAGGGAACTTGATCCAGGTTTCCTGTTGCCGCCGAATCTGGTCGTAGAGAACAGGCTGAATGAGTGGGATTTCATGAACGATGTGTCGATGGTAGGCAAATCGTACATGGCTTCCTTCAGATACTCAGCCATGCGCAACGTTGGCACCATGACGAGCATCGTGGATCGTGACCGATGATTGCGAACATTGCCACGCCCCAAGCATTGAAGAGCATTGGCAACAGAGTAGTCAAAGTTCGAGTCATATCCACAGCCAGTGCGCTGATTGACTAGACCTTTGGTCAGCGTCTCCAGGACTTGACGAACTTTCGGATCAGCATTGACCGCGGCCAGATAGAAGATAGTGTTCGCGCTGATCCACTCGTTCATGCCGCGTGCTTGCGCGTGTTCCAGGTACACCGTGTCACTGCTTCCCGACCAGCGCCGGTACGCCTTTTCCTCTTCGCCATAATTGGTGAAGACAAGTGGCCGCTCCGCACGGAAAGCATCCGCATTGCCGCGTACACTAGGTTTGCGACGGATCAGATTCTGCATCCACATATTGCGAGCTGAGACAGAGGCTTCGCACAACCATTCAACGATGTTGGAATGGATTCCGTGCTTCTTGCGTAGTACATGCTCGTGTACATTTGGAGATTGAATTGCCTCCAACTCACGCAATCTTGCCAATTGTGCCTTGAACCATTCCCTCGGGACGTCCGGAAACTTTTCCCCGATAAAGCCACGGGACAGGGATGTGATGGACAGCATGTCCGCATCATTGTTGAGTAGTGGGATCAAGACGACTCGCTTGTAGCGTGCTTGGGCTTGGACCCGCCGAATAGCCGCTTCTGGCAGGTACTTGGCTAGGAAAGTCTCCGTGTAATCGATCAGTCGTATGCGTGCGCCTTGGGACTGATCACGCAACAGCAAGAAGAACATCTGGCTACGATCAAAATTGGCACTCAACACGAATGCATCGCGGAAGCCTTCGAACGGACGGAAGGGGATTTCTACTTGGACGACTTGGTACGTACCATCGACGTGCTTCGACAGTGCGCCATATCCAGATACGCGAGGTGGCGACCCGTCAGGCCCAGGTGAGATGCGGCAGTGGAACTTCCACAGACGATCGAACGTGCGGGCATCGTTAACCCGTGCAATTTCAGTCCGAGCCTCTCGCGAGGTCATGGGGTTTGGGAACACCTTCCTAATGTCGGAACTAAGGAAGACGGTGCGAAACATCTTGTCGAATAGGCGCTTATCGTGTGAGGAGAAATTGACCTTCGACACTGCTGCAACCCACTGGCGGTCTTCATCAAAGATGACGGTCGTCTTCGGGAACTCAGGGTGACTACGCAACTCCAGGAATGAATGGTGCGTGATGAAGATCACACGCTTACTAGAGTCATTAAGCGCAGCCATGATGCGAGAGTTGATGTCCTGAGCGTGGGCACCGATCCTCCCGGAGTATATGCAAGCAGTACAACTCTCAAGGTGACTATGACCTGCACCATAGATCTTGTCCATGAGGCCCTTGTAAGTCTGTAGTAGGAGGGTGATAGTCGGGGCCACATACAGGATGCGCGTACCGGGGTCTCTATCAGTACCCAGGCTGAGGAGATGTTGATACATGAAATTGATCGCAGCCTGCGTCTTCCCTACACCGGGCATGGACTGGACGTATTTGATGTCTACAACTCTGTGCGCTGGCTTCTTGTGGGATGTCTTGGTCCTCATTGTTACTCCATGGGTCTGGACGCTATTGAGTACTTTACTACGTTCAAAACCCATCAATTTCAGTGTTACTTTTTGCCCGTTATTAAGAGGGTTGGTAACGGCCAGGCATGGACACAAGGTCCAAATCGGTTACCAAACTTAGGAAATGGCTCGTGCCGCGCTCCCATTAGGGGCGGCTCCTTCGTCGCTCGCCCCTCACCATTCGGCCTTCGGCCTTCGGCCTGCGGCCTCATGTTACCTGCCGTTTTATAATAAGGGAAAAAGTAACACTGGTCAACCACCGAGGGTGGGGAGCGCAGCGACCTCACCCTGGGTTGTAGAACCTCCAGCGACGGGCCACCGACATTTCCTAAGTTTGGTAACAGAAATTCTCCGCCCGCCACCTGCCCGCCCCCGCCCGCAACCCGTCTGTAGCGTCTCCGTTTGGAGGCTTTTTATTCAGCCAATTTGGCTTTGGGGAGCTCCCCAGGGCTTAACCCCGGCAAAGCCGGTTTTTGCTCAAAAATTGCGCAATTGGCGGGTTTTTGCTCAAAAATTGCGCAATTGGCGGGTTTTTGCTCAAAAATTGCGCAGTTTTGGCCCCGCGCCACCGCAAAACACTCCAAAAGTGTTGTTTTTTGGCCAAAATGGCTCCAAAATGCTTTGTTTGGGGTCGTTTTGTGTTAAAATATGTCCAACGGGCAAGCCCTGTCCGTGTAACCGCCCTGTTTAGGAGAACTACCGTGGTACGTACCCGCGTCGTCACCAAGCAAGCCAAGAAGAAGCCCGCGAAGCCGTCGCCGATTCCGGTCGAGCTGACGTTCAAGGTCGGTCCGCAGCAAATCAAGAATCTGCTGTCCGAAGCCATGGCGGATATCGAGGAACAATTCGACATCCCCAAGTGCCCGATCTCGCTCGACATGCTGCGCGGCGACAAGGTCTTCATGAAGGAGCTGTCCAAGCTCGTCCGCCAGCAATTGCTGTACACTCTCAGCGACGTGCGCCGCATGGACGACACCGTCCAGGACTTGTCGGATGCCATCGTCCGCAAGCACCGCCCGGCGCTCGAGAAGGCTAAGGAGGAAGCCGAAGCGATCCGCAGGGAACAGAAGGTGGACTTGCAAGTCCCCCGCAAGAATGCCGAAGCGGCCCGCCGCCTGCTGAGCGAAAAGGGTCTGCTGTAAATAACCGCATTCAACAAGGAGTAATGCCTATCGGGTAGCATCATCCAGGCGCATTACGGGGGTCGGTTCCCCGTAGTGCCCCTCAGTGATTCCACCTCGTCCCATCCAACTAAGGACTATCCATGCTTCTCGCAACCTTCCGTGCTGATGCAACCGCCATTCGCCTGCTCTCCCAGCAATTCAACCAGATGTGCGATTTGTGGCCCGAGCTGAACCACGGCCACAAACTCACGTTCATCCCCGGCAACCCGGAATGTGCCGTGTCCGGTGATTCCAACTCGGTCATGCGCTTCATCGGCACCGTTGCCAGCTTCGGTTCTAATTGTCTGGTCAAGGTCGGTCCGCAGCAAAGCAAGAATCTGCTGTCCGAAGCCGCGCCGGATGACAAGGAGATACGCATGAATGGATTTGAATTCAGTCACTACGAAACATGCTACGACAACCACGGTTGCGCATGGGTCAAGGCATGGTATGTCGGGCCAGACGGCACGAGAAAGTGGTTGCCTGCGGACTGATGTCGCGCCGTTACGCCGGATCAATACTACGGTGCCGCATTCTACCGCCTGCAAGCCTAATCCAACCTCGGCGGGTTCGCCCGCCACCCTCCCCTCCCAAGTATCCAGAGGTCAACACCATGAAGATCATCGTCAAATCCAACACCCGCGCCACCATCCAACTCAACAAGGACGCCATGTTCTACGTCGGCCGCTTCGTTCGCGACGGCAAGATCGTCTTCAAAGGCGCCGACTTCGGCGACTTCCTCGCACAAGGCTTCGGCTGGTTCCAACTGGCCTCCGATCGTCTGAAGAGTGCGGTGTTGCTGGTCCGCTCGTGCATGAACGTGTACCGCAAGTATCGCGACGGTGAACTGCGGGCATTGCTCGCCATCAAGCAAGGCGCGCAGGTCATCGCTGTCACGTACAATCACTCACCCTTCGTGCAATACACCCTGGCCCCGCGCATCGAGCCTGTGCGTAAGCAGGTACGGCGTATCCAGGAGTCCGCGCTGCGGAGGCCTCTCCTCGGCATGAGGCCCACCAATGCCCAACTGTCCGCCCTCGTCAACAAGTTCGCCAAGGTTTAACATGGATGTCGTCTCTACCCTCGATGCCGCACCTGCGGGCGCGACATTCGCTGACTCTCATCCTCGCACCAACTGAATGCTCAAGCCAAGAACACGATCTCGTCGGCACAGAGCATCATTGGTGATGACGAGATCCCCGTCGCGCTCGACGACGAAAAAGGAATGACTGTGGATTTCACCAAAGACCAACTGATCGACGCTCTGCGTAGGTTGATGAGCAACCCCAACGAACTCATCGAGTTCTACTATGGTGCCGATTGTCGGCAGACCGTGATCGCGAAGATCCGGTTCCAGAACACCCACGGTGGTATGCAATTCAGCCTGCGCATCGTGTCCGAGCGCGGCGAGGGTTCCGGCATCTACTATCCGCCAGATTGTCTGGAGGAGGTTGCCGAGTACGGAATGTGTTTCGCTCAGACACGTAGTAAATCACTTCCTGTGGGTTATGCTTCGGTCAGCCACCTGTTCGAGATTCGTTTCCGACTCGCACCAAACTACTACACGCTAGGTGTGCACTCCTTTGACCCCGACGCCATCTCCGACATGAAAGATGCCGAAGTAATCACCCTCACCCTTCCGGAGCAAACCAAATGAAAACTCTGATCGCCGTCCTCACACTCGCAATCCTCACCGGATGCTCCGCCTCGTACAACAACCTCAAGTTCATGTCACGCACCGAGGTGTCCGAGGCCATTCGCTACTGCGAAGAGCAGGGGCAGCGCCCGTCCGTCACCACGGTTCAGACGTGGTTCGGGAACGGATGGGTGGATAGCCCTGTCAACGTAGTGTGCTTCCCGAAGAGCCAACGCCACTGATGGAATACATCACAGTCATGCTCACCACCTTCGTCAGCGCGACGTTGCGTGGCACGCAGAACAAGAACGTCATCGGCAATCACAGAGCATTGGCGTTCTTCACGGCGATCCTGATGTACACTGTTGACGCCGCCACGGTCGTATTCGTGGCAAAAGTGGGCCTTTCACTGGCCCCGTTCGCAGGCATCAGTGCGGGTTTTGGCTACATCGCATCGATGTATCTACATCGCCTCCTCTCTAGGAGAAAGAAATGAATCACGAGCTCGCAGCACGGCTCACAGTCTGGGTGGATGAATTCTGGAGACCCAATGCTGAGGATATCGACCGCGTGAAAGAAGCCGAGATCAAGTCTGCCCTGGGCGATTTCTTGGAGCATGTGGGACGTAGACCCCGTCCCAAGCTCGTTGTCGATTTGAAGCAAATCCGAGGTGACGAGTCCCACGATTTCGGGAGCCGAGTTCTCGCATCGCACGCTATGCGCCTTGGCCTCTCGTTCCAATTGGACGCATTTGCCTTCCTCAGAGGTTGCTGCGATTCCCCTGGCGATATTGTCATGTACTTGGTGGCAATCGCCCACCGTCATGCAGCGAATGACGCCCGCGGTCTGGATGTTCCTCTATCCTTGGAGTCGGTCGAGTCCTTCATCTCCGACGCCATCTGGAACAAGGCCCGTCTGGCACGTCACTGGGATCAGCAGAAACTGGAAAACGGCGGCAACCTCCTCGATTTGGTCGAACCCTCGTGGTTCGTTTCGTCGTAGTCCTTCAAGGAACTACCATGAGTTCTGATCGTATCCGATGGACGCAGGACGAGCGCGATGCCATCGTAACCTGCGCCGTGCAGTACGCACGAGGTCGTACTACCAGTCGCCTGGAGGCCCTCAATCTCGGCATGAAGGCTGCATTGCAGGGCCATCGCCATCGCAACTGCGTGAGTGTCTCGCATTTCGGCCACTACATCAACGAGGAGTTCGACCGGCGCCTCCACATGCCTGAGAAGATTGGCGAACCTCTTCCGAAGATTGGTCACCCGGAATCGGTAGAAGTTCGTGTCCCCGCTCCGCCACCTCAACCTGAGGTAGCCGCTCCCCTCACCAAGGAACCTGATCCTCTACCGCAAGCCCTCGCAGAGGGCGAGGAGATCGTCCTGAACTTCCCAGGCGTCGTCATTCCGGCGAGTGTCATCAACCGAATCGCAGCCTCTGTGGAGGCTCGCGTGATGGCTCGCGTGATGGCTCGCGTGATGGCGATCATGCAGGCAGTTCAGGCTCCGATCCCGTGCTCGGAGCCCTCGATCGAGGCAGCCCCGCTACCACAGGAGCCACCTCAAGAAGGAGGTCGACTTCAGGTAATCGTTGTTGGGCTCATGCCTCAGCGTAAGCAATGGTTGCTTAACGCAATCCCCGCGCGCCTGAAACATCGCCTGGATGTGGAATTCATTTATGAGGATTCCCCTATCACGCCGCAACGTGATCACATCGTCATCCACTGCACATTGAAGGGGCAGTCCGAAGTCCCACAACGTCTCGTGTCACCGGGCCGCTACTATCGAGTCGGCCACAATGCCATGTCGGTACTAGGAACCCTCCAGACCGCCGCTGATTACCACCTCATCGAGATGGAGCAACATGCAACTCGCTCGCACTGAACTGTTCTTCTTCAACCACGTTTCCCGCGACCACAGGGCCGAGCGTATGGAACTGTTCGGCCGTGTCGCTCACAACAATGAGCAGCCGGTACTTGTCATCGCCAACGAGGAGCAGCTCAAGACCTGGAAGGAAATCTTCCCCAGGGGTCTGTTTTCGTACACGCGCCCGGATTCGGTGAACCTGCGCCGCAATCCCTTCCCTGAGAACACGGCCATCCTGCTTGACCCTGAGCTCAGTCGCCAGGACCTCGCGTTCTTGCGCAGCAAGGCCCTCCGCGACAGAGCCAACATGACGCAGGTGTCGTGATAAAGCCCGCGTCAGCATGACACTCGGTACGAGCAAGTCAGCCACTATTTCATGACCACTGAACCGGAGGTTCCTAGTTTCGTGATCCGTAGTAAATAAGCGTCATGGAAAAGACCACCTATCCGCTCGCGGTCCCCACCGGAATCGTGCTCACGAACGTGGCGCAGTTTAATCGGCTCATGGGCCAAGCCGAAAAAGCATCGCGCCTGCTCGACTCGCTCCTCGCTGACATCAACTTCGTGATCCGTCATCTGCAGGAAGGCTATCTGCAGGAGGAAACCGAGAAGCTGAACAAGCTCAAGGTCCAAGTGCGGCAGTTGCAGAGGGGAGCAATCGTCCGCGATGCCGAAGAGATCGACACTGGCCCCGAAGTGTTCGAGAGGACACTCGCCGAATCGCAAGCATGTGTCCGCCTCTGGAAGCGGCTTGCTCAACGAATCCACCCTGATAAGGGTGGTGACCTCCGCACGTTCAATCAGGCTGTTCAGGCGTTCAAGAACCGGGATTTGCGGACGCTCCAGTTCATCTGGGACGCAGCCGTGAATTTTAGCCACCCTGGCTGGAAGTCCTCAAATGTTGGATACGCTCAGGATCGCCTAGATCATATGACGATGCAGCTTGAGCAGGTGAAGACCACTCAGCAATTCGCAGCGGTCAAGGCATTCCGCTCCCGACGTACTCAGGATGCAGTAAATATCGTCCGAACCCTGTTGGAGGATAGCATTCAGCGAGCAATACTGGATGTTCAGGTACTAACGAGGAAGCTCTGTGGGGAGACTGCCGCATCTATGCTCCAATCGGCAATGGATGCCGGTGTAGTCGAATCACCATTCCAAGCTCGAACCTGATCCAGCGAACAGGTCACTATCCCACTAATCTGGAGAATCATATGCCCGTTGTCAAGAAAGTCGTCAAACGTCCCGCAGGTCCGGCTGTCAAGAAGGTAGTAAAGAAGGTGGCTCCCACCAACACCGCCAATCTCACTCCCCTGGAAAAGGCCCGCCTCGCACGTCAGAACGGTACGTCAGGGAAGAAGCCTGCCAAGCAAGTCAACTACCAATCCAACGCCGACGCCAAGGCGAAGTTCGATGCTCCGAGTGACTTCCGTCCGTGCTTCTACGAAGTCACCATGAAGACCGAGGCCGATGGCCTGCTCGGCAGCAAGATCACCGCCAAACGAATCCAGGGCTCCTACGAAAAGGCCCCGGAAAAGAACCGCCGCCCGGTCCACAAGTTCGATCCGCGCACCTTGATGGGGATCGCCGCTCGCATCGGTGCCGCCACGTTCGTCAACAAGGAAACCAACCGTCTGCCGGCGAACGCCGTGTTCGTCATGGTTCTGCGAGTCGCCAAGAACAAGGACGGTCACATCCGTGTCGGCCTGAAGCACATCCAGGGCCAAGTCACGAAGAACAGTGTGTCGCGCATGGTCATGCTGGACAAGAAGCATCCGGTCTACCGTCGCCTCCGTCGTGCGGTCAAGTTCCTGCCTGCGGCGTTCATTTCCGCAATCCAGCCCCCGAAGCTGGGTCGCGGCGAAACCGACTAATCCACAAGGATGGTAAATGAGCGCTGTCAACAAGATCGTCATCGCGCAACTCGTCACGGGTGCCTGGATCGTCGGTCGCATCGAAACCAACGATGGTTTCCTCGAAGAGGCCCTTGAGAAAGGTCTGGCCAAAGGTGGTCTGGTTATCACGACTCCGCTGGAAGTCGTCATGCAACCCGGCCCGGGCGGAAAGGCGCAACTTATGTTGCCGCCCTACGGGTATCCGATCATCCAGTTTGACGTGACCAAGGATGTGCCTCGCTTCTTCCCCACGCACACCTTCGTGCAATACCCGGACGAAGCGCCTCAGCAAATCGCGGACTACTACATGCAGTCCACGTCGAGCATCCAAATCGCACCAGCCGGTGCGGTGCCGCCCCGCCATCCGCGCCTTTAAAGCTGCTGCAAACCCCGTTTTTGCTTAGTTTTTGAGCAAATTTGGCCCCAACTCCTCCAAAACAGGCTCCCACGCGGCCGAAAAGTATGGTAAAATACCTCTACGGGGCAGCCCTACGGGCGGCCCACGGGTAAACCCTGCGCCCCAAGGCGCAGTAAATAGTAGTACACGGTGCCACCCGTTTCTGTGGCAAACTTCAACCTCATGAGAAAGAAGGAAGTATCAACATGGCAATCCAAAAGCGTCCCGTCAAGAAGGCTGTCAAGAAGGCTGTCAAGAAGGCTCCGCAACGCCCGGTCAAGAAGGCTGTGAAGAAGGCTGTCAAGAAGGCTGTCAAGAAGGCTCCGCAGCGTCAGCAGCAGCAGCAGCGCCAAGCCAAGAAGCCCCAAGCCCAGAAGCAACGCCCGCAAGTCCAGGCCCAGGCTGAAGGCCAAATCGTCCGCACAGTCTCGGCCGAAGGTGCCAAGTTCCTGCCGCAAGGTATCGCAGTCGCCGGCCTGAAGATCCCGACTGCCAACATCATCGGCATCATCGGCGGCTTCATCCTGTTCGCGGCTGACGCTCCGGCTGCTCCGGAACCCAGCGCCGACGACGAAGGTGGCGACGAAGGCTACGACGAAGGCTACGACGAAGGTTACGACGAAGGTGGCTACGACGAAGGTGGCGACGAAGGTGGCGACGAAGGTGGCTACGACGATGGCTCTGGTGACGAAGGCTACGACGATGGCTCTGGTGACGAAGGCTGGGCTGACGAAGGTGGCGACGAAGGCTACGACGAAGGTGGTGACGAAGGCTACGACGATGGCTCTGGTGACGAAGGCTGGGCTGACGAAGGTGGCGACGAAGGTGGCGCTGACGAAGACGAGTGGTCCTTCGACTGAGTAGACGCCAAGCCAAACCCTAGGTCGGTTCTAGGGTGAGGCTAGGAAAGCTCCTGGGGATGCATCCCCAGGAGCTTTCTCCGTTTGTACGCGCCACATCACGCCAAGAGGAGCAAATGCGGAACCAACCCAAAGACTTCCTTTCGCTCTACAGCCGAGACTGCCTGTCGTGCCATATGCTGGTCGACGGTGCCCCGGCAAAAGCGCGGCGATGTTCCTTCCAGAACGGGAACAAATCCTGCCCTGCGTCCGAAGTCAAGATCATCGTGACTGGACGCTTGCGGGCGCAAGCGGTTGCCCTGGTGAAAGCTCGTGCTGACCAGGACTTGGATGCTGAGATTCGCATCCTGCGCTCCATCGGGAAAGAATCCGAGGACGCCCGCAAGACTTTCTATAAACTGCTGGATCAGCTGTCGAACAAGACAGCCGGCTGATGGGAGCATCAACATGACGCCTGAAAGAAGACTAGTTTTCGTCAAGCAGAGGCATTGGATTATGCCCGCTGACGAACAGACTTATGCTGAGTTACGCAGTCTGGGCATTAGTCACACGCGTCTCCACGCAGATGTGTTTGACACTCTGCTGGAACTCAAGATCAAGCCGACCGGAATCCCCGGAACGGTCAAGAGGTTCGATAGCATCTGGACTCCCTTCCTCGAGAAGGTGGCGGCTGCGTGGAAGAAGACCCCTTCCACCAAGTTCCAAAACTCTGCCAACACTATCCGCATGGATAGTACCCATCCTGGTGTATACGAGGAGATCCGGCGCAACCTCGGTAAGATCGAGGAATGCTTCGACCGCTTCTTCGTGCGCTGGGGTACGCAGTACACGTTCACCCATTCCGAATCGAATGGGCGGCATCGTATCAACATCGAATTCACGCACGGCGCTAGACCTCCGGTCATTGCCATTAGCCCTGAGGCTGCTCTGGGTGAGCAGCCGATCACCATCGATCTGGGCATGACCCGGTTGCTCATCACCAACGACGACTCCGGGCTGCCCGGCGCTGGCAACACAAAGAAGCTGGAGGTCCAGACCAAGCGTGGTTCCGAATACGTCACGGTGTATCGCAGCCGATTCCTCGGGAGCGCTTTTGGCCTGAGCCGAGAAGCCCTGTCGTTCTTCCTCGCCAACGGAATCGTCGAGAAGGGCGAAAGCGAGGAGTCCGACCCCGAGAGCTTCCAACGCGCTCTAGCCGCAACCGCACACCTGACAACTGCACAAGGCCAGCGTAAGCTGTCGCATGGCAAGGCGGGTAAACATCTGATCACCAAGGAGAACGAATGACCGAGGCCCAACTCCACCAACTGATGGCCGTGCAAGCGCAGATCGCCACGCATCAAGCTCGCATCGCGTACTGGCAATCGTTCCTGGCCTCCGGCGCGTACAAGGAGAGCGACATCAGCCGTCCAGCAGCGGAAGATTGCCATGTGCAGCTCTCGGACAAGGGAAAGCGCGACCGAGTGCTCGGCTACATTCACAATCACGTCGAGCTTCTGCAGGAGCTCCAGGACTTCCACTTTAAGGCTATGCGCGAGGCGCATTCCATATAACCCAATTACATGCGGTCGGGGCCTCCGTGCCCCTACCTCAACAGAGGATTCTCATGCAAGGATTCGCAGCTCCCGCATCGCGACCGGCCAAGAAGGCAGCGCGCAAGTACGACGAGGGCTCCATCACCGGCTACACCCGTGACCTGGACAAGATCCGTGCCAAGCCCACGCTTTACATTGGCCCCACTGACGACGACGGTGTGTTCACGCTTCTACGCGAGTGTATGGACAACGCAGTGGACGAGGCCCGCGCCGGTCGCAATGATCTCGTCGACGTGATCGTGGAAGGCCCCCAAGGCCCGTTCACTGTGGCCGACAACGGCGTCGGTATCCCAGTGAAGGTCCACCCCAAGATGAAGATCAGCACTCTCACCCATGTGCTGACCAACCTGCAATCGTCTGGCAAAATCCAGGGCGATGCCTACGAGTCCGCCATCGGCACACACGGCGTCGGGCAGAAGGGCGTGGTCGCCCTCAGCGCCAGTTTCGACTGCTGGACGTTCCGCTCCGACTCGGGTGGCTGGCATCACACCTCGTTCAAGGAGAGCAAGGAGACGTCGCCGGTCAAGAAGTGTGGATCGCCCGGTGGCCGCAAGCGCGGCACGGTCGTGAAGTTCATGCCCAGCCCCATCTTCTTCAAGAAATCCAAGCTCGACCTAAAGCGCCTCGTACAGTGGGCCGAGCTCACCTCCTACATGAACCCCGGACTCACGATCAGAGTGAAGGCTGCGGGAAAGACGAAGGAATGGAAGTCGGAGAACGGAGTCAAGGACTACTTGGCTGCGCGTCTGAAGGAGCTCAAGGCCAAGCCGATCAACCAGAACTTCCTCACCGCATCGACCCCTACGATGGAATTCATCCTCACGTGGGCTGACGTCGAAGGATCGCAGGTGCAGTTCTTCACCAACACGGTGCGCAACGTCGAGGAAGGCGTACACGCTACTGACATGTACCGTGCTCTGCACGCTTCGTTGAAGCCGTTCGATCCACCCCGCAACAAGGTTGTGTGGGGCGTGAAGGACTTGCAGGACGGCATGGTCGGCCTGCTGAACTACAAGATCAACGCCCCGCAGTTCGACAGCCAGACGAAGGAAAAGCTCGTGGACGCGCGTGTCAAGGGCGCGTGCTACAAGGAATGCCTGGAACTGTTCTCGGCCTTCTGGAAGAAGCATCCGGGGTTCGCCAAGGAGCTGGTGACGCGGGCAATCGAATTGCGCAGCCGCACCAACGAATTCTTGACGGACAAGAAGCTCATCAAGAACGTGCAGGCTGCCAAGAAGACGCTCTCCGGCAAGCTGGCCGCGATCCAGGGTAACGCCCCCATCGAGGCCCGCGAGCTGTTCATCGTCGAGGGTGACTCGGCAGGCGGCGGCGTGCGGCGCATCCGTGATCGACGCACCCAGGCCGTCCTGCCTCTCAAGGGTAAGCCGCTGAATCCGATCGACACGCCGCAGGCGAAGATCAACTCCAACACTGAGATCGTCAGCCTGCTGGCTGCGCTTGGTGTGGACCTGAACAGCAAGAGCAGCGAGCCGAAGATCAACTACGGCAAGGTCATCCTCATGGCCGACGCTGACGTTGACGGACAGCACATCAACACGCTCCTCCAGGCCATCCTCTGGAAGTACGTGCCGCACCTGTTCGCCAAGGGCTGCATCTACTCTGTACGGTCGCCGCTGTTCAAGGCGAACCATAAGGGTAAGACCGTGTTCGGCATGACCAAGGAGGAAATCTACAAGCAACTCGGCACCAAGAACGTGGATTGCACCTACCTCAAGGGGTGGGGCGAGCTGAACGACGAGGACTTGGTCGTTGCTATTCAGCCAGGCATCCGCACTCTCATCAAGATCGACCCGCCCAATCGCGAGCAAGCTGCGAAGTTCCTGCAGCTGATGGGGTCGTGCCCGTCATACCGTAAGCAGATGCTGGGTATCGAACTCGCAAAGGACGAATAATGGCAACACGGAAACAACTACCCCCGCAGGTCGAAGAGCTCCTTCGCAATGCGGACTTCCTCAAGTTTGCGGAATCTAACTACCGCGACTACATGATGGCGGTCATCGAGGATCGTGCTATTCCGGACTTCCGCGACGGTATGATCCCGGTGGCACGCCGCATCCTGTGGTCGGCCTACGACATGGGCATCCGGTTCAACAGCAAGCCGGTGAAGTCCGCTCGCGTGGTCGGCGATGTGCTGGGCCGCTACCACCCGCACGGCGACTCCAGCGTGTACGGGGCGATGGTCAGCGTGACCAATCGAAACTCCCCGTTCCCCTTCATCAAGGGCGAGGGTAATTGGGGGTCCATGACCGCCCCTGGCTTTGCCGCCATGCGGTACACCGAGGCACGGCTGAGCAAGAACGCGGAAGCGGTCCTGTTCGACAAGTTCTACACGCCCACCATCCAGTACGTGCCCAACTACGATGGTTCGTTCAAGGAACCGTTGCACCTGCCTGGGATACTGCCGTCGATCATCCTGACAGGCAAGCTGGGTATGGCTCCGGGCGCAACCACGAACATCCCCGTGGTCACGTTCAAGTCGCTCATCGCGGTGCTGCGCAACGTGTACGAGACTGGCAAGCTCGACCCTGCCTTCGCGTACAAGACGCTGCGCTTCACGTCAGTGTCCGGTGGCGTGGAAATCATGCCCAAGACGAAGGAAGAACACGAGGCGCGGCGCGCCTTGTTCACGACGACGAAGGGCAAGATCAAGCTGGGGTCCACGTACACCTTCGACGAGCAGACCTCCACCCTGACGGTGACCGCGTTCGCCGATCATTGGGCGATCCCGAAACTGATCGAGAAGGTCGAACACATCGAGCATGTGCAGGATGCCACTGACGACACGCGCAAGGACGACAAGTACGCCCGCCTCGTCATCAAGCTGAAGCGTGGCCTGAACGGTCCGCAAAAGAAGAAGGTGGTTGACACCATCGTCAACAAGCTTCTGACAGTCTCACAGAGCCCGGTTCTGAACTTCACCGAGCGGTACATCGACGAGACCGGTCAGGCCCAGGCCCGGATGCGCCCGATGTCGCTGCTCCGATTCCTGACCGAGTGGATCAAGTATCGCATCGACCTGGA